TAACATTGTAATAGTATGGAATGGTACTCCGGTTTTATTATCTTGACCAAATGGTTCTAAATTCTTTGAATTAACAGTTGTTGGAAAAATCCAAAAATCGTCAACATTGGGTGGTAAACTAACATTAAATGGATTGTATTCTGCCGTCATATTTCTATAAATAATATTTTGACTTATATTACTTTTAACACTTAAATATATCGTTCCATTTCCATAATAATCTAAATTGAATCTATTAATGGTAACACTAGTACCACCAGTCCAAGTTACATTCAGTGGTATAGTACATGGGTCTTCAGTACAATGGTCTGAGAAATTATCATGACTCATGTCCCAATCTATCTCAGTCAATAAAACATCGCTCGAGGCATTAATTGCCGTTATTTCTAAAACACCAGATTTGTTACTATAAAATCTGATAGGCACATCACAGCCCGTAATATAATCGTTTACTTGACAATTTACATCTCTATAATCAATATATTCACCAGTAAAGTTATTACTGAAATGTATAATGCCGCTTCCACTAATTTCTCCTGTAATGTTTGCATCTATATCTCCATCATCTCCAATATCGAAACCCACACTTTCTGGATAGTTGCTTGTTAGACCACTAAAATTAATCCAGTTTATATATGGTGTTTCATTAGTATAATCTGAGACATCTAACACAAACATGGCTTTTAAAGTATCTCCCCGGTTTGCTTCACTGAAATTGTGTTGCACTAATTTATCTGTAAAATTAAGTTTTTCATAAGTATTTCCATCATTTGCACTAAGATAAACTCTTATATCATCATCAGTATTCTGACTAGTATTTACATATACTGTTACATTTGTAAAATTCAGTGCACTTTGAAACAATGTTAAAGTTGTCGTATTCTGTTCATCTCCAACATGTGCCGAGTGCCATACAAGGTCTGTTTGAGTTAAATCATAAAAATAAGCAACTGCAGTAACATCTTCAAAACCGAGTTCTTTGCCATACACTTCAGTTTTATATACTATATAGCCCGATGAGTTTCTATATTTAGACATATCTGCTGGATTGACAGTAAATGTTTTTTGTCCAGAATTGCAATTATCTGTTCCAGCGTCATAACACTGGCAACTTTGTATTATATCATAATCTCCATCATTCCAATCATATATGAATATTGTTGAATTTGCATAGGAATCTGGGGGCTCGCCTCCAGTATTTTTAGTACACTCAAGTTTATATGTTGCTACAATAGTATCACTAACATCAACATTTCCCAAACCAAATGTCATTCTTCCTGCACCGGGGTTTAGTGGTGAAACATCATCTAGATATAGACGTCCAGAAGTTGATATGTCGTCGTCAATAACTGCCCAGGGATAGTTACTATATCCCCATCTATTGCCTCCAAGTCCCTGTGAAGTATAAGTGTGTTTTGGCATATCTGGAATTCTAACCAGTCTTTTTGCTGTGGTATTCCAAACAGATTCCGTGTTTTGTGTATCTTTGTAAACTTCATCTGAAAAGTCTAAAAAAAAGTTTCCGGTGAAAAATGTTCCAGTATATTCAAGCACTAGGTCATAACCAACTTCTGAAGTGATAGGGAATTTTAAGTATCTTAAAAGTGAGGAGTCGCTCGATGGAAAAGTCAAATTCTCTTCTTTTAAACCATTTGTGAATTCATCTATTCTGTGATATAGACTTCCTAAAACTCCGGGCAATCTGAAATCCACAGTTCCATCATTTCCTATATCTATAGATATATTTTCTGGAGTTCCCACTCCAGTAAGCGATATTTTAGCATTCTGAAAAACTGAATAGTTGCTTTGTTCTATTCCAACCGTGTCTCCAGAGGAACTGATAGTGGGCTGTTCTGATGAATCGTTAAATATATATATTCTAGGCAATACACTCCAATTATAGTAAAACGGCGGAATGTCACAGGTTAAGTTTTCATTATTTATCATAAGACACGTATATCCAGAACCTAAAACCTTTATTTCTGCGTTTGTTTCCACTTCATATTTTCTATTTTCAGATAAATTGTTTAATAAGATTGAGGGCAGATATTTCTCGTCTAATGTATATATTGTATAACTAGTAATTTCAGGACTTATTCCTCCCGTATCATTAATTCGAATTTTATAATATAAGGGACTTCCACTTAAATTAACTACATTTGTCCCGTCTATAGATAATTTAGTCCATGTAAAAGTGGAATTATCATTACTCCAAGCAAAACTAACATTCCCCTTATCTGTAGTTGACACTTCTAAACTTATATTTGTGAATGCTCCTGTTTCCGCTGTCCATCCCTGTAAGTCTTCATACAGACCACCAGAAAACCGTGGAAACACAAAATCATTGTATTCAGCTTGAAGTGTACAGTCTCCGTCTCCACTAATATAACACTGGTTACCAAATAAAGAGACACCAAAACTGTTGACTGTATTGGTATTGTCGCAGTCCGAGTGAGAGCCTAAAAGAGCACCATCTTTATAAAAAGAGACGGTATCTGTAGCCGTATCCCAAGCAATAGTAATGTTATGAACTATACCTTTAAAATCCCATGAATAGGTATCTGAAGACCCTCCTGGACAAAGATATTTAATATAGTTGTAGTCGTATAACACCATGGCAAGTGGCAGACTGTTATGTGTCGCATCTGGAGAATTAATACGCCACTGGACAGAACTTTCAGTACTTCTGTTATAAAGATTTTCACCAATTATAACATATCCCATCCATCTGTTGCTCGTTCCCGCCGTTTGCGATATTTTCAGATTTACAAGAGTGATGTTCCCTTTTGAAGTATTTGTAAAATTACCGACGACAGAGGTTGAGTCAGAGGCAGTGCCTCCGATATCTGGTTTATCAATCCACATCTTATAATTGTCTAAATATACTTTGTCTGAACGTGTATAGCTATAAGAGTCTACAGGCGGGTCATCTGTCCAAGTGATTAAACTCTCATTGCCAGCGTCAATGTCGTCAAGTTTTGATGAAGCTCTTTGGAAGAGGTCAGAGAATGTCCCCATCTTTATAGCGTCGTCAAATAAGATATTGGAGTAAACGGTTCCATTTGTGAAATCATCATTTACGGTCCAAGTTCTACTATTTGTTATTGTCGGGTCAAGGCAGAAATACAATGTGCTTGTGTTAATGTCCCCAAAACAAACAGTATATTTTACAGGCAGTTCAGTTTTGTTTATATCAATTTCAAATCTGAATCTATAAGGTTTGTTTGCCTTAAAAGTAACATCCTTAATATAATAAACATGATTTCCATATTTTGTATTGTGTTCTTTATATTTGAATTTTGAAGTAACATCTGTTTTTTTAATAGAGGCAGAAACAACAGTGTCATTCCAGATAACAGTCGCATTATCAGGATTAATAATAAAATCATAGTCATCGCTTATCTGTATCGTTGTATAAATATCTTTATATGAACTTGTTTTATTATCATATGCGGTTATATTACAGTATAATATTTTGTTATCAAAATCGGTCCAGCCATAATTATTGCTATCACAAAAATAACTTTTCTCTACCTTTACACCTTCCTCAACATCTTTCCATATCCATGCCTTGCTTTCAGATTTAAGCTTAACGGGACTTATAATAGCAACATCAGTAGTTCTATCTATATTCTTACTCATTAATTCGTTGCCCTCTAAAATAAATTTGTCCAAATATGGAGAATATCCTGAGATGTCGAGTTCCCAGTCGATAAGATAGTTGTTGTTTTCTATTCTGATTGCTACACCATTTCGTATTATTGTTTCATTTGTTTCTGCCCCTATAAGAACTGGTTGAAAAACATTAAATAACCCCACTAAAAATAATACTAAAGTCGCTATTATCGGAAATAATTTATTTATTTTCTTCTTTATCTTGTCTAATATTTTCATTTTTATTGATTGTATTGTATTAATGTAAATCTATATCTATAAAGAGATTGAACATCATCTGATGCATCGTCCCACTCAAGTGAATCGGGAACCATAATATAGTCTCCGGCATGGTCTGAAATGCCTGTAACAAGTGAGTGTGTTTGAACATCGTTTAGAGCCTCTATAGCAGAACGACCAGATTCTAACTCAGACAAACTTGCTCCGGTTACAACGCCCTCTATTTCAAATTGATAATCTAATGCATCTCTTCCTATTACAGGAATCATTACAAGTACTCTACCTACTTTCTGTTTTAAAGTAGACGGCACTTTTCTAACTCTCATATTAACTATTTCTAAGGTTGTTCCGCCAAATGTAATTGTATCATATCCTGCCATTTTATCTCGCCCTTATAGTTGATAGTTCTTTCTTTATTACTTGAGCAAATCTTAATTGCAACTCTTCTGTCGTTACATTTGCTCCTCCCTGTATTATTATATTTCCAAAAGTTATATTAGTTCCGGGAGTAATCCCGCCTTTAAATCCTACAATAGTGTCTTGTGAACTAAAAGACACTGGAGGCTGTCCGGGTCTCATAACAAAATCACTTCGTGGAGGTCGATAGCCCATTTTTTCAAATACTTCTCCCGCATCCTTAGCTGTTGCCACAGCAGCATAAAGTTTTGTTGTAAATTCTTCTCCATACGCTCCAGATATTCTTTCTCTTCTTCTTCTATCGACACTAATTCTTGATATCACACTTAAATATTCTTTAGCTTTATTTATTAGTTTATCAAATGCTAGAATACCTGAGTCTGCTAAATCTTCAAGTCCATATTCAACTCCAAGTATTGATAATTTTGTCTCGTCAAGGTCATTTCTAGCTTTTTCTAACTTACTAGACCATCTATCATATTCAGATTGCAATTCGTTCAATCTATCTCTTTGAGAAACGATTGCACTCTTTACGCCTTCTACACTTCCAAAAAGATTTGAATGAGCAACCTGTTGTTCCGTATCCCAAAGTCTAAGTTCTTCACGCATTGCTCCATAAGTAGTATCAAATTGTAATCTTAAAATATCATATTCTCTCTGCAAGTCTTCTAATCTCTCTTCTTCTGGAGATTTTCCTCTTGCAGTAGTTCCTTTCATGAAATTAATTCCTAATAATTTAGTCTGAAATGTCTTAACTATACCAGTTACATCTTTTCCAAGGTCTTTGCCCTCTTTAAGAGTCGTTCTTATAAATTGTCTAATGGTCTCGACCCATGCCTGATGCTCTTCCTGTGTTTTTTGAAGTTTATTAGTTGTGTCTTCTGATGATTCTCCTAGTCTTAAAATAGCGAGTCTTTGTAAATTAATAGCCTGTCTTGCTTGAAATAATCTTCTTTCCATAGCTGTTTGGCCTGCAAAAGGACGTCTTAATAAATCAGATATTTCTGCTCTCGTATCTTTTATTCCAGAAGATAATTCGCTTAAGTGGTCTTGGACAATGCCGATTGCTGCATTCATTACTCTGCTATATTTACCAAAAGAATCACTCATTTCATCGACTGCTTGTTCAAGCTCCAGGGCGGCAATCGCACTGTCTCTCCAAGTATCTATCATCTCTCTTGTGATAGTAATGAGTCTTCCATTTACTTCGAAAGTCTCGCCAACTCTTCTTATATATTCTTCATATTTTTGATTAATATCTCTTAAAGCATTCTGATAATTGGTTAAATTAACTGTCTCTAACTCGTTTAACATTCGCTCTATTTCGTTAGTAACTAAACTTAAATCACCAGCTTTTATTTCTGGTTCCCCAACTTTGGGTCCAGCAACTTCTGGAACTTCTGTTACCACATCTTTCACATATTTAACTGCTAGTCCCATTTCTACCATTTTATCAAAGAAAGAGCCTACTGCTCCACTAGCAAAATTAAATATTTTTATTGCCCCTTCAATAACTCCTGCAAATAAATCAGAGAAACCTTTACCAACTTTTTTAAATGTTGACCCAAGAGCTGCCCCCCATTTTTTCCATTTTGCACCAGAATCTTCTGCAACATCTGCTGACATTTCTGCTGCTGAAGCCAATTCTTCCATTTCAGAAACAACATCTTCTAATGTATCTCCAGTTTGTCTGAAAGCTACTATAAGTTGGTTAATTGCTCTTCCACCTCGAGCTCCAAATGCCTCTGTTAAAAATGCCAGTTGTGCTTCTTGATTATATCTTTCTAAAGAAGTAGACAAGTCAGATATTATCTCCCCCATATCTTTCATTTTATTATTAGAATCAAAAAAGTTTACACCAACTTGATACATTAAATCTTTAACTTCTTTTGTTGGATTAACCATCTTGTTTAAGGATGACGCCAAAGATGTACCAGCACGACTTCCACTCATTCCAGCATTTGTAAGTAATGCTATTGCTGCCGCAGTTTGTTCCAGAGATTGTCCTGACAATGCTGCAATTCCACCAGCATAGGATAGTGCTTCTCCAAATGATTCTACCTCTGCTGCACTCATATTAGCACCTCTAGCTAAAACATTTACCACTCTTTCAACATCGGTAACAGGAATATTAAATTGTTGCATCACTTGTCCAGTCACTCTTGTTGCTGTCTCTAAATCTGTAAATCCTGCAGTTGCTAAGTCTGCAATAGGCTTTAATGCTTTAAGTGCTGCTTCTCCACTGAATCCAAGTTTTACAAATTCAGTATAAGCTTGAATCATTTCATCTAAAGTAAAAATAGTGTTCTGTCTTATTGCATCTAGAGATTTTATTACCTCTTCAGATGACTTTCCTGTTAATATTGCCACTCTAGAAATTTGAAAACTGAACTCTGCTCCAGCTTTAGTAAGTAAAGCGAAAGGTCCTATAATTGCTGCAGCAGCAAATCCAACGTTAACCATAGTCCAACGTAAAGTGTTGAATGCGTTATTTAGTTTTGCTAAAGTAGGAAATGAAGATGCCCACTGTCCTCCAGATATTTTCTGCCATAAAGAAAGATTTCTTGTTGCCTCAATTTGTTTTATAGTTGCACTTGTAAGTTGCTTGGAGGCACCAGCCTCTCGCATCATTCCTCCAACTACACTAGCTTGTGTGGCTCTATATTTGTTTACTACTCTATTTAATTCTCCTTTGGCATTTACTTCTTTTCTTAAAACATTAAGAACTACAGCTGTAGCCTTGCCTTCTTTGTTCTTCTCTATAGTGAGTGTTCTTGTAATATTGGCACTCTTTTGAGACTGTTTGTTTTGTGCCTCTATATCTTTTACAAGTTTTTTAATAGTTTCCCTGAGTTTACCAGTTTCTCTATTAGCTTGAGAAGTTTGTGCCTGAGCTTTAATCTTTATATCTAGTTCTTCGGTTCCCATTATCTACCCTTTCGTTTGTATTTATCTGCTTCTTTCTTTTTTTGTTTTTGCACTCTATTCCATGCATCTATTAGATAATTTATTTCAGAGTATGTTAATCTGTTTATTGTGAAGAAGTTATAGCCACGGTCATGTAGCCACAGAGCTAAATCAGCTTCTCCACGTTCTGACCTAGCTCTTCTTAGTTTTTTTTAAATTCGTCTTCCTTTGTTTGCATGGCCTTTCTTCTTGGCCGTCCCACGTCCAATCCACTATGAAAGAGAATAGTATTAACTATAGCTGACGCAACATAACCTTTTAAATATTTTGTCTCTTCAAGAGTAAACGCTGGTTTTTTGCAATTTGACACTATTAGCTCACCATCTAAATCTTTGTCAATATCTGCATCCTTTTGTCCCAAATCTGAAAACATTCTTCTTACTTCTCCGCGAAGTAATGGAACAATCCATATTTTTTCTCCTTTTAACGTTTTCTGGTCTTTATCGTTTTCGTCCACTACTAGTTCTACTTCTTTAGGTATTAACTCCCCTTTCTCATCCCTTTCGAATAGTGCGGCTTTCTTGTCTAACATCTTTTTTCACCTCGCACTGATTTAAAAAAAATAAAAATAAAAAATATTTTTAAGACGAATAATCCGCATCGTCGTCAACCACATAAACCTTGACTTTTTCCATATCCATTCCAATTGACTCTGATACTATATCTTCGGGTCCACCAGGAATATTTATGTCAGCAAACTTCGCATTAACTAGCACAATTCTAATCCAGTCATCGGTCTCTAACTTTGGAGCTGCTCCAATTGTACCAGACCTAACAAAGTCTAGTGCAACTTGATAGTTAGTTAAAGTCCCTTGAGACTCTGTAGCTCCTGCGGCTCCAAGAAATCTCTCGTATTGTGTCTTGTCTGCAAAGTCAAGCCCCAAGCTTGATTCATAATCTCTACCTTTTGGAATTATAAATTTAGCCCCTCTTAGTGTTTGTGTGGCTGCAGTTGTTCCGCTTATATACCACTTAGCTTCACAATTGTTATTTATAGTTAGGTCAAAGCTATTAACTTCTGCAATAACATCGTTAGATAATGAAGCTGGTGTAGTATACCTGCTTATTGTTCCTGTAGTAGCATAAACTGCTCCTTGATAGAAAACATATGGGTCTTTAGTACTTTCTGAAACTGAACTAGCCCCTGCAGTTGAGATTGTAACTCCCTGTGCTAAGAAATCACATGAAACCATAACTGGTTCATCAACTGATGCACTAATACTAAGCGAATTAACTCTACTTCCAGTATATAGTCTTTTTAAGTTACTTGAAAGGTCTCCACCCTCATCATCGGCAAACTCAAGTGTAAAACTTGGAAAATCTTCTGCTAATGGAGAGTTTGCACTTCCCATAATGTGTAAATAACTTGCTCCGGTGTGAATCACCGGTCCAGAGTCTATATCAGATGTAGTAGCTGTATCTTCGCCCCAAGCCTGTCTCAAGAAATTTGCAGTCTGTAAATAAAAGTCAAAACTGCCCGAAACCTCAAATCTTCCAGGAACAACTTTAGCATAATCTCTATTTCCCCCCAAAGTACGCACCTTAATTAAATTGTTCGTCTCTGTTGGATTGACTGATTGAACAAGACCTATAGGCTGGTCTATTGCTGCAGCAGAACCATAGTTACTTTCGTTCCCAAAATATAAACTTTGCTTATAGCCTACATTCGGCATTTTTAATCATCCTCCTCTATTTTATATTTTAATATTTGTTCTTCCTCTTCTTCTTTAGGCTCCTCTTTTTTCTTTTTACCGCCCACTCTAGAAAATTTTGGAAGTTCAAGTAATTTATCTGCTATCTTATCAGATAATTCTTTTATCTCACCACGTTTCCAATGGATATCTCCACCCAAAATTTTAATCTTAATGGGAGACATATCGCCAACATATTTTACTCGTTTCATGTATGTCACCTTTTAAAAGCTTTATCAAATTCTTCTTTAACTATTTCGGGAGCCCTCTCTGCTCCTTCTCTCATTCCAGCTTCCATAAACTTGTATCCTGCGAACCCTTTTCTGGGCTGGTCTACATATATTGCATGAGGTGCCTTAGGTCCTCCAGCAAAAACAATAGCCACAGCACTTAAGAGTCCGGCTCTATGTGCAGTATAATGAAAGCTACTTATAATTCTACTCTGTGAAAGTGGAGGCGTCTTAGTCTTTCTCTTGCTTGCATAATCCTTCTTTGCGGCCTCTTCAGATATTTCTGCAACTCTTTTCACTGTATTAACTAGAGCATCTCCTATAACCGACTCAAATCCTTTAGTCAGTATTTTTCCAGTATAATTAACATCAACTGATAGTTTCATTGTTGAAAAAATCTTACTCTAATAGTTACGGCTCCAAAATAAAGTTGGGTTGCTGGGTCGTATTCTATTTTAGTAGTATTAATCGCTTTATAACCTTTAACACCTGCATCAAAAAGTGTATTGAACTCTCCTTTTAAAGTCGTTTTTATTTGTCCAAGATAATATTCTACTAAACTTTCATTTAAATAATCTGTTCCACTAACGGTAATCTTAAAACCGTTTTTAGTATAAAACCAAATATTGACAAAAATTTGCTCTTCTTCCCAGTAATTAGAACCGATAGTCAACACTGTTGTAGGATTGTCTATTTTCTTAAGTTCTATAATAGGATATTTGGGACTAGAAATTGGTTCATTATAAAATATCCATTGTACTCCAGTTCCTCTTGTTCCACCAGCTGTAGAATATGGGTCTGTGAGATTTGTGCGGAGATTATCTCTAATAGTTTTAATTGCTGTTACAGTATTAATTTTAACCACCCAAAATTATTAACCTTTATGTCGCTTTCCTTGAGTCTCAGAACTATAAAATCGTTTTCCTCTAAATATTTACATGTCACTGTATCCATTTTGGTACGCCCACGGCTATTTTTTACCCCTTCGGAGTAGAAAATAGATTATTATATACTAGTATACTAGGACTTCTAGTATATAAATGTTTCGCTTTTTCTACTTCGTAAACTTGGGTTCTCGATTAGTTCGAGTTCTTTTGTTAGTGTCAATCACATGTCTAACAGCTACTGCTCTTTTCATCTCCTCATTTGAGACACCAAGATTTTTTTGTAATTTAGTTCCTTTTTTTGGTGCGTATCTTGCCTTAATTGCTCTATTTTTTACTTTCATATGCATAACCTCTTCCTTTCTTTCTATTCTTTAGGATTGTTGTATCATATCTACTTCTAGGACGGCGTCTTTTCTTTCTCCTACCCATGTTTAATCCCATCCATAGCTCCCAATATAGTTGTTTCTAATATGGTCTTGAGTCACCTTTCTTCTGTTAACTCCATATAAACTATCATAGTATTTTAAGTCTGAACTAACTTGAAGACCTATTCTATGTGCTAACAGTGTTTCTATTTTATCCAATTTGCTCTTTGCGACTGACAATTCCTTGCTTGCGGCTCCATCTGCAGTAATATCAACTTGCTCAAGTAATCTAACTATGGTTCTATATAGGCTCAATAAATGATATATTCTCGGTACATAATGTACTTCTATATAGTTGTTGTCGGCAAGTGTCGGTCCACCAGAAGCCACAGATAACAATCTAACCATTCCATATCTTAGATTTGTTTTATACCCGTCATCTAAGAAATATTCGTGCATAGTTGTTGTTCCATAAAATACTCTGTCCACTCTATAGATGTTTTCTTCTCCAACATAAAAAGTGTCCTGAAATGTATTATCTATTTTTCCCTGGACACTCCATGCTGCTTGTATTGGTGTTCCAGATTCAATATAAATCATGTCGTCCACTTCTGTAATCATGTTAAAGATTTCGTCATCTGACCATCTACCAGTTGTATTTATTATTTTTTTAACATCATCAACCGTACACAGTCTAATTAATTCCTCAGATGTAACTGGGTCAGAGTCTTCAGACCAAGTAGTACTACTGCTATCGTAAAAAGATATTTTATACCAATCAGTTCTTTCCCCATTAACATCTGTATATTCTGTCACCCATATATTTGTAGCATCCTTTGGTTGTCCATCGCTAGTTGCGGCTATAGTATCTATTGTAGAGTATGTGCCATATAGTGTTGCAGACCTCTTTATTTTTATTTGCGTAACTGTTGTCAGTTCCGGCTCGTTCCACTCAATGCGTCTAGCCAATGTAATCACCTCTTTTAAAGCCTATTTGTCTATCATTTTTAATGTGGCAGTCTCGACAATATGTAATAACATTGTCGACCTCCCAAAATTTATTATAATTAATTGCCTTCATTTTTAATTCCTCTCTGTTTATTTTTCGTCGGCATAGTAAACCTTTTTCTTGTAACCCGGTTTTAATATTGGCTTAGGCTGTCTTTTGGAGACTTTCTTAAGTTTTGGAGTTACGGTGTCCCCAGCGTTTCTAACTGTAGGTTTATCCAGTTGTTCTTTACTGTCCCTAAGCTTTGGTTTAGTTATGCCTCCAACTTCTTTAAGTTTTGGTTTGGTAACATAAGCATATTTTACTCCCCTAATTACGGGAATAAATAACTCAGTTACTTCGCGCCCTTGTAACAAAGCATCAATTGTAAAAGTTTTAGTTAATGGTTTCTTGTAAGTAAGTATTGCATCAACTGTAAAAGATTCTATATTTCTATTGGCTAAAATAGTGTCTAGTGTGAAAGATTTCTCAAAGATTTCACATATTAAAGAATCCACGTCAAATGTTTTGGTTCCCGCGTTAACTAAGATGGAATCCAGAGTGACGGCAGTTGACTGTGTTTTTAAAATTAAAGCATCTACACTGAATATTTTACTTGACGAACTTTGAAGTTCTGCATCTATTATAAATGATTTTTCAAAAGTATCTAACAGAAGAGAGTCCAAATTGAATTCTTTCGTTGGAGACTTTTTAATAAGAGCATCTATGTTAAAAAACTTTTCTTTTCCAGAAGAAATAATTACATCGACAGTGAAGCTTTTAGTATGTGGGGCTAATATTAAGCTATCTAAATTAAAGGACTTTAAATTTCTGTCCACTAAAATAGAATCTAGAGTAAAATTTTTAGCAAACTTGTCTAATAATAAAGAGGCAATAGAGAACGTCTTGCTAGCTTCAACTGATAATAGGACATCAGCAGTAAAGTCCTTACTGTAAACATCTTCAATTAGGGAGTCAATAATGAAAGACTTCTGTGTCTTTTTAATTATCAAAGCGTCTATAGAGAAAGATTTAGTGAATTCTTTAGATAGAAGAGAGTCTATTGTGAAATCTTTTGAGAATATATCTTGAATTAATGCATCTGTTGTGAATGTTTTAACTATTTCTTCCTCTAATAGAGAATCTACTGTAAATGTCTTGTCAGTCTCTTTTAAAATCAATGCATCTGTTGTAAATGACTTACTAGCAGTAATTTGTAATGTGCCATCTATAGTAAAATTCTTTGTGAAAGTCTTTTGAAGTAAGGATTCTAAAGAGAAAGTTTTGGTTGTTTCTTTAAGAATTATAGCATCAACTGTAAAAAATCTCTCTGCTCCAGTAGATAAGATAGCATTAACTGAGAAGTCTTTAGTAAAACTGTCTTCGACAAGCCCATCAACATCAAAAGTCTTAGTACGTCTATTAACAAGTACGGCATCAACAGAGAAGTTTTTAAGAGAAGTTTTCTTGAGTAGGCTATCTATTGTAAAAGTATTAAAAAAAGTATCTACTAGTAACGCCCCCATATTAAATGTTTTAGTAGACACATCTAATATTGCTGCGTCAGCTGTAAAGTTCTTTGATGTCTTCTTTGAAATTAAAGAATCTAAAGTAAATGTTTTAGTGGAAATTTCCTTTAATAATCCATCTGCAGTAAATTCTTTAGCACGCCTATTAACAAGTATAGAGTCAGTAGTGAATGTTTGGGTCTTTCTATTTATTAATATTGAATCTACTGTAACGGTTTTTGTTCTTCTGTCTACTAAGATACTGTCTACTGTAAACGATTTCGTTAATTTATTAACTAATATTGAATCAACGAAAAAACTATTAGTATATGTTTCAAGAAGTAAAGAATCTAATGTGAATGTTTTAGTAAATTCGCTAGATATTAAGGCATCGACAGTAAAATTCTTAGTATAAGTATCTGAAAGCAAAGCATCAGCTGTAAGAGTCTTTGAGTTTACACCAGAAAGTAAAGCATCGATTGTGAAAGTCTTTGTGGTCTCTTTAAGAATAAGTGAGTCTAAAGTAAAACTCTTTGTATAACTATCTCGTAGCAGTGCATCTATAGAAAACGTTTTAGTGTAACGGACATAAAATAGTCCTGGTGCTGTTCTAGGTGTAGGCATCGTATTGTATTACTTATTCTACGGTGACATTATAATCTATTTGTTTTCCAACTGGGCTTGCACCGTAATCTGCCCATAAACATATCTCTATATCACTATCTGCCGCAAGACTAGCATGTATGACTTGCGGAGTTGTACTTAATGTTGTCGCACCTGCAGAAGTATAGTCGTCATCAGCTTTAACTGTTATATCAGTTAAGGTATCATTAATTGAAATTTTAACATCTCCTGTTGCAGTTCCATTGTTTTGAACTTTAAATAAACAAATACTAGAACCAGCACTTTGGTCTTCTGGTTCATTATTATTAGTATTAGGAGACGCTCTAAATGTTATATAATAACTTTGTTTGTAAGTTTCACTAGGTATATAATTGTTCCCGTCATATATAGTCCAATTAGTGTCGGGACCGCCCATTACATTAAAAGTAATATAAGGATAAGTTGACTTTTCATTTCCATCGGTATCATTGGCCCATACTCTTGTTAAGTTATAAATGCCTATTTGTGACGTATCTGTAATATTAAATACCCATTTATCTGAGCCCGATGAAGTAGAAAGATTCCACCACATTGCTTCTTCCACAACTTCATTAGTGTTTGCTGTGGTTAAAATATCTTCAAAATCAGTACCATTATAACAACTCCATGATACCTCAAAAGTTGTTGGAATGTTTGTATAAGACTCTACTCGTAATTGTAAAGGAGTTTCAGACCAACAAGAATTCGGTATAGATACATTTGTTTTTCCATTATCATTATCCATAACTTGCCATAAACTAGAATCTGTTGCCGTACTTGGTTTAGTATAGTTTATCCAATAATATGCGATATTTCCATTTGACGCCGCATCATATTCAGTATCTGACCAATCCCCGTTGATTACTTTGTCGCCCCCCAAATTCCAGTTTCCGTTCTGATAATATTTACCTGTAGATAGACCGCCACATCCAGTTGAAACATTTGCTGTTTCCTGGTAACACGTGGTTGCTTCACCACCACTGCCTTGTAAATTTGTTCCAGTGAAGTTTACACGAGTTCCATTTGGATACATAACTTCAAACTTAACTGTATCTATATCATTAGTTGAGTGAGTAACATTTGCGGAACCAGTTACTTGAGTTCCTAGACTTACAGAAGTCTCATTCCATTGTTCGTCGAAGATGGATGGTAACTCTGGTGAATAGGTTATATTTAAAAAAGGTCTTAATGAAACATCTGTTGTATATTCTTTTGAATAATAACAATATCCTGCAAGACTTCCAGTTTCAGAATCCAATCTTCCAACAAAACTAACATTTTCTCTGTTTCCATAATCTGTTTTAAGAGCGTTTGTAACATTCCAAGACCACCAACCAAAAGCATCAACAGTTAAATTATCTTCATGTACCAAATTACAATTAGCAGAATTATCAAAATTTATCCCACACGGTTGATTGTTATTTGTTATTGTTGTTTCTCCTAATTCATTAGAACCTGTTCCATTTATCCACCCATTATAAACATGATGTATTCGTGTTACTCTTTGACTTCCTGTATAAGCATAAAGATTAAGACTTGACGCATCAATTTGTTGCCCATCTGGAATTAAAGAAATATTAAATTGAATATAAGAACGATAATCCGAACCATAACTATCTAATTGTATACACAACTTTGTCTGTGTACCATAATTATTATTCCCCGTGCCTGGAAAAGTATTTACAACATAAGCATCTTTTAGATTATCAGTATCAGCCTCTTGCAAAAATAAAGTATCGCCTTCTCCATCTATACAACACCCATAACTATTAACTTCAATACAATCTCCTGTTTGATTGCTTGTTGGACATTTATCAATAGCGTCTATTATTCCATCATTATCTGTATCTGGTTGTGTGTAGGTTATATTTAGATATACTCGATAAGAAACTGTAGCGTGTTCTTTTGAAGCAAAATAATAAGAATAAGAAGTGCCACTGTCTTCTGTTTGGTCTTTTATCATATAAGTTATGTTGTTAATCAAAACATAAGGAGAAGGAATACTAGAAGTTACATTAAAAATTGTTGTGCCTCCAACCGCAACATTTGATAATTCTGAGTCGAATAATGTATCATGTGAAGGTTGATTATTCCAAATTATTGACTCTTCAGTCCACGATGATGAAGCATTATATATATCATATGTTCTTTGTGTTGCTCCGCTTTGACCACAAGTAATTACTAATAGTGCTTCTTTTATCACCATGTCAACAGGAATACTTGAAATGTTAAATTTTATAAACGCTCTCTCATTTCTACCTCCTCCAAAATAATATGACCTAATACCCACTAAATCTGAATCGCCAGGGTAATTATAAGTTGGATATTGTTCATTAACATAATTGTCATCTAGATTTTCGGTATTTGCATCTTGTAACATAACTGTAGTTGAATTTTCTCCTATGTGTATCTCATCAGAGAAATTAATGTTTAACTCAACAATATCTAAAGTTTTTTTATCTTTATCTAATTTGATTTTGCTTTTGTTCCCCTCTTCATAAATTTTAATCTTGTATTTTTTTACTTTGTCTTTAACATCTAATTTAACCCAAGTCAAGTTATAATCCAGACATTCAACATCTGGGTCTGTGGGTTTGTCTTTCTTGACAATACATTTAATAGGACTGTTTTTCAAAGATTTAGCTTTTTCTATTGGCTTACATTTACCATCTGAGTCATTCACCCAGAAAGTTCTTCCAATTATTGTGTTATATTTATCTCCAACTTTTCTAACTTGACAATTATCCAGCCATTCAATAGTTTGGGGAACTTCTTTTCCAATAATAACTTTATTAACAATCGAATAAGAACCAAATAAAATTAAAATTCCTAGAAATATTTGTAAGAGTATCTTTTTCTTTTCTCTAAAAAATTCTTTAATCGTCTTCAACATTTAATGTTTCCTCGGGTAGAAAAATTATTGATTCAAAGGGGTGCTCTTCTTTAAATCTATCTAATACTTCAACTCGTCCATCTTCGAAGAGAAATGATAGACTTTGAACATTTACTCCACGTCTTCGTTCTTGCCAGCCTACCAGCCAGACTATTTCTTTTATTTTACTAAACATATTCATAGCTATACGTTTTCTACAAATTAGTTTCTTGTTTTTATCTAAATGTATAACTACTTTTGGTTTATCGTCTTGATAAAGAATGAATTTAGAAAGTTCGTCTCGTCTAATATCGAGATATTTGTTTTCTGTGCCATCTTTGTTAAACTGTGGAAGACTAGTCCCATCAATATAGAAGGCTTTCCAATATGTTCTCATTTTGTCTCACCCGAAAAATATAATATCATTGTATTGAATCTCTCTCATTGTATTGAAAAAAAATTAAAACCTAACATTATCCCAAACGGGATAATATTAGATACTTAATTCAGTTCTGTTCTAACTCAGATTTCATCATATTGCCATGTAAGGGTCTCAGCATTTAGTGCACCGGCACTAGCATTGGAACCGACTGACATCTGCAATACAACATAGTTTGTTGTTTCGTTTTCTGCATCTATTTGGTTGCTTGCCTCACTAATTGAAACACTTAGTGGCGAACCACTAGTATATCCAAAGATATCTGCTACATTAGATATTCCTGAATGTGCACTTCCACCATACCACATCGGGTCTCCGGAAACATTTACAATACCAGTAGCAACTTCATATCCAGCATCTGACCCACTGTTTTTAGTAGGAAACGCTGTTCCAACCCACAAATCTACATCTGTTCCAAATCCATTAGAACCATCAGAGTATAATTTTACATTATCTATTTTGGTTGTGGGAGCCGTTGAACAAAACAAATATACTTGTTTCCAATAACTATAAGTAGTTCCCGATGCAGGAACAGGCAATGGATTATTTGTATCTATGTTTATATTGTCGTCTGTTTTAAATCTTAAATTGGGACTATCACTGGATGTATCATATGTTGACCCAGGAGAGGTATCTGTACCACCAACATCCCAATAAACTTTCATAGTTGCCGCAATTTTAATCTCCTCCTTAATTTTTAATTTAATTAGTTATTGTATTAACCCTAACTTTGTACTATTCTTTATTTTATATAACAAAATGTTCTCCTATATAAGCTTTTCGTTTTCTAGTAATTTCATAATATTTAAATCTTTCGTTTTTGGACACAAAAAAAATAATGGGACTATACATCTGCCCCATAATAATCTACATATCCACTGACTACTATATCTACTCCAGTTCCTGCCGCACTAGCATATATTCCTCTACTTTCACCAGTAGATGAAATTGCAGAAATTGGATATGGTAGTTCCCAGTGGAAATTATGAGCCGAATTTGCTGGTAGATTAAATTTTATGTCTTTCTCTTCTCCACCCTGTCCAGATATTCTCATAGTTCTAGCCGTACCACCAACACTAACTTTAAGGTCTGTAATTCTAACTCTTTTTCTTAAACTTGCTGCAGCTGTTCCGAATTCTGGAACTATATACTGAGCAGTCGTATCTAGAGCCGATGCATAATGAAATTCTGGAACTTCATTTCTTCCTATACTTACCATTTTTCTACTCCTCCGTATTAAGCGTGACCTACATTAGTAGCTCCAACATTTCCAGCACCGGCTTTACCTTTTTTTAAGTTCTTTCTTACTGAATATGGTTCGCCTGTCTGACCTTCAATGTTAGAGTCTATAACTTTTCCCTCGAATGGAGAATCAACTTTCGTTTCCTTTACTTTCTCCCATGTATCTTGAATGTTCTTTTTATTTTTTGCCATTTTAACCCCTATTTCTTTTTTTTCAAGCTCGGATATTTCCTATATACTGCTGCCCTCACTCTTCTTTTTTCACTTGGTGTTCCAAATGCAGCTACCCTGGCTAATGCATTTCTGGCATGAGCTATATCGTGTATAGGATATTTTCTCTTCTCTGGAATGGCAAAAGACCTTTTTCTAAGTCTTTTTCTTTTTTTATATGTAAGTTTTGCCATTTTTATTTACCTCTGAATTTGTCTTTTATTTTTAGCCATATATATCCCAATGATAACTTAACTACTTTTATTTCACTAGGTATTTTTTCACTTGAACTTTGGTTTTTCATTTTTCACTCGTGTTTTTTCATTCGCTAACTCTTTTAAAACATCATCGCCTCTACCAGATTCCAAAGACTTTCTTCGAATCGGTTCGTTATTAAATTTATCTCCCTTAAGTGCTTCTTTGAGAGACAGTAGGAAGCGTTCCTTTGAGTTAGTATGATTATAAAACTCACTATTCTTTTTTGCAGTAGTAACCACTTTACTATAAAACTCTTTATCATTTAATAATTTTCTTATTAACTTTCTTGCAGTATGAACATCATACGGGTCTACCAATGTATATGGATAACATACTTGCATGCTTTGTGTTCTATTTGAACCAACAACCGCCACGCCCATAGCTGCCGTATCAACAGTTGCTCTACTATAACTGTGAAATGTAAATGGGTCAACTACTATCTTACTTTCTCTCAATTGGTCACAAAAGTCGAAAAAGTTAGTTCCCGAAAATACGTAATCATATAGTGTTGTAGTTAAATGTGTTTTTGGGTCTATCTTTTGGTCATAACCAATTAATTGTGTAGTCAAACCGTGGTTTCTAACCATTAAACTTGGTATATAAACATGATTATCATATCTTCTCCAAATCACGCTAATAACATTTTTCTTTGGTATTGGCATTAAAGACTTGAGTCTTCTAATATCTGCTGGATGTGGTATAATAAATACTTTTCTCCCAGCCAATTCCGCAACTGCAGTCGTTTGAAAATATTCTGTTCCAAATAACATATCTGGATATTGTAATTCTCTACCAATAGTGGTTGGATAGAGAAAACTTCTACCCCACATTTCTGTAGTGTAGTCGTTATTCATTATAAGTTTTGTCTTTGAATTGTCTCCTATAAGTTTTCTAATATCTCCAGCAAGATGAACATCTTGTGCGGACATATTTATATGTACTATATCATAATAGTTATAGTCTTCTACATCTCTAGGTAATTTGACATCTCCTTTAAAGACATTAAGCCATTGATATAGGCCAGTTCTAGTGACCTCTTCTTCTAATAATTGCTTATGAATGTAGTTTGTAACTAAAAGATATTTAATCTCTTTACTGGGTTTTCCAAAAAGTTCCTGACTTAAATCCTCTATTCTTTCTTTTTGTTCTTTAGTACTATTACTTGGCTCAACAAGCTCTACTCTACTGTCTCTTGGTTCTTTTTCTTTTTCCATTCAATCTCACCTGCCTTATCTTTTAAAGCCATTTTTTCTTCTTTTTTTTAGTTCGTTTTTTCTTTCTCTTTGGCTTTGGTTCTTCATATGCCGTCTCTACAACCGCCTCTGGCTCGGGTTCTGGTTCCGGCTCAGGTTCTGGTTCTGTTTTAGCGAAGTAACCCACATGATTTATTTTTTGGTCGAAACTCATTTTACACCTCTTAAAAAAATAAAAATAGGTACAAATGTACCTATATATTTAAACAAACGGTTCCTTTCCTTTCTCGCCCTTTTTGTTTGGTCTAATGGTTTCTGAAGGCTCTTGTCGTCCCTCTAGACCACTATCAACAACAGGACCCGAAAGTCCCGGATTTCCTTTTTGTTCTGCCAGTTTCTTTGTCGGATAATCAGCCATTCTAATCACCCCACCTACTGTACTCTAGATAGCCATACAATATTGAATGTACTACCTTCAGACAGTCCCGATAGACTGACCGAATCGTATGTTTTATCGACAGTCAACGCTGTTGTTGCATAATTTAAACCAACTTGTGCAGTCAATATATCTGAAGCTGCATCAATTTGATACGGCAATCCAACTACATCTCTCCAACCAATATTGACATCGGTTGATTTATGTAGTGCATCATCCGGAACTATGCTGTATATTTTCGCAAATGAGTTATTTGTATAACTATAAGCGTCTGCTGATGTACCATTAGTAGATGAAACATAAACAGTCTCTTGTATCCAATTTCCCTTTGCGTCCCAGCCTTTGAATATCAGTCCATCTCCAGCTGCACCATCAGCTGTACCAGCTGCAACTGCATGAACACTAAGTTCTACAGCATAAGGTGGCTGAACTGAAAAAGCCGTATTATACTTTACAGCTGTACCTGCACTAACATCCCACGCTTCCAGTATTGCAGTGGATGAAACTCCACGAAAATATGGAATTGTGTACGAGACCGGCATTTTGTCCTCGACAGTTAACTTTTTTAAAATTAACCTTCCATCTCTGAACCCATATTGTGTAATTTTAATCACCTCGTAAAAAGTTCATTATTGACCGTTTATTGTTTTTCAAACTATCCGGATATATAAACATAAAGTTCTTTCCTAGTTCTAATAATATTCTAGACTTATCAAACTCTCTATCCATATAGTCTTTTTTTATTCGCTTCGAATGGTGATTTAACATCCCCAGATATTCGACATAAATGTCTTTTATCTTCCAATCAGCAAGCTTTCTGCCATTATTGTTTAGCTCTGGATGTGGTGGATATGGTACTTCCTTCTCATGTGGTATGCCCATATCAAAAAAGAAATTATCCAATTCCAATTCTCCTTTGCTATAACATTTATGATTGTCCTTTGCAATATAGCTTTTTTTCGAATTTCGTCTCTTTTTATACCCGGGTCTTTTCATAATATCCTTGGTAGTTACATTCATTTCCTTTAGAAAACTATTCCAACTTCCAAATTTCTCTTGATAAATACGAGGATGTATCACTGAATGTTCTTTCATATTATTATATGTTGGAACATAACCTAGTTTTTCTTCCACTCTTTTAAATTCGTGTATTAAAAACTCTTTGGTATACTTCTCTTTTCTCTTATATTTATCTGGATATATTAAAGACAGAGCATTATAGACGCTCCCAAAATGCCATTTATAGAAAGATGTTGATTCTGTATAATCACAACTGTCTATATCTGACCTTGTTGGTTTTCTTCCATTAAGGTTGTCGCAAAGCTTTTTCAAATTTTCCAAAGCTTTGAGCTTTTCTTGCATAGTGACTATCTTTGACATATTAAATCTTTTTATTCAGTTTTTAATAAACAGTCTATTTAACTCCCTTATTAAAAAAATAAGGGCGGAGCCGTAGCTCCGTTAATTTAAGAGTACTTAAGCGTCTGTGAACAGACCTAAGCATATAGCCTTTTCATTAATTCTGGTCATTTTATACCAGGCATCAAGTAAGACTTTATGCACTCTCTCATCATCTAATGTCACAACTTTAACTTTAGCTTTCTCTTTCCATACTATACCAGCTGCTGCTGAAGGGTCAATCATGTAAGCAAAGTGTCCTGCTGCACCCCAGTTACCCCTATTTGGGTAATCTGAATCTGCTGCAACTGTTGCTGCACTTACTAATGTTGATACTTCAATAACACAACCAACATATTCTTCAATAACACCACGTCTAACGACTGATGGTGAACCAAATTCTGCTGCGTTTGTGAACTGGCTAGATTTTAAGAGTTGCTTAAATTGTGTCGGATGTATAAACAAAACTGCTTCTCCAGGCTTTTTTGCAAAATCCATTTCTTGCAGTCTAATTTTCATGTCAACTAACTTGTCAACATCTATGACATCTCCTGCAGCCAATGAACCTTTACCACTTGCAACAGCAGTATGGTCTGCGACTGTGGAACCGCCATATATTGCGCCTGCAGCCGAACTTCCGACGGTAGCGTTCTCTAGTAAGTTGTTTGCATCAGTCTCGATTGTGTTCAAATACTGTCTAACCAATTGCTTGTGTGCCATCTCGATTATAGAAACTCTTGTAGCACTTGCAGTTTCAAAAGAAATGCTTGCACCACCAAGTTTAACATCGGCTGACGTTAAGCTAACTGTTATGTTATCAGCAGTATCGAATTTTGTCAATACTCTTGCAACACCCTCTGCGCTACCAGTTCTTCCGCCCATCAGGTTTACATCCCCGATTTTCGGAATGACAATTGTAACATCATTATTTCCCATTAAGTCATTAAACTCTAGGAAATATTTTGACAGTACTCTATCTGGTTGTGCGTCAAACACGATTCTTTCACTCCAAGTTGACCCCATGATGGAACCAATTCCACCTGTCTGGGAACCCCAACCTGAAGAACCAATCATGGTAACGCCAGTATCCAATTGTTCTGGTTCTTTTATTCCACTCATTTTCTTCTAGCCCTCCTAGGGTATTTTTTTTTACATATATAGAATCTTCTTTTTTGTGTTTCCACTCACTTGTTCTTCACTCATTCGATTCAAGATATTTGTGAAGAAATCATCATTTGATAATTGCTCAGGTTTAGATTTATTCTCTACTTTTTCTTCCTTACTTGTTTTTTCATCACTTTTTTCTGCTTCTAGAGATTCTGAATCTACAGTCTCTGACGGTGTAGTCACACTGGGCGCTTCTTTTAATTCTGCCGTCTTGTCTAATGCCGCATCAACTATTTTCTCGAATTCTTCTAAAACAGCATCATCTTTTTTAGACAATTCCTCAACTGATTTTTCTTGTCCCAGTTGTTTAAATTTAGCAGATAAATTCTCTAATCTTGCCTGACGTTTTTTAGCCTCAATCTCGGCTTCAGCTTTCTCATATCTTTCAAGTTGCTCTTCTATTTCTGAGTTTTTCTTTCTTAACTCTTCAATCTCTTTAGTTAACTCTTCAATATTTCCCTTTAAGTCCTGATTTCTGGCATAAAGGGCAACAAGCTCTTCCCTGGCCTCTTTTATGACAGCTAACTCCTCTTTTGTAGCTTCAATATCTTTACCAAGTTCTTCATCTTCGGCTTCTCCCTCTGCCGGTGCTTCCTCCGATTCTGCTTCGGCAACTTCTTCTGCTTCTGCTTCTGGTTCTGGTTCTTCCTCTTCTGCCTCAGCTTCTGGTTTAGCTTCCGGTTCAACTTGTAATTCATCTCCACCTTTTTCTTCTTCTGCCTTCACTTCTTCAACTTTCTCTTCTGCAGGAGCCTCTTCGGCTGGAGCTTCCTCAGCAGGTGCTTCTGCTGCCTCAGGCTCTTCCTTAGCTTCCTCTTCAGCAGATGGTTCTGCCGGTTTTTCTTCAGAAGCTTCTGGAGCTTCCTCTTGAAGTTCTTCGACTTTCTTCTCTTCTTCAGCCATTTTTTATCCTCCTGTTTTTTATTTGGGCACTTAGCCCTGTAGATTACCTAAAAAAACATCTATGAGATGTTGTATGTAATCATTATTGTTTTTATTCCAATTTTGTTCTTTTCCTCTAAATCTCTTCTTTAGAACCGAATTGGCGGCTCTAAAAGCTCTTACCTCACTATTTGTATTCTTAAAAACTGTGTTGAACACATGCATAAACTGTCTCTGTACTACCTTACTATATTTTCTTACATATTTAGGCAGTTCTGAAATGTCTTTGTATGGCATTATTTATCAACTTCAATGTAATTTGATGGTTCTGCGCCCTCTCTTACAAGAGATAACTCGACAAAAGTTAAATCAAAACCCTCTAAACCATTTTCAGTATAATCTAATCTACCCGAGTCGACAGTTACACTAACTTCTTTAACTAAACCATCTAATACATTTCTAGCGAAAGTCTCATCATTAATATGTCCCCACCATCTAATACCCGGTTTGTTTCCATTTAAAGTTTTAATATTTTCATCAAACTCAAGTTTAGTAACTGCTCCAATTATTTCAGAAACTCCCTTTCTTTTATGGTCTAACATTATGGGGAAACGTTTATTAACCGGATTTCTAACTGCTTTTGCTAGTTCATCGGCTGAATAATATCTTGCTTTTGGTCTGCCTTCAGTTAAAAAAACGCCCTTTACTTTAAGAGGCAATACCAGTTTTCCAGAGAGTTCCTCTGGAGAAGACATGGACGCCTCAACTGTCTCGCTAGAGTAGTTTTTTATTTTCTTGGAATTATAGTAGTCTTTAATAATCTCTAATCTACTTAACTGTTCTTGAGTAGTATATTCATATCTCATTAATCTTAAATATGTGTCCAAACTTTTTAATACTCTTTCTGTACTATTCATATTTCATCAAGTCTATCAAAATTACTGTGATTAATTTTCTCCTTTATTTTATTATGTAGTTTCTCTATAGTTGTTTTAGACAGATTCTTGTTTCCACTTGCATAAAACCTATGCAATAAAACATGTACCAGTAATAACTGGTTCTGTGTTAGTTTTTCTATATTTAATGATTCATCGATATAAATATGGTCTGACGAAGACGAATCTTCGCCAGACATACTCAGTGCAGGTGAGACAGATGGCTTAGAGCCATCCACACCAAGTATCGTATTTAATTTATTGATTAAATTAATGGTTTTTTCGTCCCCAGTCATTTTTCCAACCTATTAATTTGTGAAAACGGATTTGTTTTTGCCTTTGTCTTTTCTCCAGCCTGTGACCCTGCAGCTTTGCCTGGGGAAGCAGGGTGCCATGCAGCCATATCAGATTTTTTTAAATCTGCTTCTATTCCCTGAAGTTTCTTTAGTTTGTCTTCAGACAATGTTCTAAGTCCAATCATCTCTCTTGCTTCATTGAGAGTAATGATTCCAGAACCAAAAAGTTCTAGTGCTGACCTTGCCATTAGGCTAGCGTCTTCAGCAACATCTCCAAATACTAATCTAGGAGCTTCAAAACCCTGTAACTCTCCATATTCTTTAAATATGTTATAAAAAAAGTCTGAAAGACTTTGTTGGTCACTTGCTATAGATGTATAAAAGTGCCTTGTAAGTACTACTCCTTCTGCCCTGTTTGAATTATCGCTCTCTCCAAGTAAAACTGATTTTGGAACTCCAAAAGTGGCAACCACTGCATCTAAAAAATATGCTGCATATTCATTGAAATTTTGGTTTCCTGGAGACATGAATTCAATTTTCATATCTTGTGGCACGAATATTTGGTCTCTGCCATTAATTCTGCCTAAAATGTGTCCCCAAAGTGCAATTTGTGAGGGCGATTTTGTATTACAAATACCAACAATAAGCGGATTAGCTGCTTTTATTGCAGCTTCTGCTGCTGAATACTCCATATTCATAAGCCTTACTATTGTAGAGTATCCGGGCTGAATAATACTTAGACCAGTAAACTCATCTCCAAGAGTATTAAACTTCATATGAGCTATAAGTTTCTTGTCTACATCCTTCTCTACTTCTTTGCCGTTCTTATCTAAATAGTGTTGAACGTACCCAACAGGCTGTTTGGTTTTTGAATCTATTATTATTCTGCCTGTTTTCTCATCTTTCTTAAAAGATAAAGTGAGAGGATGAACATGTTTTAGCCCCAATATTTTATTTCCTTTTAAATTATATACTTTCTCTAAGAACCCGTCTCCGGCTATATATGAATTTACAGCAACTTGCCAGAACAGATTCTTACCACCACTCTTTTCTATCAATTCTTTACAAGCCTTTACTCCTTTCTCGTCTTCTCCAACTATTTCATATCCCTTGGAAATAATTGTATCTGCTCTAATATTAATTGCCCTAGCTACAAATTGGTTAGTAAGATACAACGTAAAAAGTTGCTTGGTTGTTTTTTTAACCTTACTTACGCCTTCACCCGCACCATGTTTAGTCGTAGTGAGTGCAATTGCACTAGGATTTGTGAGTATTTGTTTTAATCTTTCTGTTTTTTGTCTCTCCAGAATTTCTTGTGCCGCCAATGCTTGTTCTGTAAGTTCTTCCTCAAGACTTTCCTCTGAGGGTTCGCCCTGCTCTATAATTTCATTGAGTTTTGTTAATTCTTTAGCCATTTTAGATGTCTCACCTGTCTATATAAAATTGATATGGTAATTAATATACCATCCTTAATATACCATTTAGTATATCTGTATATAAGTTACTTCTGATATATAAATGTTTCTATTTTTTTCATAAAAAACGCATTTAGGCATGAGCCTTGGCCTTTAAAAAAACGAAAGATTTATATATGGGAAGTTATCTTATATTATATATGATTAAAAAAATTGAGGGTTACATATTAACTTATAAACCAAAAGATAATAATGCTAGAGTTCTTTTTCATCACACATTATTTGGTCGTTTAGTTAGAAAAAATTATAGGGGAAGAAAATATGCTTACTACAACAGAGGAGAATTAGATAATATAAAATTCCAGAGATTAGAAAATAATAAGATTTTTATGGTTTGTAATGAAGAGTTTATTGAACATTTAAAAGACCTTCTCCCTATATTTGGTGAGATGTCGTTTGAAAAAAACGTTATGGAAGTTGAAGAATCAGAATGTTACACTGGAAAAGAGTATTGGACTAATAAGGCAAGAAAAGACAATATCTTATTAAGAGCTTCCAGAAAAAGAGGTAGAGTTTAAAATGGCACAGAAAGGCAATATTTTAAAAGTAATAGAATTAGGAATACAAGATAGGGTTTTTGATGCGATGAAACAGCCTAGATTTTCTGTAGAGGCACTGACTAGAAAATTAAATTCGGAGGGCATAAGCATAACTGCACAGTCAATTAGAAAATTCATCAAAAAATCAAAGAAAGCACAACAAGAACTCATTAAGAGAGATTTAAGAACATCTCACGAGATTCAAAAAATAACGCTTGACTATACTAAAACCATTAAGGCAATCTTAGACGAAGTTAAGGAAGTTAAAGACAAAGCTAGAGAAGAGCAAGATATGGCTACATATAATCAGTTGGTTGGCAGACTGTATCAGGGATTGGAACTTATAGCTAAATTAACCGGCGATATAAAGCCTAGAGGTAGTACAGATATTAAGATAATATATAATGAAATAAACGCAAACATAGAGAAGAATATGAGAGATATAAAGAAGGAAATGTTTGAAGACCGTGTAATTGATGTAGATTATGAAATAGAGAAAGAAGATACTATAATTGCAAAAAGATTGAGAGAGGCCGACAACTAATGAAGAGAGTATTATTTCTTGGATATGGAGAAGTTGGTAGTAGCTTATATAAACTTTATACTAACTTTAAATCATCTTATATTTTATATATAAAAGACCTTTATAGACAAAATATAAAGGCCAACGAAAAAATAGACATATTAAATGTGTGTATACCGTATAATAACATGTTTATATCTTCTGTAGTAGATAATATACTAGAACATAAACCATATCTAACTATTATACATAGTACTATACCATTATATACTACTGAAAAGGTGTATGAGGCTGTTAATACTGTATCAAGAACATTGATGGTTCACTCGCCTATTATGGGCGTACATCCACATCTTACAGAAAGCATAAAAACTTTTATAAAAATGGTTGGAGGAATAAACGACATATCTGCAACTACAGCTATGGAACATCTCACAGATATTGGAATTACTGTAGTAAAGTTTAATAGTTCTAGAGAAACAGAAATGACAAAATTACTTAGTACCACATATTATGCATGGAATATAGTATTTATGAAAAAAGTGCATGAACTGTGCGAGAAACTAGAACTGAATTTTGAGCAAGTATATACTATGTCAAATTTAATATATAACGACGGATATAAGATGATGGAAAAAGAAAATGTGATAAGACCGGTTCTTAAAAATATGCATAAAGGAATTGGCGGACACTGTCTTGTTGAGAACACGATTATATTAGATGAGAGAAATATGTTACCAGAAATTACAAAGATTATATTAAATCAGGGGAAGAACTCAAATCTAAAATATAAAGACAGGGCGTGGCTATATTCAGAATATATTGGAAAAAACAAGAAAATTAAAAAAATAGGAGAGGAGTGTGGAGTATCTAGTGCAACTATTAGAAAATGGTTAAAAAAACTGTCAATTCCAAAAAAATGAAAGATAATAAAAAAGTTTTTTATGGTAAATACAGGGGAAAAAGAATATACTCTAACAAGTATTGTATGATTGTAACTTTGGGCGGAAGACCAAGATATTTCACTGGAGCAGACAGAGGACAGCAAGTATTAAAAACTATGAAAGAAATAGACGATTATCTTGCAGGAAAAATAGAATGATTTATAAGTGGGTTAGAGATTTGGTAGAGAAATTCACATTTGTTACTAGAACTGAATTGTCTGGTGGAATGATATATATTTATTATAATAAAAATGGTAAAGAAAAGCGGAAGAAAATTCCATTAAGAGCCAACAAAACCAGGTTATTAAATACTATAGAAAAAATTAAAGAAGACATAAATTACTATGAGAATAGAGCAAAGATACTTAAGAAGGCTTTAAAAAAACAAGACCCTGGAGCCTTTGCATTCTCTGGTGATTGGAATGGTGAAGAATATGAGCGAAGAAAAAAGAGTGAAAGCAAAATTAGTCCACTTTCAAATAGTGGACGGAAATCAAGACGAGGTAAGAGCACTGGCAATAGCATTAAATGACCTAAAGAAGAACTTGCCTTTTAATATGGAGTTTCTTGTAACCAACAATAGAATAGAACTGCACGACATAAGGCACTTAATTGACCAGTTATATGAATTGTATAAGAAGCAAAAAGAGTTAAGAAAAGAGAAAACATTTGGATTCAGAGAGAGAAAAAAGAAGAAAGGGTGAGATTATGTCTAAAAAACGTATTGGATTTCTGTCATATTTTGGCTTTCCACGAGGACTTGCTTACGGGACATTAATGTATTGCAAAATGCTTCAAGAAGATTACGATATTTATATTCTTAAACAAGGATTGAATCCAATCTCAGAAGAATTTAAGTCAGTGAAAGTTAATATTACCGAATATCCAGAATATATAGTAGATAAAAAGTTCTTCACTAACTGGATTAAAGAGAATAAACTTGATGCGGTAGTATTTAATGAATATAAACAATGGACTAACGAACCAGATAACTTGGTGCAGGTAGCAAAATCTTTGGGAGCTAGAACTTATGGTTATCTAGTACTTGAAAAACTTGATAAAAAACAGACAGATGACTACGACAGAATTATAGCTCCCACAGTTTCTTATATGAGGTCTATGAGATTCAATAAAGTAAGACACTTTACTTATATTCCACATTCCATAGATTTGACGGAGTTTCCAAAAACTATGGAAGTCAAGCGGTCAGATAAGTTTACTTTCTTTCATCCTGCTGGATATGGAGGCTTTTTAGAAAGAAAGAATACGTCAAATGTTATAAGGGCATTTGAAGCTCTAGATACCACAGACGCAAAACTAATTATTACAACTCAAAAAAAACTGGAACCCGTAAAAGTACCTAATGGCGTTGAACTGATTTCAAGAAATCTATCTAGAAAAGAATTAATTGAGATTTATTACAAATCAGACGCAGTAGTTCTGCCCAGTAAATGGGAAACAGTTGGATTTCCTATTCTAGAAGCTCTTGCGGCAGGAAAACCAGTGATTACAACTAATGTGCCTCCTATGAACGAGTTTATAAGAGTTGGTCTAAATGGTTATTTATGTGGAGCAGATTTCGTAACATATCCAGAAATAAAAATAAAGGCGGCAGAAGTGGGAATGCATCCCATAAAGGTTAATATGGAGAATATGATGAACAAAGATTTATATCCAATGTTATCAAGAAACTCAAGATATATAGCAGAAAAGATATATGATTTAGAGAAAAATAAAAAATATTTCTTGGAGTTTTTAAAGAAGGACTTAAAATGTTACTAGATACAAAAACATCATTTCAGTGCGGAATGACTATAGGTCTAATATTTGGATTTATAGTGGGAGTAATAGTATGTATGCTATTTACTTAACTAAATAAAAATGAATGAAAATTATTGCCCAGAGTGTGGCTTTCCGGTAATAATAGTGGGCACAGTAGTCGTGTGTGTAAATGAACAATGCAATTTTAATACAAGGTGAAAATTATGGTAATGAAAAAAGCGACATTAGAATTTAATGTCAGCGAATTTGATGGAATGAATTTTATAATTACAAAGCCGGGTGAGATTATGCAATCTTTTTGGATTGGAGGAAAATACTATGAACCAGAGATGATAGAGTTTATAAAAGATAATTACAAGGGCGGAATGTTTATAGACGTTGGTTCATGTATCGGAAATCACACTATGGCATTCTCTACTTTAGCCGATGGCGTCATTTCTTTTGAGCCAATACCGTTTGTCTGCTTTCATCAGGCAGCTAACTTATTTTTAAGTAGAATTAGAAATGTAGTTATTTATAATGTCGGATTAAGTAATAAGAATGGAATATTGCGTGCAAATATTATTGGTCCCGAATGGTCTAATCTGGGAGGGGGCACGATACAAAAAAATGGAGAGATAAAAATTCCAGTTGTCAAGCTTGACAGTTTTAAGTTTAAGAATGTAAAACTTATGAAAATAGATGTAGAGGGGCATGAACTTAATGTTATTAAAGGCGGAATGAAAACTATTAAGGAAAGCAAACCAGACTTATTTATAGAATGTAGCACTGAGAAAAGATTCAAAGAAATATACGATTATCTCCAGTCATTAAGAGTAGGATATAAATTCTACGATAGAAAAGTATTTAATAATACGCCGACAATGTTATTTACTGTTCGTGACTTTGATAAATATAAATTAAGAGAAAGAGAAGGTGAAAAAAAGTGAAAAATAAAAGAAAGGTTTTGATAACTGGCGCAAATGGTTTTGTGGGCTCTCATTTAATAGAATACATATTAAAAAACCATCCAGATTATATAGTCTGTGCAGTTCACAGGTCGCATAGAAGTTCTATGAAGAATGTTGAACATATAAAAAGCGAGAGAGTAAAATGGATAGAGTGTGATTTAACTGACTCGCATAGTGTTGAACAGTTATTTTTAAAAGACAGATACGAGAGAATTTTTCATCTGGCCGCACAATCATATGTTCCGATGTCATATAAGGCGCCCACACATACTTTACAAGTGAACATAATTGGAACTGTAAATCTTTTTGAAGCGGTTAGAAAATATAATAGGCTTGCAATTGTAATGAACTGTTCATCTTCTGAAGTTTACGGCCATTCAACAAGAATCCCTACCAGAGAAATAGAGCCTTTTGACCCAATTAGTCCATATGCTTTAAGCAAATGTGGACAAGATTTGGCGGGAAGAACATATGCTAAGATGTATAATTTAAAAATAGTTACATCTAGAGCATTTACACACACTGGAGCTAGAAGAGGCGAGGTGTTTTTTGCAAGTTCTTTTGCAAAACAAATAGCCGAGATAGAAGCCGGACTTAGAAAACCGATAGTATATGTTGGAAATTTAAAAAGCCAGAGAACTATAATGAATGTAAAAGATTGTGTAAGAGCTTATTGGATGCTCACTGAGAAAGGGATTCCTGGAGAAGCATATAATATCGGTGGAGAGGAAACTTGGAAAGTTGGAGATGTTTTAAACCATTTGATTAGTATTTCCACAGTGAAAGATATAGAGTACAGAATTGATATAAACAGACTAAGACCAAAAGATGTAAATGTACAGAGACCAAGAATAATGAAATTTCAAGAACTAACTGGCTGGAAACCAGAAATAAGTGTAGAAGATACGCTCCAAGAGTTATTAGACTATTGGAGAGAGGAAATCAAAAATGATGAAAACAATTAAACATATTGGAGACTTAATAAAATCTCTAGATGAAGAAAAACCTATAGCTATATTACTTATGGATATAGAGATGTATGAAACTGGAGATGGTAAAAAAATTTACTCACTTCCTCCGGGACAAATAACAGACATTATAATACATATGTCAAAATTAGTTGATAAAAATATGGTAACTGGATTAATAATAGATAAAAAAGAGTTGAAAGCATTTTTAAATAGAGGTGAGACAGATGTCTAAATTTAGAGTTTCTACTGGAAATTGGATATGTACTCCAAAAGAAAGAAAGATAGTTAACGATATTTTAGATTCCGGCAAAATTTCAGAGGGTCCATATATGAAAAAATTTAGCAAACTGTGGGCAGATTATATTGGAACCCCATATTGTACTACTTTAAATTCTGGAACTAGTGCATTGATTGTAGGACTTAGAGCCCTCAATTACAAATTGGGCAGATTTATAAAAGTGTTAACAACGCCGTTTACATATATAGCAACTGTGAACTCTATTTACCTCACTGGCAATACTCCAGTGTTCTGCGATATAGAAAGAGAAAGACTTGGATTAGACCCACAAGCAGTAGAAAGAAAACTACAAGAAGACCCAGAAATAGATGCAGTTTTATTAGTGCATATTATGGGAATCCCTTCTAGAGTAGATGAAATCTCAGATATTTGCAGAAAATATGGTGTTCTATTACTTGAAGATAATTGTTTAGTTAAGGGCACTAAGATATTTGCTAATAAAACCCTAAAAAATATAGAAGATATGAAAAAAGGAGATTTGGTTTTAACTCATAAGGGAAGATGGAAAAAGGTGTTGAGAGTATTTAAAAGAAAGATTAAAGATGACGTTATACATATTAAATTTTACTATAACAGAGAAGGAGTTAAGGCCACTAAAGAACATCCATTTTATGTTTTAAGGGACGGAAAAAAGATATGGGCTAGAGCTGATGATTTAAGGCTATCTGATAAAATAATATATGCTAAAGAGAAGTTTGATAATATATCTATAAAAAACGAAATTTCGTGGTTAGATGAAAATAACCAAAAAGAAGTAATAGTGCCAAATGAAGACTTTTATAAACTTTGTGGCCTATATATAGCAGAAGGGCATACTTCCAAAAACGGAATAGTTTTTTCATTAAATGAAAATGAGAGGGATTTAGTAGATTTTATATTTAAATTTGCAAAGAATATAAATAGGAGTGCTTGTGAAATAAATGATAAAAGAAATGGTGGAACTCAAGTAAAAATTCCATGCAGACCATTGGCTAACATATTTAAAAAATTGTTTGGACATGGTGCTAAGAATAAGAAAATACCAGATGGGTGGGAAAGTTTACCATCTAGGTATTTGTATTCATTATTAGAAGGATATTTACTTGGAGATGGTTACTTAAACAAAAAAAGATTACACATAGCTACAGCATCTAAAAAACTTTATTCACAATTAATTAGAATTATGAATAATTTAAATATATTTACACAACTTTATGAAACAGAAGGAGAAGAAAGTATTATTAGAGGAAAAAAAGTTAAATCTGGCAGAATATATCATATACTATGTCAGGGAAATACTAAAGAAGAGTTATATAAGAACATACATCAAGATTCATATAAGACTAGAAAATCTTTTGGAGATTATGATGACGAATATCTCTATATACCAATTAGAAGTCTAGATACCGTTTATTATGAAGGTTATGTCTATAATATAGAAGTAGAAGATGATAATTCGTATAGTTTACCAATGTGTACAACTCACAATTGTCAGGCTTATGGAACAGAATATAAGGGAAAGATGTTAGGAAGTTATGGTCTTTGGAGTGCTTGTAGCTTTTTTATTGCACACACTATTCAAGTGTCTGAAATGGGAACGTTAAATACATATGATAGAACTTTATTCAGATATTTTGATAAGTTAAAGTCTAATGGAAGAACTGCAGCATTTGACAGAGAATTAGAGAAATATTTTGTAGAAAAAGTAGAAGAAGATAAAAGGGATTTACATCCTAGATATTATCATGATATGGTTAGTGGAAATTATAGAACTCAGGAGTTCTCTGCTGGAATAGCGTGTGCACAATTCGAGAAAATAGATGAAATAATAAAAAAGAGAAACGAGAATGTAAAATATTTATTGGATAATTTAGTACCAAAATATGGGAACATATTACAGTTTCCAATATACGATGAAAAAATCGCATATCTTGGATTTCCAATGGTAATAAAGAATCCAACAATTGAAAGAAGATGGATTAGAGAAGAATTTGAAAAAAAAGGCATAGAAACGAGACCTATGTATGGTTGTCTGCCTCTTGACATGCCATCGTTTGAACATCTTAGAAACGAATATAAGATGAAACTTCCTGCATCAGAGGATATTGGTAGAAATGCGTGGTATATTGGGTGCCATCAATATCTAACCAAAAAAGACCTTGACTATATAATAAGTGTGTTTGATGAGGTACTTAAGAAACATGAGAGAGTGGCAAAAAAATAGAAGAAAGAGACTCGAATATGAAGAAAAAGTAAGAGAATTAGAGATGGTAGAGAAAAAAATAGCTATGCTAAAAAAAGAGTTGAACAAAGAATGAGAATACTTTATTTTGGGGGCGAGAGTGCCAATTTTGTTATAGAGACTTGCAATGCTTTATGTAGACAGGGACATAAAGTTACAGCTGTAGTACAGCAACTTGACGAATATGATAAAGATAATCCAGTTCTGGAACATGAGAACCTAAGTAGAATAAATGTCGATTATGCAACAATGTTTAATCCAATTAGAATGAAGAATAGATTAATAGCGGAATTTGCGAGAAAGAAATTCGATTTAATATTTGGTTCACATGCTCCAATAACTCCGGTATTACATGATTTGGCTAGAACATATGGATTGCCTTGGGGAGTTATGTTATTAGATATACCAACTCATACAATGAGAACCCAGCGCTGGAGAATGAAACAATGGAATTACTGGTTTCAGTTTTTAAGACAGGCAGATATAGTGGTTTTTAATAATACTATTGCAAGAGACGAATTTTATGCATATACTAGAAACTGGATTCCGGATGACCATATAATACATTATGGTACTTTTAGACCAAAAGAATATCGAGAGGCTGGAATAACAATAAGAGGCGATTATGTTCTCTCCATTTGCAGACTACATCCTATTAAGAACTGTAAAGTTATACCAATGGCTTTAAATTTGTTAAATAGTGACTTAAAGTATATGGCCGTCGGAAGAGATGCTGGAGAATTAGAATTTATAAAAAACTATTGTAAAAAGAACAATATCTCTTTTGAATGGAGAGGCATAGTAACAGAGAAAGAAAAATGGGAGTTAATAAAAAACTGCTCAATGTTTATATATCCCCAAGATACAAAATATATTGGAGGACAGGCATGTTTAGAGGCCATGTGGGCTGGAAAGCCCGTATTGGCTAGTGACTATGGCGTATTAAGAGAATTATATGGAAATGCTGCCTTTTATTTTGACCCAAAGAATATTGAAAATTTAGCAGAGAAAATAGCGTTTGTTAAGGCTGCAAAAATAAAAACATTAGAACCATTTCTTAGAGAAGGAGTGGAACAATCAGAAAAAATAGGAAGTTATGATAAAATGGGAGAACTGCTCTCAAATTTATTCAAAAAATATTTAAAAAAGGAGTGATAAAGATGAGAAAAATCTTATTGATAATAACAATGTTATTGTTATTGGTTTCTACTGTCTCTGCAGGAACATTAAGACTTACCAGAAGTTCTTTAAATGAATGTGAGCGCATGAAAAGAGTTCAAGAATACTATGGTAGAGATTGTGGAGATTGTTATGAAAGAGAAATACAGAACAATATTGTATATTCTATGATATGTGAAGTAGAAAATTATTGCTGGCACAGTTGTACTCCGGAAGATAATGGTTGTCAGGGCAGATACTGGAGAGAGTGCAAAAATAAAACGGGACCGACTGGCTGTGTTAACTGGAAGGGATTATCTAAAGTAGTTGGTAAATGTGGAATAGAATGTAAAGAAGATAGTGATTGCCCTGAAGAATGGCAAATATGCGGATATGTTCAAGGAAAAGCTAATATGTGTAAAGGAACTCCACCATCACCAACAGACCCAATAGTAGTGCCAGAAAAATATTCCTCTTTTTGGGAGAGATTGTTGGCGTTTATTAGATTTATAATGTCTGGTTTTAGGAGCTGGGAATGAAAGTAGTAATTTTAGCAGGAGGACGAGGTGAGAGGCTTAGGCCCTTAACAGATAGGGTGCCCAAGCCACTTTTAATGGTAGGAAAAAAGCCTTTCATATTTCATCTAGTTGAAAATTTAAGAAGACGGGGATTTACAGAACAGACCATATTAGCAGGATATTTGGGAGATAAGATTTTTGAGGCATTTTTATCAGAAAATCCAAATATAAGTTGGGATGTAAAAATTGAATCTCGTCCACTTGGAACTGCTGGTGCACTAAAATTAATAGAAAATGAATTTAAAGATGAGAGATTTATAGTTATGAATGGAGATACTTGGTTTGATTTTAATCTTTGGAAATTAATAGAGGAGCACAAGAAAAACGAATATTTGATTACAGTCGCAGAAGTGAACGGTGTTGACAGTGGAGTTGCAGTTATAGAAAGAGAGGCGCTAGAATTAATTAAAGAAGGAGATTCATTAAACAAAGACCTCTATCCATTGCTTGAAGAATGGAAAATGTTAAAAAGAGTTGAAGTAGATGGAGAATTCTTCGATATTGGAGATTCTCTAAAAGCATACAAAAAATTCAGAGAGTGGAAGGATGTTATAATAAAATGATAATAAGAGCAAGAGCGCCCGTTAGAATTAGTTTCGCGGGCGGAGGAACAGATGTAAGCCCGTATTGTGAAGAAAAGGGAGGCTGTGTAGTTAATGCAGCTATTAACAAATATGCTTATGCTACACTTACAACAACTAAAGACAAAGTCATTGTCGAGTCTTCAGATTTCAACCAAACTCAAGAGTTCAGAAATATAACAGATATTTATTATAACGGACAGCTTGACTTGCTTAAGGCTGTAATAAAACACTATGGAAAAGAGAATATCAAACTTTTTCTCAGAAGTGATACTCCACCCAGAAGTGGTCTTGGAAGTAGCGCATCTGCGTTTGTTGCGGCTATGGGAGTATTTGAGCATCTTAAAAATGAAAACTCTATGACAAACTATGAGATAGCAGAATTAGCCTATAAACTCGAAAGAGAAGAATTAAAAAACTATGGAGGCAGGCAAGACCAGTATGCAGCAGTGTTTGGAGGAATAAATTTTATGGAGTTCAAAGGAAATGATTTTGTAAAAATAAGTCCATTAAAATTATCCAAAGATGTATTGCTTGAGCTCGAGAAAAATCTAGTATTAGTAAACATTGGAGAAAGAAGGGATTCTGGAGACATCTTAATTGACCAGACTGCTAGATATGAAAAAGGCAAAGAGAAAGTTATAAATGCTATGGATAGAAGCAAGGAACTTGCAATAGAAGTTAAGAAGGCTCTTATTAAAGGAGACTTGAATAGATTTGGAAATTTACTTCACGAAGCATGGGAAGAAAAAAAGAAATACAGTAAAATGATATCTAATTTGAAAATAGATTATCTATATAAAATTGCTAGAAATGCTGGAGCCATAGGTGGAAAAGTCTCTGGTGCTGGCGGCGGCGGACATATGATATTTTATTGCAAACCAAATACGGAACAACTTGTATCAAAGACATTAGAAGCTGCAGGATGCCGAGTTGTATCATTTAGTTTCGATACGAATGGATTACAGTCTTGGGAGATTAGAAAATGAATAATAAAATCAAAAATCTAATTAAAGAGTCTATAAGAGTTAAAAAGATTCTCCTAAAAGAAGAAATTATTTCTAATATTAAAACTGTTACAGATGTAATTATAGATGCATTAATCAATGGAAGAAAAGTGCTTATTTTTGGTAATGGTGGCTCAGCTGCAGATGCACAACATTTTGCAGCAGAATTGTCTGGAAAATTTAAAAAAATTAGAAGAGCTCTTCCAGCAATGGCTTTAACAGTTAATCCAAGTGTGGTAACTGCTATAGCTAATGATTTTGGATATGAACGAGTATTTGAAAGGCAGATTGAGGCACATGCTAAATCTGGAGATATAGTAATAGGCATATCGACCTCTGGTAATTCAAATAATGTAAATCTTGCACTACAGAGTGCTAATAATTTAGGATGTTTTACAGTAGGATTGATAGGCAAAGATGGAGGAAAAATGAAAAGTTTTTGTGATTTAGAAATAACTGTTCCAACATCTGATACTCCAAGAATACAGGAAGCACATATTTTAATAATACATATAATATGTGAACTAATAGAAAACAAGATGTTTAAAAATGAGTAATGAACAAATAAAGAAAATCCCTACAACTGTAACATATAAAATAATTAGAAAAGAGAGACTCATTACTCCCCAAAATAATATTCTAGAGGAGAAGGAGCTAACTATAGAGGCAGAATCTTCAACAAGAGCTGCTGTCCTATATGAAGAGTTTAAAGACGAGGTATTTAAAAAATGCAAGATAAAATCAAAGTAGTGTTTTTAGATAGAGATGGAACAATAAATTATGATGACGGATATGTTTATAAAGTTGAAGACCTTAAACTTATGCCATACGTAATAAGAGGTCTACAGTTACTTCAAGAGAAAGGATACAAACTTGTAATTACTACAAATCAGCCAGGAATAGGCTATGGATATTATACTAAAAAAGAGTTTGAAGAATATATGGACTCGCTTCAAGAAAAACTATTAAAACATGGAATAAGTTTTTTTGATGTGTTATATTGTCCACATACTAAAGAAGATGAATGTGATTGTAGAAAACCTAAAACGGGAATGGTAGACAGATTTTTAAAAAACAATAATGTAGACATAAAAAATTCTTGGGTAATAGGAGATAGACTTAGTGACATTGAGTTTGCAAAAAATTTGGGGTGTAAGAGTGTTCAAATAATAAGTCTACTTACAGCCGCTAATATGATTATACATGGTGAGTTAAGATGAAAATACTAATGCTAGGATACTTTGCAGATAACCAAACGGGCATATATATAATGAATAATCTGAAAGAATATGCTTCAGATGTCGCTGCAGTAGACATAAGAAGAATAGTTCAAGAAATAGGAAGTGGAGAAAGTCAAGATATAATACTAGAAGAGATAGACGACCTCAAAATCAATCCAGATATAATTTTAGTTCTTAAAGGTCTTGAACTGGCTCCAGATACAATTGAAAAACTAAAACAAAAGTTTCCTAAAGCAAAAATTGTTAACTGGATGTTTGATAAGTTTATAGGAGGTATACCAGTATGGGAGAATGAAAAATATAAAGAAGTTATAAAACTTTATGATATGTTCTTCTGCAGTCTAAAGGGTGTTGCTGATAGACTAAAAAACATTGGATTTGATAATGTATACTGGATGCCCGAGGCAGCAGACGAGAATTTTCATGGAAGAACATATATGAATCATTATCAAAAACAGAAATATGGAGATGATGTGGCATTTATAGGAACTTTAGGTCTAGTTAAGCTGCATCCAAATAGATTACCAATACTAAATAAAATAGGAAAAGAGGGTTTTAGACTAAAAATATGGGGCAATGTAATAGGAGAATGGAAGAATATACCAAGAGATGTAAGAAGATTTCATATGCAAGAGACAGCAATAAATATAGGGCATTCAAAAGTAGTACAGTCTACTTTAATAAATTTATCAATTGACCAAGACCCAGAACTAGAACTTGGACAATCTGCTAGATTATATAGAATAATGTGTGCGGGCGGTTTTGTGCTGTCTACTGCCACAAAAGGTCTAGAGAAGATGTTTAAGATAAATGAATCCAAAACTGCTCCAATTACCGAAGATTTAGATTTTGTCGTCTTTTATGATTTAGACGACTTAGTAGATAAGTTAGATTATCTACTAGAACAGAATGATTTAAGAGAGAAAATTGCAGAAAATGGAAGAAAGAAAGTGTTAGAAAAACACACTTTCAAAACACGATGTAAAGAATTATTAGAGGTGATTAAAGGTGAAACCAAGGAATACCTTATCCCAGAAAGCGAAAAAAGAACTTGACAAGATAAGAGAAAAAAACAAACTTGAATTGGCTAGAGTTATAGAACATCTATATATGGAAGGTCATAAGTTATCAGATGCCATTAGAATAGCCGAAAGGCGTTTAAAAACAGAGGTGTAGAAAAATGGCTAAAAAGAAAAAAGAACCAAAGGTAAGTTTTACAAGAGAATATTATAGTAAAAAAGCCGGCGAAGAGCCAGTGCATATTAAAGAGACATTCACTGGAGAAGAAGCTATTAAAGAAATTGAGAACTTAAATAAAAAGCTCTCAACATCTACACGAAAACGTCTTACATGCTTTAATCCATTTCTCGAAGAGTGTGAATGTGAAGAGATATGTCCTATGTGTGGAAGAAGAAAAAGACCATGGAGAATCTGGTGGTAAAAATGCCAAGACCCAGAAAAGGAGAGAAGAAATCAGAGTTTATAAGTAGATGTATTTCAATGGTAATTAAGGAGTCTGGTACAAAAAGCCAGGCTCATGCCATCGCAAAATGTCATGGAATATGGAAACAACATTTAAAGAAAAAACGTAAGAGGTGAAAATTATGCCAAATGTAATGCCATGCGGCCACAACGATGTGTGGATGTTTAGAGTCAGAGATAGAGGACGTGTATACAGATATTGCTTAAAATGTCTATTTGACAAAACAGGTATGGAAGATGTATACTCGAAACCAACATCAGTAGAAACTGCAGTAAAGCCTAAAGTAAAAGAAGATAAATTAAAAAAGAAAAAATATAAGAAATGAGAACATATTCAGATATATACAGAGATTTTTTAAAGTGGATGTACGATAAGACAGAGAATCCAAACTATCTTTGGGAAAATTTCTTTAAAAAATATGGAGAACAAGAAGGCAAGGCACTTCTCTATAAGTTTATTTTAGAACTTTGCTATGATTCTAAAGATGGAATGTATTATTTTATTAAATTTATAGTAGGAGACCTTATGGACTTAGGATATCCCAAACCTCTTAGATTCAATGGACTCTTAAGAAAATGGGATAAACTTGTCAAGAAATATAAACATCTTGCCATTTTATCTGCAAGAGGACATGGAAAGACTGTTTTCTTTAGTGAGTTATTAAATGTCTATGACATGTTCTTATTTCCTTATAGAAGAGTAATAATAATTTCTGCGTCTCAAGACCAGGCAATTCATATTCTTAATGAAATAAAAAATATTATTAAGAATAACGAATGGCTTAGTTCTAAAATATATGGCGGAACTTGGGCAAATGAGAGAATAGAATTCAATAAAGGCTATATTATAGCTCGTGGAGTCGGTTCAGAGATTCTTGGTCAGCATGTAGACAGAATAGTAATAGATGATATAATAAGAACTGACATGAAATTATCCGACCAAGAGATAGAAGACTATATTGATATGAATTTAGAACCTATGTTATTAGAAAGAAAAGGCCAGATAGTTTTAGTTGGTTGTGTAAATGAAGATACTATGGTATTGACAGAGAACGGATTTGAAAAAATAAAAAATCTAAAGAGAACAGATGAAAAACTGGAACAATATAATAAACCTATCTATGGTATTGACGGTTTTAATATAGCTACAGAAATCTTCGATAATGGAATAAAGGAAACCAAAAAAATAACGTTCCAATATGGATATGAACTTGAATGCACACCAAACCATCCATTGCTAGTCTTAGACAAAGATGGAAGACTAATATGGAAGCGAACTGAAGAACTAACTAAAGAAGACTATATAGCGCTACAATATGGACAAGATGTTTTCGGACAAGATGATAAACTTCCTAGTATCTCTATAGCAGAATATAGAAAATATAATAAATTAAAAATAAATAAGATAACAGACGAATTAGCATACATATTAGGTCTTTATCTAGCTGAGGGCTCTTATTATAAGGAAGATTCAATTACTATTACAAATACAGAACTTGGAGAGAAATTATTAAATAATTCCATTGGAATGAAATTTATGGACAAGAGAAACGACTCAGCACATTATACTTACCACTCAAGATATTTTGTGAGACTTCTAAAACAACTTGGTTTTAAGTTAGAAAAGTGTAACTTAAAAGAGTTTCCAGATTTATGGAAATGGAAAAGAAATTTAATTATTTCATTCTTACGTGGATATGCTGATGGAGACGGATGTGTCACTGGAAATGAGGTAAAATTCACCAGTACAAGTAAAAAACTTCTTAAACAGATTCAATTAATTCTTTTAAATTTTGGAATAATAAGTTCCCTACATTCATATGATGGAAGGGGAGTTAAAAGAAATTCTGGTTTTAAAGTAAAACATATAAGATATGATTTAGTAATCTTAAGACCTTTCGTAAGAAAATTTTATGAGACGATTGGATTTGGACTTGATAGAAAACAAAGAAAACTCAAGAAAATCTCTAAAGATTCAGATATACTAATTCCAAATATGTATAAGCTTTTGTATAAAGCTCTACAAACTACTAAGAAAAAAACAAATATAGGCAAGAACAATTACATCTATGGAAATTATAAAAAGAATCCAAAAATTAGTAAAAGACTACTTGCTTTTTTTGTAAATGAGTTAAAAAGAGAAAAAGCAAATAAATCTTTAATCGAAAAATTAGAATATTATCTGAGCACAAACTATTTCTTTGTGAATCCAGTATCTATAGAAGATGGAAAATCAAGAACTATGGATTTTATAATACCTGAGACTCATTCATTTGTAGCCAATGGAGTAATGAGTCATAATACTCCAAAAAGAGCTGGAGATATTTTTAATACGATTTTCCAGAGAGTAAAACTAGAACCGAAGACTTCTTGGAAAATAAGAAAGTTCCCTGCAATATTAGACTACGAGAAAAGAATTCTCCAATGTCCAGACAGATTTACTTGGGAAGAGTTAATGGCTAAAAGACTTGCCATGACATCTCTTAAATTCGCTAGAGAATATCAGCTTGAATTTTTTTCAAGAGACCTCAGTCTTTTTCCAGCAGAGATAATTCAGCCAGCTAAAGATAGAGGGGGTGAGAAAGTTTTACTTAGAAAACTAGATAAAAGAACAGGAAATTGGATAATAGTAGGAGGCATAGATGTGGCAAGGGCCGGAACTGTATCTGGAGATTATACTGTAGTATTTTTAATAGCTTTTAATACAGTAACAAATGTTAAAGAAATCATCTATATGTGGAGAGAAAAAGGACTAAAGATTAGTCTACAAGCAGAGAAAATAGCGGAGATAAGTAGAAAATTTAATCATCCATATTTTTTAGTTGAACAAAACAATATGGGGCAAGAAATGTTAGAGAGACTGGCAGACATGAATGTAAATGTAGAGGGATTTACTACTGGAGCCAGAGGACAGAAAAAAGATGAACTAATTAGATTCTTAATAACTGCCTTCGAATATGAGCATATGATAATTCCCAGAGGAGATGAACATAGTCGTTATATGATGGACATACTTGAGGACGAACTTAGTAAATTCTGTGTGACAAAAACACCAGCAGGCAATGAGAGATTCGAAGGCGTGGGTGCACACGATGATAGTTTGTGTGAAGGAACTTCTATAATAACCAATAAAGGTATTAAAAATGTTGAAGATATTAAAGTAGGTGAATACGTTTTGACCCATAAAGGTCGTTTTAAAAAGGTTGAAAAAACGATGTCAAAAACTTGTAATAGGACAAAAATTACTATAAAACCTTATGGTAACTTAAAATTTAGTCTTACTGATAATCATAAGTTGTTTGTAATGAAAAAACCTAAAAATAATATTAGAAAACGTTTAAAAACAGATATTTATGAAATAGATTCGCAATATATTGATAAAGATAAGCATTTATTAATAAGTCCTATAAATAGAGAAGTTAAAAAAGTTGATTTTATTGATATGAAAGATTATTTTTCAACTTCGGATGGTTGGATGTATAATGACGAATATTATTGGAATTATCGTTGGAAAGAAAAACGTTATAAAAGATTCATACCAGTAGATAAAGAGTTTGCTTTTTTTATGGGTTGGTATGTTGGAGACGGTAGTATTAATAATTTTGTTTTTCATAAAAAAGATGAAGAATTAACTAATAGAATAATTGGGTACGTTGAGAGTTTGGGTGTTAATGTTAGAGAACATTCTTATAATGATAATTATAGAGTTTTTGATTTTTGTTGTATACCGTTCCAAAACTTTTTAAAAACTCTCGGTAAGAGAGAAAACAAGCATTTACCAGAATTCATGTCTTTTTTAAATTCTGAATTACAAAAAGAAGTTATTAAAGGTTATTGGAGCGCCAATGGAAGTGTTGTTAGAGAAAGAATGATTGCTCACACAATTTCAAAATCTTTAGCCTTCCAAATTAGAAACATGTTTTTAAGAAATAATATTCCTTGTAATATTAATGAAATAACTAGACACAGATATGATAAACAGAATCTTAATCAGTTTGTTTTAGAAGTTAGCAAGTATTATAAACAAAAGTTTTATAACGAAAAAATTACAACTCGTGATTTTGGACAATCATTTATTAAAGGAGATTATTTGATTTCGTGCATAAACTGGCACGATTTAGTAATTTCCGATGAATTATATAATGTGTATGATTTACAGGTTGAAGAAGATAGAAGTTATTGCCCAAATGGCGTAGCTATTAGGAATTGTGTGATGGCCTTAGCACTTGCAAACAAGGCGACACAAATAGCTGGAGTACCATTCGCTGTTACTAACTTTGGAGACGATGGAACAAGTGTAAATCATTTATATGAGGGGTTTGGAATAGCGAAAACTGGAGAAAGTGACTTGGTCAATCAGATATTGAGTGGTATTATAAAATGAGAGAAATGAAAATTAAAGGAATTATAATTGAAAAAGATAGAATTACTTATATTGGAACTTTTAATAAAAAAGAAACAGATACATGAGGTGAGAAAATATGGATAAGTTAGACTTTGAGAACAAAATATTAGAGTCTCTAAAATCTCTTCTAGGTTATGACGATAGATTAGTAATTCAAGAGGCTAAGATACATATTGGAACAAATATGCTTCCGGAAATAGAAGTGAAGTCTGTTATTGCTCCACACGGAGCCAAGTGCAAAGTAGTAGATAACTGGAGAGAAAGAATAGAATGAAAAATTACAAAGCAAGTTGCAGAAAATGTGGAGAGAGTGTTGATATGGATAATTTAAAGAACCACAGATGTAAATTCTGGAAAAGATGGATTTTTTCTCCAGAAGTTACATGGGCTACCGCCTGGTACTTATGGATTCTAGGATGCTTTACAGCTTTAGCTTATATAGATAATCATTGGACATTCTGGATTTTTTTACTATTAGAGCTTACAGTATTTTTGTTTGACGAGAGTCTAAGAAAATTTTTAGAAGAAGGTGAGAATTTTGAAGTTAAAGAAAGGCAAAATAATTAAATACTTGAAGTTTCTTAATAAATATAAAGAGCTAGTAGGTTTTGCTGGATGGAAAGTATTTTTGTATAACAAAGTTGAGCCTAATGATTCTATAGCTAGAATCTGGGCAGATGCCGCCGAAAAGGAGCTAGAAATCTATCTGTTTGAAAGTTTTCTAGAACTGTCTGACGACCAGCAAAAGAATGTCTTGTTTCATGAGTTAGTCCATGCGAGAGTTGCTTATTTTAGAGTATTATCTAACAGGGCAACTGGCTTTCTTGAAGAAGACTTGGTCAATGATTTGGTTAGAGGATTTGAGAAATTTGGTGATTTTAAATGGCTAAAAACACGAAGGAGCAAGAGTACATAGACGACCTAGAAGCAAGAGTAGGCAGATTTTATACTGAAACAAAAAGAAATCTAAGATTTAGTGCAAGAGGCGAGTGTGGAGAGATAGACTTCATGGGACGTGCAGCAAACAACGGCTGGCATGTTTATGAGATAAAGGCTACAGGCCATTCCAGAGCTTTAAAAAGAGCCAGAAAGCAGCTGGAAAGAGCTAAAAGATGCCTGCCATATCAAGTCTCGGACTTGTTTATTTATATAGGGAGCTGTCAAGAGCTGATACCATATAGAGGACAAAAATGATTCGTTATTCTAGAGCAGGCATCCCATATGGGCAGTATGAGAAAGCAGAGAAAAAATATATTGAGAAACCAAATTCGGTGGGCTGGACTAATATTCTTTTAGTTGGGCTCTTAGCTCTTGTAATATTGTTGTATCTGTTAACATAGTCAATAAGCTGCAGCTCGTAACACCAAAAAACTGGCTTTTTTCTCCCGAACCCGGGAAACTAGAAGTATCTTCTATTTAGATTAACTTCTCATAACAAAAATGGTTCTCCAGGAGTACCGAGGACGGCGAAATGGCTAAAACTTCTCTCCAGCTACACACGGCGTACTATTCTTTATACGCCATAAAGCAGAATGACGCCACTTCAAGCAAGACTGTTACTACTATGTAGTGGTTGCGGCGGAGTCGCCATTATCTCGACAATTATCTGTAAAATCTCGTGTCGCCATTTTATCGACACTCTAAAAACTGTTACTACTAATAAGTAATAAACTACTGTTACTACTGCCTAGTGAAACAAGCTTCTCTTTATAAATCTTTTGGTTTTAAACGTCTTTTTTTGTCTTTACTTCCTAGTAGTAAAAAGTGCTTTTTCTCGTCTTAAAAAACCGTTTCACTATTAATAAGTAACAACCCAAAAACAAAACATTTAAATACTTACTAAAATACTATATACTTATGGCAACAGCGAAAACAAACAAAAGCAAACAAGCCAGAACTAATAAAATAAATGTGGTGTTGTCAAAAATGACAAAACAAAATGACTTTAAGAAAGTTGAAACAAAAGACTTAAATTCTGGCAACGTGGCATATTTTGAAAATAGCCATACGCCAGCAATAGAAAATGGTGCATACGTACACCATAGACCAAGTGAAGCAGTTTGGTTCACTGTGGACGCAATGAAAAAAATACAAGACAAGCTTGGCGTGGACTTTATGACAGTAAGTCCAATGAGAGCCACAATACAAGCTTTTAGAAAGCTTGGTGTAGAACTAGAAACAGAAGACTTTAATCGTTCTGCAAAAGCTGGATTACCAGCTGTGGCAAGTGATGACACAATAGAACTTAAAGAACTACAACTAGCAGTACAGAAACTTTATGCGCCAGATGGCAAAAGAAAACCACAAATAAGCAAAGAAGACTTAATACAGAAATTTAAAGAGAGTGGCTTAACAGATGAGCAGATAAGAAAAGTAATTCCAAGCTACAAAGAAGTAAGCGTATTAGATAAGCTTACTGAATTAATTAAAAATATTTAAGTGGCGAAAAGCCACTTTTTTATTTTTTTAATGGAGAGTGAAGCAAAAATGACATACACAATACAAGAGAACAAGATAATAAGCGAAAAGACCATAGAGCAAATCTCTTTAGAAGTTGGCTTAAGCTTAATAAATGGAGTGTGGAAAAAATGATTTTTTTTATTTTTAATTATATTCGGAAACAGCTGACTTTTTACAGTTGGCAACACTTTAAGAGCGAAATAAAACAGCGTTTTAGAGAATGGAACTTAACTGATTTAATAGGAGCGTTTATACAATGAAACCACCAAGACCACCAAGACAGAATATAATAAACGTATGTTATCGTTACTTAGTACTATATTTATACTTAGTGAGTTTTATAATTGGTTACTTGATGGCTCACATCTACTACTCAGTTAAGAAACGTCTTAGCTGAGCCCTTTTCTTTTTTACTACTGATAGATAGTGAACCGACGTCTCTCTGGAGCCGAGGGGAGGAGAGCAGTGGACATTATAGGCAGTCCAAACCTAGGCGACGCCTGTCCTAGATAGAGAGGCAGCACCACTAGAACCTTGTAATATATAGAAATATTTATAAACGCAAATGTATTAAACAGACACATGAAACTAATTAATGGCACTTTCAACGATTATAAAGTTCTTGCTAGTTATCACTATTTAGATAGACCATATTATATCACTTCTGTTTATAGTCTTGTCAAAGATAATATTATAATTGGAGTACTTGTTGCTGGCTTGCCATATCCAAACTGCAGAGCCAGAGATAAGAGAATTAACAAGATGAACATAACTTCTATTAAGAGAATAGTCATACTGCCAAAATATAGACATAATGGCTATGCTACACTTATGTTAAAAGAGTTTCTTAAAGTGGCAAAGACCAAATACGTTGAGATAATAGCAAAAGAACAGTTAGAGCCACTATTTAAGAACGCTGGTTTTAAGACCAAGAGATATATTAACTATAAGAATGAAAAGAAAGTCTATGCCATCAGCAGTCGCCAGAATGACGCCTGTTCAAGACAAAACGGTATTTTCCGGGAGGTGTTAAGAGTGTATGATGAAAACGAGCCGGTAGAGTTTGGTGCTACATACTCAGAGGCATATCCAGATGACTGTGGACTAGACATCTACGGCGATTAATTTTTTTTCAAATTATGATAGTCGCCTCGGTCCGGCGTCATTCTAGCCGAGCCGAGGAAAGCTACAAACACATATAGACAGGCAGAAAAGAAAGTTTGGCCGCTCGCGCCTCGGCAAGGTCGGTGCCAGTGCCGAGGCGAGGTTGGCACTTTTGGACAAAAAAAATTATCGTTTTTTTGGGCGAATTATCCAAATGCCATCAACAGTCGTTGGTGCAGAGCCACTTTTATTTAATCTAACTTCTGTATATGTTGGATATTGTGCTCTAAAACCAGCCCTTATACATCTTAATCGTTCTTTACTGTCTATTGCGTGTCTTGTAAACTGATGTGGATTAAAGCAGATAACGTGATGACTTTCCACATATTGCTTTAGTCTTGTCAGTTTAGCTATTCGTTCATCTAATATATCCAATACAACGGACTTATCTAATGTTCTCATTGCCATCACCAATATAATATAATATTTTCCTATTTATAAACTTTTTGTTTTTTTATTTAGGCGATTTCTGGACAGAAAACTTTGTTTGAGTCGGCGTCTTTCTGGCCTGCCCTGGGAGAGGGACTTTTGGCTAAATAAAAAAAATATGGGTCACATATTACAATAGGCGGCTATGATAGCTTCTATCTCTAGAGCCGTATTGTAATATTTTAGACAGTCTTTATCGCACCAGTGGCGCCCAGAACTATCTGTATAAGGCTCTGTAAGTTCTGTCTTACACCAGCCGCATTTAATTACTTTCTCAGGCGTTAATAGTTCCATTTTTATCACCAGCTTATATAAATACTTTAAGCTTTATAAATGTTTCGAAAATTTGACGGCTTAAAAGGAATGGAAAATTTTATAAATGGTAATTGCTTAATCTCTCTTGTAGTTAAATAAATTAGTTTAACTATGGCGGTGGAAATTTTACCCCCCAAAACACAACAAAGTAATTCTTTCCACCGTCTTAAACTCTCATAAACTTATGGAGGTGAGAACAATGGGAGCAGAAATAAAAGAAATACCCTACCAAAGGGGACCGAAAGCTGGACAAATGGCTCCGCCTAGATTATTTCTTTCTAGAGGAACCAAGACTCCAAGTGATACAGCATTTAGGCTGACACACAAGACAGCTAAATTAGTGTTAGCCAACATAGGCAACATAGAGAAATATGTTAGCTTTATGGAGAACCGTGGAACAAAAACAGTTGCGGCAGCTGACAGCAGTAAATCCGATATCGTTAGTGAGATAGTTGACCTAGTAAAACAACTTTAAAATGCCCAATAGAGTATATGTCAGAGACGGCAGATATTTGATTAGACTGTCTGAGGCGACGCCAGAGCAACGCCGGACCTGTGACCGGGTCATCTTGGACAATAAATTTGAGGTCATTAAGGTGATACCCGCCAAGAAACTCAGGCTTATTGATGCAAACCTGAGCCTAGTTAATCCGGTAGATAGAAACAAGTTAACCATCGGAGATGTTACAGGTTTTAATAAGCCAGAAGATAGGCTAATACAACTTATTTAGTTTCTTTTTCTTTTTTTTTCAATTTTTTAGATGGGGCTACTGCCGTCCGGCGTCATTCTGGCCGAGGCAAGGTGAACCCATCCGCCTTACCGGCGGCTATACGCACGCCGTTAGAGAGCCTCAGGCATCCAGCCTTAGGCGCACAGTGGACGGCTGACGCCGGGCAACTATCTGTAACAGTAAGACATCTATCTAGGGTAGGTGGCTAGGTGGATAGGGACAGTTTTCCAGCACCATTTAGCCGTACCAGCTGATAGTTATTTCACTACTTTCTAACCGTATCTTATTGTATAGACATACATAGTTGCCCGTGGGCTTCTATCTAGTCGCACTTACTCACACGCCGATAGGAATTCTTTATACATTTATTATATACTGATAGTTGCCCGAGGAGCGTGTGGAACGCAGGTAAATATGGCAAAAATCGAGGTTCTCTCCCACCCTAATAAAACTACTTGGGGCATATAAAACGCCAACCTACATATATAGGATTGCGTCAGGTTGAAATAGCTTTGATACCCTAGTTTAATATAGTTTTTGATATACTTTAGGCGACTTTTGAATAGAAAAATTTATAAATGGTTTTTCACTATTAGCTACTGTCAGCAAGACAACACCACTAAGTCGGGCTGAACAAGCTAACGGAGGTCGATATAAGTGGCAAAAGAAAAACCAGCACGTAAAATAGAGGTTAAAAGTTCCTCATTGGGAAACTTTATCTACTATGCACGTGATACACCTAAAGAAACTACGTTTGGGCACAGTTTCTTTGGAACAATAGACGCAAGAGGACTTAATTTGCTACAAGCAAATAAAGTACCCGTATATAGTGCGAAAGAGTATTGCGACGCCCTAGCACAAGCACTAACATTGCTTATGCGACAACACAACAAGAACGCACCCGCATTTCCAAGAGAGTTCTTGGGTAGTAGAGGTCCGTCTTGGAAAACTTCTAGAGAGAGAGAGGGAAACGAAATCTATATAGACGGAGTAAGATTTTACCCTGAAATAAAACAGAGATATGAAGAGGCAGAGAGATTGAAAGAACTTGCTAAACAGCAAAAAGCAGTAAAAGTAGAAACGCCTAAAGTAGTTGCACAACCACAAACAATAGAGGTAGAGATGCCTCAGGCAGTACCATCTGCTCCGACACAAGTAGTAACAGCAAAACCACAAGCAGTAAATACACCCGTTACAGCAGTTGCAGATAGCACAAAAGACCCGGATGCTGAAGCCGTCAGAAAAATTCTAACAGCAAGAGATACAAAGAATTTTACCGACAAGCAGATACAAGAGGCTTTAGTAGCTAAATACGGGAAACAAAGAGGAGCAGAATTGTGGAACAAGGCAATAGCTTCTCTAACACCGACAACACCAACAGTTCCAGAGATACCCGTGCCACCACAAATTGATTTATAAGAGGGGATTTTTCCCCTTTTTATTTTTTTAAGAGGTAAACAAAATGAACGAATATGGAATAAGACCCGAGTCTCAGCCCTATGTGTGTTCAAAATGTGGAATAAGTTTTAATAGTAGAGGAGAATTATTTGAGCATAAACAATTAATACACAAAAGAGGCGATTAAAATGAACTACTGTATTAAATGCGGAAAAAGAACAAGCACTTATAGGACTTTTTGTAGTGATAAATGTAGAGGTGAATTTTATGGTAACATTTGCTAAAAAAGGACATCCTAAGGATTGTGAATGCCGAATATGTGTATGGAATTTTTCAGATAGACGGAGGTAAGTAAAATGTCTAGAAAGAAAATGAAAACAAGAACAAACCCTAAGAAGGAAAAATATAGGGCACTTAAAACCCCTGATAGTGAGAAAGGCAGATATAAGCCAAAAGTTCCAGAACTAACACCCGAGCAAAGAAAACAAAAACTCTGGAATGAGAGAAAAATAAATCGGTTCTTTAGAAGAAGGAGGAGATGAAAATGAAAAGAGTTACGAAAAGTGAACTGATTATCTATGATAGTGGGTGTATTATGGGAGCCGATAATCTTTTTGAGAGAATTAAAAGGATTAATATTGATTATTCACAGGAGAACTTTTTAGTCTTTTATATGAACACCAAACACAAGATATTACATACCGAAATATTGTTTAAGGGCGGTTTAAATAGTAGCATAGTAGATTTAAGGACTTTATTTAGAAACACACTATTGCAAAACGCCCATAAAATTGTTGTTGCTCATAATCACCCGAGTGGAAATTTAACTCCTAGTGAAGAGGATTTAGATGTTTACAAGAATATGAAGGAAGCAGGTAAGATAATACAAATAGAGGTTCTTGATTTTGTAATTTTTAATAGGACCGAATTTTTTAGTTGTGGGAGGGAGTATGAATGAAAAACTATGAAATAAAATATTTAGCCCGTTTAAGTGGAACATTAAACGAGGAACAAGTAGCAGAACTAATGTTAGATATAGGGAACCCTAATGGACTAATTCTCAAAGGCATTAGAAAGATAGGAGTACATAAAAAGTGTTTATCTGTTTGTAAAAACCCCTATTGTTCTAATCAAATATCCGAGAATAGAACATTTTGTAAAGTATGCGCATATATAAACAAAATAGGATATCAACGTGGATATATTATTGGAAAGAACGGGTGGAGAAATAAATATGAGAAAAAGGCTAAAATTAAAATATGACCCACTCATTTCTTTTTTTTGTCCTGTATGTAAGAGCAAGACAAGACAGGCTAGAATAAACAATAAAAGAGTATGTGTGGGCTGTAATCTTTCTCTAACTCCCAATGAGTGTCTTATTATAGATAGGCGAGACAAGAATAAACATTTTAAACTAGGAACTGATTATATTTTACCTTCACATTATAAACTATAAGGAGGCGATAGAAATGCAAATTGGAACATTTAAGGAAGGCAACATTGATTTAGACCCGTGGCAATTATTAAAGTTAATAGCACTCATTCTTATTCAGGCGGGACTAGTTGGTTTTGTCATATTCTTTACCTTAATGCTTTTGGGCGGCATCATAGGTGCCGTCTGATTTTTTTTTGTTAGGATTTCTAGGGGCCGAGGCGAGGAGAGGTAGCAGAGTGACGCCGGTTCGTGATAGGCAGAAGGAGGCTTCTGAAAACCTATTAGAAGGCTCGAGTTTAGTTAGGAGGCTCGAAGGAAATATGGAGGCTCAATGACGGAAGCATACGACCGTACTAGTTCCGTTATCTAGCCTGGCCTGTCCTAGACTGGGCAATGCTCGCCCACCAAAAGATTTATAAAACTATCTAATTTAATTTTTCGGCTAATTGAGGAATGTTTTCTCCCAAATCGTGCCTGTTTATGCCCACCGATTTCCGAAATTATAGGACTTTTTATATACACACATCCGTGCGGAAGAACGTGCATCCTGTAGGTTTTCCGAAAATTGATTAAGTAACCGACCATAAAGTCGCCCAGAAAAAAACCAAAAAATTTATAAATGAATTTGATTTATAAGAGAATAACAATATAAATTATTTAAAACTGTAAAGGTGAGGACAGTATGGAAGAGATAGAAAAAGAAATTTTACAGGACGAACAAATTGAAGAAATGTTAGGATATTTCGAGTTTGATGAAAAAACTAAATCAATACCCGAAGAATTGCCTAAGGAATTCTATGAGCAACTTGAAGCAGATATAATTAAGGAGCAAACAGGAGAGGCTTATTTTGAAAGAATGAAAGAACTAGGTGAGATGTTATGAGAGTTCTTACTAAGGTAGGACAAACACCAAGAGAAGCATTAGAGGACGCATATCTTCAAGCATATAAAGAACTCGAAGTTACCGAACTAGATTTCTTATTTGATAATCCTAGAGAGTGGCATAATGTAAAGCAAATAGTAGGAGATATTATGGGGTGCATAATGTTTGGAAGAACTGTGCCAAAGAGGGCGTCCAGAATGACGCCGGTTCGAGAGGGAATGAAATTCCTAAGAGACCGACCAATTAGGACTTATCCCCGAAAGATAAAAAATAAAAGGCAGAAGCTAAATTATCTAAAAAATCTATTCCTAAATGGTGAAATTGACTTCGGAGTGTTCTGCGATTTAGCAGATATGATAGGAAACAGAACTAAAAAGAAAATATACCTTATGAAGGTGTTGTAAAAATGTCCCCATATATGAGTTATATATTAACAAACGACCCGACTATGACAGATTTGAGAGAAAAATACTTAGGAGTTCCAGAAACCCAAAAGGAAAAGGAAGCTAGAATAATAGCTATGGTTACAGAGAGAGTTACCGAAGAAATAAGAAAGGAGTTAAAAACTGAAAAACTCCTAATGGAGTTGATTTAACGTGAACGAAATCCAACTAACGGTGCTTGGAGAACTAACTCAAGAGATGAACTTATCTCCTAAAATAGTTGAAACAAGTATGAAACACCTTGAGAATCTAGAGGGACAAAAATGACAAAAGAAGAGGAATGGGAGAACAGATTTGACCTAACTGTCGGAGACAGAATGTTTTGGTGGGAGTTATGCTCACGAAATTTTTACAAGAGAGAGGTTTAGAAAAATGAAAGTAGGAGAATGTACTACACAAGAACAAATTGACGAAATTATAAGAATAAGAGCCGAAATATCCAAACTAAAAAGCCGAGTAAAAGAGTTGGAGGATAAAATTGTCCGACAAAATTATTGTTGAGGGATTACCGTTAGCAGAATTAGAAGAATTGCTTGCCCAAGTGGCAACACTTCAAAAGAAAAAAGAACGGTTAAATAGTTTAATTAATAAAATACTTGAAATTGCCGACGAGCAAATTCATATAATTCATTATGACAAGACATCAGCAAAAGTAAGAGGCTTAATAAGAGAATATAGACGAAAGACAATATAAAACATTGTGGAGGGAGAATGAAAAATGAGTATTAAATGTCCGATATGTGGAGAAATTACACCACCCAAACAACCCACACACAGAATAACTTATAAAGAGTTCACAAAAGAAGGCTCTAAAATTACAGGCGAGATAACTGTTTGTCAGAACTGTGGCAGTAGGCACAGAAAATTGGTTGAGGTGATTTAAATTGAATAATACCCAAGTATACGAAAGGTGTCCCAAGTGTGGACATTTTGAAATAAAAAACATTCTTTTTAATAACGGTTGTGAAGAATGTGGATATACAGGTGGAGAAATTGCTAGAACAGGATAGAAAATGCTACTTTGATGATATAGAGGTAGATGAAGATACCTATGAACATTATTTAATGGAGGCTAGACTAGAAAATGGCATATAAATATCCGGAAGGCACAGAAATCCTTTGCATTAAAAATGGAGAGCCTTTTGTAGCAGGAAGAATATATACTGTCTATCATAGTGAGAGGTGGAGAGAGGCTCACGGCTATAGGTTTAAAGATGTTGAGTGGGAAGAAGACCCGGGCTGGTCTCAGTCCTTTATTGAAAGTCCCGACTATTTTAAGAAAGTAGAGAAAAAGGTAACAAGTTGGAGAAAATTAATAGAATGAAATTCAAATTAGGATTTAAAGAGAGAGACCTAGAACTTAATAATATAAACTTCTGGAGGCGTCATTTAAATGGGGAGATTTAAAGTGGGAGACAAAATTAGATTTATTGAAAACGGAGACTTTTTACATAATGATTACGGTATTAGTGAAAGTTGTGCAGGTCATACGGGAACTATTGTTGCGGAATACAGGAACTCTGAATATAGTATCAGATGTTCCTGTGGAATATTATGGTTGGCTTTTGAAAGACATTTTACGTCCCCGAGAATAGATAATTGGAAAAAGGTAATAGAATGACAATAGACCCAGAAACGAAAGAAGAACACATTAGTCCCGTTGGATTAGAACATCAGGGACCCCAAATTAGTAAAGGAGGCATTTATTATGCTAACATTAAACTTAGGCATTGGATTATCTGTCTTATTCAAGACGCATACCCGGAACTAAAAGAACGTATGACTAACAACCCAAATGCCATTAACATCCTGTCGGCATTCATAGCTTTAGTTCCACTACAGACTAAGGGGAAACTAACTCCCGAGTTAAAAAGAAAAATATTAAAAAATTATAAACTAATATAGGTGATAAAATGACAACACTTTACAATAGTAGGTACGACCATTTTAGACGTGGTAGAGTAAGTATAGAAACTGCAGAAACAGGCAGAAGCAAGTGCCAGAAATGTAATAGAATAATAGGTAAGGGAGAGCCCCGACTTGTTTACGACGGATATAATTATAAATATTGGTGTAATGCCTGCACTTTAAGAGAGTTAAAAAGGGAATTTGAAAAATTAGAGAAAATCTTGAGTGTTTCTTGGAGAGCCCGAATAGAGGCAGAGCCAGAGGTGGAAAGATGAAACTAATCTTTAATATGTATATAAAGAGAGAAGATATGGGAAAAGAAGAGGCTAAGAAACTTGCAATAGAAACCGGTATAGCAATACAAGATTTTCAAATGAAATATCCTGTAGAGTTTGAAGGTGTTGAATTTGAAGATTGACCTATCTGTTTACAGTTTAGTTTTTCGAGCAAAAGAACTTAACTCAAAGTTCTCCCTAAAAGAGGGAGACTTAATCGTAGCTAGAAAGGAATGTCATAATGATATGGAAAAGAAAGTTGTAGAGGTAATACAAGTAAATCACCCAATAGAAAAAAAAGGATATGTAGTTAAAGTTTTAGAGAATATGGACACACGCCTATTACCGAGATTTTCCTCTGGAACAATTTGGAATATGAGGCATATGAAAAACTCTATACATACGGACTGCGACATATATAGAAAAACTAAAATAAAAAGTTGGAGGGAGAAAATAAGATGAAAATAACAACCGTGAATGGTAAAGAAATTAAGAAAGATATGCTTGAGGAACTGTCCCCAAGGATAGAGGATATTAGAAAATGGTTTGAGAAACAAGAGTTTTATAAAACGGATGAATTATGTCCAGATTATTTTGAACTAATCTATTCTCCGGAATGTATTAAATTAATTAAATCCAGAGTAGACCTTACTATGCTAACAGAAATAAATCCTGAGGCTGTTAATTGGTATGACTTAATAAGACAAAACGAAAGGGAGGTAGAAGATATGAGTCCGGAAATACTAGAGAAACGATATGAATTTGAAGAAACAGGCATTTGTGAAGAACACATATTAGTACCCACAACGCCGTTCAAGACAGCTGCCGGAGAATTTAAAGTAGAGAACTGTGCAATATGTAGACAGGCATGGGTAACAATAGGAGAAACAACTTACCAAGACGATTTACTTAAATTACTTAGGTGGATAGCATACATAAGCATTAAACAGGAGCAAAAAGAGAAGAATGTTAAAGACATTATGAACTTATTGGGGCTCGAAGAAGAAAAGAAACAACAAATAATAGTGGGCGATTTAATGACTACAACAAACCCGTCTAAAGAACTAATGGAGATAATTTAAATGGAAAATTTTACCTTTGGTGATATAGAAATAGGAGATAAGTTACTAATGGGAGAACGACAACGCAGAATTAGTTTTCCTGTTGTTGAAATTCATAAAAAATCTAATAAGGTCTCAATTAGAAAGTTAAGCGGATATATATATAAAGTAAATCCTCTAAAATATTCGGCACTTAGAAAGTCCAAAAAGAAAAAAGTTAAATCTTGGAAAAGGTTAATAGAATGAAAAGTATTAAAGTCAAAAACTTTATAATAGAAGAAGGAGATATATTAGGAAATAACCATTATTGGTATAAGGTTTTGAAACTTTATCTTCCCAAGAAGAAAGGCTGTTTTATAGCACAGCTTGTTCAAATCGAAAATAACAAAGAGAAAGGGCTTCCATTTGATTATGAGGACTTTGATTGGATTACAAAAATAAAGAAATCTAAAATTAAAAATTGGAGGGAGTACATTGAATAAAGAAATTAAAATAGGCGATGAAGCAAGAATAAATCCTGACATTACTTGTGAACTATGCGGAGCTAGAGAGGTACTTGTTAAAACTAATTTAGGAACTTGGGTGTCTAATCTAATTTACTATATGGGACAACTTGTTTGTAAGGACAGAGCAGATTGTATTAGAGCTCGGGAACTTAATAGCATAGGAGTTTACGGTATTGATAACGGAATTATAGTTGAACAAAATGGAGAAACTATTTTTGAGGCGTTTAAAGAAAAATGATTAAACTAACGGCAGAACAAATCTATAATTTATTTGTCCACAGAAAGGATGTATTCGCAAGACAATACAAAGGTGGCTTTTATATTCCCGTTAGAAGACCCATAACAGTTGCAGATATAGAAAAACATTTAAGAGGAGAGGCAACATATGGACTGTATTGTTTAGATTTAGATAATACAATAAAGTGGGCTTGTATAGATTTAGACGCAGATATAAAGGGAGAGAATAAGGAAGCAGAGTTACGCCGGATGGAAAAAGACAGCAAAGTTATTTATGAATTATTCCACGATTTCCCTAGAATGAGAGAGTTTAGTGGTAGAAAAGGTTATCATATTTGGATATTTTTTAATCCGCCCGTAACAGCAGAATTTGGGAGAACTTTAGTTCGTGCTAGACTAAATAGCATTCAGGCCCTAAAACACGAGGTATATCCGAAACAAACTGAACTAAATAAAAATCGAAAGTATGGAAATTTAGTTAAAATTCCGCAAGCAGTTCATCAGGTTTCAGGAAAACGAAGTAAAATACTTGAAATGTGGGGTATAAGACTATGAGAAAGTTCAAGATAGGAGATAGAGTAAAATTAATTAACAAAGATATGGTGTTTTTTAAAGTGGGAGAAACGGGTACTATAAGATGTTTTTACGAGGGTGCTAGACCAGATGTGGGAGTTGAATGGGATACTAAAAGTAATCATAGACACTCTTTACACGGAAACTGCAAAGAAGGATACGGCTATTATGTTTTTGAGGAAGATTTAGAACTAGAAAAGATAAAAAGCTGGAGGGAACTGTTAAAATGAAATTTAAGGTTGGAGAGATAGTAAGACAAATAAAAAATCTATCGAAAAGTGAAGACCCGTTATGTGAGATAGTGGAAATAAGAAAAATCGGAAAAAAAACAGAAATAGTGCATAGGCACTTAAATAAGGATTTTACATCTAGTGCCCTTGAAGACAACTTTGAAAAAGTTGAAATTGATAATTGGAGGAAGATTATTGACGTTTGAAACGATTATTCGGAAAGAGGACTGTTCCCAAGAAAAGCAAAACATTTATAAATAAAACTGATTTACTAGAGAATAACAAAAAATTAACTTATGGTAACAGCAAAACGGAGAATAAAATGTTTAAGAAATTTGAATTAGCTAGACAAATGTATAATCAGTATTGGGGCTATCTGACACCGTTCCAAAAACGAAACGTTGTACAGGCATTAAATAATAATAAAACTATTATTAAACCAAGAAAAACAGTTTCGTCGGTTAAAAAAACCAAATTAGCTGATAAATATAAGGCAATAAGAAAGAAAGATTGTCCTAATAAAATTCGTGTAAATAATTTAATTGCAGATTTAATAAAAAAGGACTCACGCTTAAAAAAGGGAACTGCTCTAATTTTAGACGCAGAAACTACCCTTACTTTAAGAACTCTGTTAGCTATCGGGTATCCCAAGTATTTGATAGATAGTGTCAATTATATTGAGGACACCTATAAACAAATCAAGGCACATCACCGTCAAACCTATCATATGCTATTAGGCGACTATATAGATATGATAGGTAAGATACCCGAAAATAAACATTCAGTTACGGTTGCGTTTCCAGATTATTGTTGTAGTATTAAAGGAAATAAAGATATGAAACCAAGAGAGGACTTAATCAAGTTTTTCACTTATAAGTTATTAGCTAAACCTAGTTTATTAGCCATAACTTTCTCTTGGAGAGCAGGGAAGAAAGAGGTGAAAGAAGGGCATTTCGAGTCCCTAACTAAATTAGATAATTTAATAACTCAAACTGCGAAAGATAACGGCTATCTAGCAGTTATTAAAGACGGACTATCTTATAAAGGTAGTATGTTTTTTAGAATATATAAAATACATTAGTTATGTTTCTGGCACGAAAAGGTAAGCCCAGTTAGTAGGACGAAGAATAGTATCTCGTGTTTTTAACGAGAGAAGGTAGTAGTCTATTTGATACGTGTTTGGTACGGATCCGGGGGACATTTTAGTCCCCCTTCATTTTTATTTTCCCTTATCGGGGATTAGGGAAGTTAAAATATGTCCCCACAAAAAAACAGTATTGGAGGTGTCCGCAAAATGGCTACAAAAGGACAATTAGCTAGACAGATGTATGGTAAAGCACTATACGAGTTGTCAGCAGGAGAGAAAGCCGCAGTAACAAGAGCATTTAACTCACAAGGAGCTTCTAGCTCAAGTGCCACAGTTACAGCTGAAGTGGGAAGAATTGGTGTCAATGGCACCCAAAGATGTATTTTATCCGAGGGTGAAACAGTTGGCGAGTTAATCGAGCAGTCAGGCTTCAAACTTGACAGCAAGAAAGAAGGAGTTGTTGCTCAATCAACCGGAAAGAGGGTTTTACTTTCTGAACCTGTTGTACACGGGGAAACCTATGTTATAACACCAGAAATAAAATCAGCTTAAATAAATTTTTTGGGGCATTTGCCCCACTTTTCATATTCATTATACAATAAACGGAGGATTAAAATGATAAAAACATTTGATAAATTTGTATTGGAAAGCTTTATAAGGGAAACTATGAAAGCTTATACTTATAAATGGATAGACGACAACACCCTAGAATTTTATAAAAAAGACAAGGTTGTTGGAAAATATAAATTAGATAATACACGCATAGAAGCAAAAGGAAAAGTAATAGAGAAATTTCTTAAAAACTTAATTAAACAAAAAGAAGAGGCAGATAAGAACAAACTAACAAAACAGAAAGCCGCAAAAAGTGTATTCAAAACAATTTATAACGATTTGAATAGCTACAACGGACTTGCAGATAATTATATTATGTTTGACCTTATGAATAAACAGTTTAAAAAAATAGGGGTTGAAGAGGTCATAATTAGAAAAACAATAAATTCAAATAATCTAGCGCCTAAGAAAATAACTTTAAATATGGACGGAAATCCACAAGAAAGAATAAGCGTTTACAATGATGAAGGATATTATACTAGATTAAGGGATTTTCTGTTTGCAGAATACGAACACGACGTTAAGGAAAAATCTAGTTTTTATGTTTCTAACAAGCCGAAGTGGCTTTTTCAAGCCGAGAACGAGAAAATAAAAGATATTAAACTCCGAAATATGTTAGTTGGAAGATATTATCTGGAAAGAAACTTTATACATTTGTACTTTAATCCGTTTTTAGTTAAAAAAATTCTTCCATTAGGGTCCGTTATGCCAAAGATATTTATAGAGTTATTTAAGGAGTTACAAAAACTAAATATTAAGGTACGAGATACCTCAAGTTTCTCTAAAAAAATGTTTGTTGCAACATTTTTAGAAGGTTCCAGAAAAAGACTAAAAAGACTAATTCAGGATAAAAAAGATAATATAAATAGAATAAGTGATAGAGAAACCCAAATTAGATTAGCCTTAGAAAGGCTTGCAGAGATAGAAGAAGAAACCGCTTTTATTGAAAAGAATATTCGTATGAAAGGAAAAGGAATGCTTAAGGAACTAGACACAGTTAGAAAGCTAAAATTCATAAAAGATTTAAAAATGGGCACAGATTACATAGAATTAAAATATGTTCCCACAACTTTAACTTTCTCTGATTTTAAACGTTCAGATAGGGGAAAGGGATATGGGAAGAGAACAATTTATCTAGGAGAGATAACTGCAAGAATAACTCCCGGAAGTTTCACTATTAAAAACTCAATTAATATAGACAGAGGCGGACACGCACATTCTCACGCAGACGGAAATCCCGGAAGTCCCTGTTTTGGTAGTGGGGGTGGAAGAAATAAAATATATGAACTGCTTTCCCAAAACAAGTTTACCGAACTTGCCAAGATACTTTGGTTTTGGATTAAAACCCACAGAAACGAAGGTGCATATGTGAAGATGTGGACTATTTATGACTATATGTTGAGCAACGGTTATCCTGTTTGGGACGAAAAGGGCAACAGAATTAAAATTAATGACGCAAAGAGGCTGAAATCCAAAGAGCAAAGAAAGTTAGATAAGTCCTCAAAATATGCGACTAATATAAAGAAATTCGCCGATTTCAAATTGGTGTAAATGGAGGGAATTTAAATGGAATATAAAGCAAAAGTAGTTTTGTCCTATGATGTATATAGGAGAATAAAGTGGCTAACTCACAATTTCGATAAGGAGATAGCTGCGGTGGGGACCGGAAAAATCCGAAAAAATGTCAATGACGAGGAGAAACATTTTTACATAAGTAAATTATATTTTCCAAATCAGAAAGTTACCGGAGCAAGTGTCCACATTACACAAGAAATGTGGGGAGATATTATCAAGAAAGTTCCTAAAGAAGAGTGGGGAGATATATGCTTCTATTGGCATAAACATCCCGGAAGTGCAAGTCATTCATCCGTAGATGAAGAAGATACATTTGAAACTTTTATGTCTCCAGAGGCGGGACGTAAGTGGTTTGTTTTCTTGCAAACGGCGGCAAAAGGAGAAGATAGTATGGATATAGAATTAAGAATAGAATTGAGAGAGCCCATTAGAGCAACTCTTTTAGGTAAATCTGTTACTAAATTAACTTATGAGATAACAAAAGAAGAACTTAAACTTAGGGACAAGATAGAGAAACTACAGGAGAAAATTGAGGAATTAAGAAACAAACCAAATGAAAGACTAAAGAAGGAGTTGGAAGAAATAATAGAGAATTGTGTAGAGAAGGACGATTTCTGGAATAAAGATAATTCATATAGAAGAGGCAACTATTATAATTCTTCAAGAGGTCCGCCACCGGAAGACTCCGATATTATAGCATTAAGATTACTCTTTGAGAAAGGAGAACAAAATTCAGAGTATATGAACAACGATACTCTTATGGGAGTTCCAACTAGAGATGAAGAAAAGGTTAGTATAGAATTTAAGAGTGGAGGAGTTTTAATAAAGGCTGGAAAGATGTTTCGTTCAGTTTTACAAAACGCCCTTAAACCGAAAGAAGGTAAATTGGCTAGTGTAGTCAAGAGGTTTACAATAATAGAGCCAAAAGAAAGTAAAATATTTTACACATACAAACTACAACCAATGAAAAAGGCGTATAAAGTCTTAAAGACAGTAATGAAAAGGCTATTTATAGCTTATAATGACGCCCTATTAGCTAAATGGGAGAATGAGGGAAGACTGGAGACCCCAAAGAGTGAGCCCCAGAAAATAGAAACGAAAAAGAATTTTAAGAAGCCTTTAACTTTAACTCTAAAGAACACACCATTAATAAATGATGTTCTTTCCGAATTAGAAATGGTTGCGGACTTGGATTGGACAAGTAAAAGATATGCTATCGCATATCAGAGAGGAGAAAAGAAGAATAATAAGTTTGTTCTGGGGTCAGTCTTTAATACCGAACATACTTTGTTAATCTCGGGCGACGATATTGTTTCAATTACTAATGCTATAATAGCCGAGCTCTCCGAACAAAAAAATTATTCAGGTGATAAAGTTGAAGAAAAACCAAAAGCAAGAGCAAAAGCTTCCTGAAACAAACGAACAAAACGAATTAAATCTCTCAAGGCAAAGTAAACTAATTCCAAAAGATAAAATAACCCAATATACATTAAAAGTATTTGGTGTAGGAAGTATTGGTAGTCATTTTGTCAAAACGGCTGCAAAGACAGGATTTACTAATATTGAAGTCTTTGATACCGATATTGTGGAAGAAGAAAACATTGCCGCCCAAGCATTTGACTTTAGACATATTGGAATGAAGAAAGTTGAGGCTATGAAAGAGATAGTTCTTGAAGGAGCGGGAGTTGAGATAATAGCAACTCACGGAACAGTAACAAAAGAAACAGATATAGTTCCGGAACCAAATACTATTTATTGTTGTTTCTTTGATAGTATGGAGGGAAGAAAAATAGTATTTGAAAAAGTCAAAGATTTTCCTGTAGTCTTCGTGGACGGAAGAATAGGAAGATATGATATGCGACATTATCTAGTAGATTGTTCCGACAAAAACGAGGTACAAATATATGGAGATACACTAAACGTTAAAGGCGTTTCAGATTTGGCTTGTGGAGAGAAAGCAAGTGCGCCCATAAATGTCCAGATAGCAGGAATGATAGTAATGAATATAGTGAACTTTATTTCGGGTAAAGATTACACTAAAAGATTTATCGGCAATGCAGCCACTCCTAAAACATCAATCCATATTTTAGAAATTAAGGAGAAAAAAGAAGAACTATTATATGACGTATCTCAAGAAATAGAGGAAGAAATCTCATTAGAACTAGATGATGATGAATTCCCTTTAGCAGAACTAGTAGCTGATAATACCGATGAAGTTAAAGAGGATGAAGATAATGAAACAGAAGACGAAGAAGAGGCTAATGAAATCGAAGAAGAACCTATCGAAGAAGAACATTGAGGAAGATATGTTTTTACTTTCTGTTTGGGAAAAATATGAGAGCAAATATAAGGGACTCCATTGTCCGGAATGTGAGGCACAAATAAGTGAAAAACTAGTTAATGATTATGATATGTTCACCTGTCCAAAGTGCGATACTAGAATAGAGGTTGTAAACAGAGATACCGAACATTTAATTTCAATAAAAGATTTTAGTAATAAACCAATATCACAGTGCCTGCAATGTGAAAGACTTATAACAGAGGAAATGGCTATTCAAGACGTATTTTATTGTGTGTGTGGTGCCCAACTACTTGTTGTTTCACGAGACCCTTTTGAGATAGCAACATACTTATAGGTGATATGAATGGAGAAAAAAGATTTTTTAAAGCTAGTTTCAAAAATATATGAGGATAAATTTGAACAATTAAAAGTAATGTCAAAGGATGGCTCAAAAGTATTTAATGTTGCAGGAATAAAAGTGGGTTGCCCGAGATGTGGAGTTTCTATGTATTGGAATAGTCCAAGACCGGGAGATGTTCAAGCCTGTAAACAATGTTATTTTGAATTTAAATGTATAAGTATTAATCCATTTAAAATTGAACTCACAGAAGAATGGGCAAGTTTCCAAAAATATTGGGAGTAGGTGAAAAACAAAATGGCTTACTATTGTGAAAATTGTGATAATGCCGAAGAGTTTGAAGTGTGGGCAGAATTTACTGAGTGGGGAACAGAACAACTCTTTATAGATGGAGAGGGCTCTATCCAAGATTATGGAGAGAGAGAAACCTCGGACTCCGAGAGTGGAGAATGGGGTCCGGTGGAATGTAGTAGATGTGGAGAAGAGGCAGAAGAATTAACCGATGAGGAAATAATGGAGATTAGAAACAGGGGAAGAGAGCCAGAAGAAGAGGTGCCCAGAGTGACGCCGGATAAACGGAAAAATTGGAAAAATATAATAGAGGGTAATGAAAAATCGTAAAAAAACACTCTTCGGATAGAGAACTTTTGAAATTAGTGGAAGATTTTTATATTTTGAGATTTTCGGATGACTGGGTAATTTGTCCCTTTTGTGAAACAGAGTTAGAATTTAAAAAGGAAGAATTGCCTATTGAGTTAGGCGACACATTTAATTGCCCGAGTTGTGGAATAGGTTTGGAAATTGTAGAACTGACACCATTAGAGGCTGAACCGATTTTTGATTAGATAATAATACTTGAGATTATGCAAAAAAACACCATATTAGGGTTAAAAAGAACAAAGCCTTGCTCTGATGGGTTTGTTTGCCGACACGAAAACATATTAGGGGAAGAAAATTTCAGAGCAATATGCCTAATGTGTGGATACGGAGCCTATTGTGTTTTTGCAAGATAATTTCAGGTTAAAAATGTGGTGGTAATACTATGAAAAAAATAGAAATGAAAAATAAGGAAGATTTAGAACTCCTTTCAAGAGTTCTTGATGTGCCCATAAAAAGTTGTGTAATATTTGAGAATATAGTATTTACTCTGACAGAGGAAGCAGAATTAGACAAGCAAATTTCTGAGGAAGACTTAGACGACCTAGTTGATAGACATTCTAAAATGTTAGACGAGTTTGAAGAGGAAGAAGATTCCCAAAAAGAAATTAAAACCTTATCTATTTAAAATGCCACAGATAAATATACAGTTAGGAGAAATTACTGCTATAATTAATTTTGAAAGTGATAAGGAATTAAATAAAGATGAGAAAATTAAGATAATTAAGATTTTAAGAGGGGAAATATTAACAATTTTGAAACTAAAGAGAGAGTTCCCCTATCTCACACTTAAAAGCAATGGAACATTAATATGGGACGGAGAAAAATATCTATCTAGACCGGGTGTCTTTGGAGGAATTTATTATGAATAAAATAAATTGGAAAAAACAGTTAGAACTTCCGTCTGTAGGAGATATATATAGACTAAAAATAGCTATTGATATATCTGAATGGAGTTTTAATCCCGGAGAAGAAGGTTATTTTGAAAATTTGTGGATAGTACAAAGTACTAACGCTCCGGGCAAAGTTGCCCGTATTGAACTAACAGATATGAAAAATAAAGAAATAGTATGGTGGGTTTCATTAAAGTTTCTAAAGAAAAATTTTGTTAAAACATAACCTTTGTCCTATAAAAAATCGAAACATTTATAAAGATTAATAGACTAAAAGAGAATAGAGATTAAAAATGAAAACTTTAACAAAAGAGGAACTAGATAAAATGCTTGGACTAATACCTACACAATTCTGCGATAATGTTAAGCTTGCCGAATTGTGGCTACCTGTAATAGTAAAATACGCTTAAGGAGAACAATATGGTATCAATAGCACCCGCCAAAAGCAGTAGAACAACCTGCAAGATATGTAAAAAGAAAATTAAAAAAGGAGAATTAAGAGCAACTTATACAAGTTGGAGAGTTGGATATTATCCGTCTAATAGTTATAAATGTTATGAATGTTATAGAGGGCCGATTAGTTGGAAAGAAAGAATAGGTTAAAATGAAAACTCCAAAATTTAAAGTAGGAGATTTGCTCAGATGTAAAAAAATTCGAATAAAAAATGACTATGCTGGAGAGGGATATGAAGAAGGTCTTATTATTAAGGTTGAAGAAGTTGTTGTATATTCAGATGTGGTTGTATATTTTCCCGGGAAAAACGGTGACGGGGTTTTTGAACGTTTTTTAGAATATGATAAAATAAATAATTGGAGGCAAGTAATATGTCAGAAGGAAAAGAATTGAAAGTTGCTTTAAAGGAAGAGCCTTTAAAGCCACAGAAAAGATTAAGCCCCACAAGTATTAATACTTACTTTGAATGTCCTAGAAAGTATTTTTATACTTATATAGCTAAAATTAAGATAAAACCTAGTATTCACTTGGTAAAGGGAATGGTAGTGCATAAAGCACTAGAAGATTTCTTTAGAGGTTACAGAAAGAATTTAGAAGAACATATGGTTAAGAGGCTGGAAAACGCTTGGAAAAAACATTATAAAGACCTTAGAGATTTGGAATTACCAGCTGAGGAACTGGAAACGGCAAAAGAAGATTGTTTAGGAATGGTAACAGAATATTACATCGCCTTAGATAGAAAGATGAAGATGTTACAAAAAGTAGGAAAAGCAAGTAACGAGGCACACGCATATTACTTATTGAAGCCCAAGTTCAGAGAACTTTGGATAGAAGATAAGGACTTGCATTTGTGTGGATATATAGACAGAGTACATCAGGACTATGACGGAATAGTAACACTTGGAGATTACAAAACAAGCAGTAAATACGGTGTGGGATTAGAAAGCAAATATAAAAGACAATTAGCCTTATACTCTCTTCTGTACGCAAATAAAGAGAAGAGTTTGCCCCACTATGTTGCAGTTATTTTTCTGCGATATGGAGAGGAATACCTTCTCGAGGTGACACCATCGCTCCTAAAATTAGCACGTGAAACTGTTAGATATGTTTACGGGCATACTCGTTCTGTTGATATAGAAGACTATCCCCTTAAGGAGGGGAAGTTATGTCGGTGGTGCACCTTTAATAAGATTTGCTCTGGAGAGGAAGAATGGGAGAAAGTTCTGAGGGAGCAGAAACTAAAGAAAATTGTAGAGGAACGAGAGAAAAAAGAAAAGAAAGAAAAATCTAAAAAGGTAGAGGAAGATGTTTTATGACCAAATGACCATTACTGTAATGTGGTGGCTTATCTTTTCAGGAATGATATTTTGGATATTAATACTTTCAGTATTAATAGAAGAATATAAATATGAATTAAAGGAATATTGGAATATCCTTTGTTCATTACTCAAACTTTGGAAGAAAAGACCCGAGAAAATTAAATCGTGGAGGAAGAGAATAGAATGAAATTCAAAGTTGGAGATAAAGTAAATGTTATAGATTATATAAATGTCGATATTTCAACGGGGAGAATAGAGAAAGTGCCTGTTGAAGATATAGAATACCCCTGGGCAAAAGTAATAGAGGAGAAAATTGAATGTGAAATAAAAAACATTGAGAAAGAGGAGAACTATCCATATATTGTTAAGGTTTATATTCCAGAGGATGACGACTATTATAGTGAGGGTTTTACAGAAACGGAACTAGAGCATATTAAGATTAAAAATTGGAAACTAAAATTGGAAGGGCGTTTGTAATGCCCCAATAGTAAAATAAATGGGAGGAGTCTAGTTCAATAGGCAGAACATCTTGTTAGAAGGTTAAGGGTTCGAGTCCCTTGGCTCCTCGCCTATCGATTTAGATTTTGGGGACACGGGCTGTAGGTGAAGATGGCGTCACGCCCGCCTTGCAAGCGGGAGACGGGGAGTTCGAGTCTCCCACAGTCCACTTTAGAGGTAAATAAAATGATATGGTTCACCGCAGATTATCATCTCGGACACAAGAACATTATAAAGTATTGTGAACGCCCTTTTAAGAATGTAAAGGAGATGGACAAAACTATTATAAGAAATCATAATTCACGAGTGAAACCAAACGATACGGTTTATTTTTTGGGAGACTTTTGTTTTAGAAACACTAATAAGGATAGAAAAGCAGAACGATACATTAAAAAACTTAACGGAAGATTTGTCTTTATAAGAGGTAACCACGATAACAATAACTCTTTAAAGACTAGACTTTATGCCTGTATAATAAATATGGGGAATATGTCCATTTTTTTAGTTCATAATCCTATAAATTATATGAAGAACTATCATATGACGTTTCACGGGCACGTTCACGGATTATGGAAGTTCAAATACGAAAAAGATAATCACCCGTTGGTAAATGTAGGCGTAGATGTATGGAACTTTATGCCTGTTACGTTTAATGAGATTATGAAAGAGTTTCAAAGGTGGAAGAAAATAGAAAACCAATATTTAAAAAAATAGAGGTGAAATACAAATGAAAAAGAAACATAAAATACTAAAGTATGAACCCAGCAAATCTTGGAAATTTAGACAAGAGTGGGGACGAAAAGGCTATGAACTGATTAACATAACACCGCTTTGTGAAGCAAAATTAGGAGTCAGCGGAAGCTGTAACGACTTTAATGAACCCGATGAAAGCATACATCATATACAATTATGGTATAGGGACGAAGTAATAGCAAATATAGTAGATGGAATAGAAATTATAGACGAAGATAAATATTGTTACTTTCTAACCGACAAATGGAAAGGAGACAAGATTTCGGATTTTATAATATTTAGAAAAGTGAGTAAACCAATATGAGAACAATTGAAGGATTTATGATAAAAGTTAGTTGCTCTAGATGTGGAACATATCTTTACACCCACGACGATATTAGAGGACTTAGACAAGAGTTAGAATTGTTTCCGCTTGTTTGTGGAAAATGTGGTTTTAATGAAAGAATAAAGGCAAGAACTGTTCATAGAAGAATACTAGACGGTGCTATGGTGGAGGCGTAAAATGAAAACGTGGGAACAGAGAAGAGAGAAGGCAATAAGAGACGGCTGTTATTCTCTTAATGAGACCTCTAGAATAAAATTAGCATTATCTTTTAAAGAGATAAAAGAAAGGCTAAAAGATAAAGAGATATTTAGGGAGTCCACGTTTGAGGGCGTTGTACGACACTTAAAAAGTGAGGTCTATTTAAAGAGAATTAGAAACACTAAAAAGGATTTGACGGAAGGAATGTTTGACTATGAGATTAGTTTAAGAGAAATGTTCCAAAAATTATTTTGGGAAGAATATGTTTATAGCTACGACATTTGGGACGATACTGATTTAAAACAAGTTCAAAAACGGGCTGAAATCTTAACAAAGATAAAAAACTTTCTAGATAAGAACCCAAAGTATCTAGAATATTGTGGGAGCAGATACCAAAATTCGGAACTATGGAATAAAATTAAAAGATTAACGGGAATGACTCTCTCTATGAGAGCCTGGGGCGGTTTGATGGCAGCCTATATGAACTCTAAAATAGAAAAAAGAAAGTACGATTATATGAGTTACTATTATAATTGGTGAACGAAATGGAAGATAAAATGAAAGAATTTTGGGACAAATATGTAGAGGACGAATTACATAAAGAGAAAACTCTTGAACCGATAATTAAGAATATAGAGAAAATATTTACAGTAAAGAACATAAAAACTAGAAGGCAAGCTCTAGCTCTTATTTTAAGAGGCTATTTTGATGATTTATTAGAATATTGTAATCAGTTTGAGGAAGAATGAAAACAATTAAAGAAATTTTATTCTGTTGGTTATTGGGCTATCACAAGATAGAACAAAGGAGTCTTACAGTTAAAGAGAGAGAACAAGATATAAACATTAGTTGGTTTTTCTGTCCTATCTGTGAACATAATTTCTTTGCTTATGAAGAAGATGAAGAGGAGTATGAATTACAGATGAACGTAAGTGAGAAACTTACCGACCAATTATTTATAGACAGGGTTTTAGGTGATAAAATATGGAGGAAGTAGTATTAGAATATATTGATGATACGGATAGAGTTGCTGTAGTTCCCGTTTATGATAAAGAAACCAAATCAATAGGAAGTCCCATAGAGGTTACAACAAAGTTTGACGCAGAAGAAAAGTATTCTGTGATAGGTTATATAATAGACGGCGAAGTACAGTTGCACGAAGAAACGGAAGACTACGAAATAGACTATTATTCGGAATTTGGAATAGAAGAAGATGACTAAAAAACCTAAGTTTAGAATCGGAGATAGAGTTGTCGTAGCCCGCAACAAGTTCAATGGGGGCGACTATCCAATAGGAACAGAACTAGTTGTAAAAGAGATTTTATCTGACTCAATAGCGGGTATTTACTGTTATTTCTTTATAAACAAATATATAGGAGTATATGAGCCCAATCTAGAGTTGGCAAAAATATCTTCTTGGAAAAAAGTTATTTGTCCTTAGTCCTATTCCTAAACGAAACATTTATATAGTTAAAGATTTATTATTATTTCTATGGTGAGTTTATGGCTAGACTTAAAGCACTTGATAAGGCATTTCTTTTAGTTAAAAATGAAAATGTTTTTAACAGCAGTGAGACGCCTAACTACGAATATTGGATAGTGAAAGGCAATGGTAGACCCACTTATGATGTTATTTACCATAAGAGAAAAGACATTTACACTTGCGGATGTAAGAATATGCGATTACTGCCCTGTAGTCATATATTAGCAGTTAAGATAGTTAAAGGGGAAATAAATGGAAAAAATAATAAGACCTATAAAAGAAATAGTTTGGAACTTGTTCTTTAGGAACGATATCGTATTTGTACAAAACCATTATGTTCCGGCACAACAATTACAGTTAATAGCAGAATTAGAAACTACCTTAGATATGGTAAAACAATTACAGAAAAATTCAGAAGAAGAAAACAAGGAACTAGAAAAGTATATTACAGAACTTGAGGAAAAAATTAGAGTACTTAAAAACGAAGAACGAACAGTTACCAAACCCGAGTGGCTAAAGTATGCTAGTGTTTTCATTCCGAAGGTTATAGTGCCTTCAAAATACGGAGACAGAACAGTTTCTATACAACCTAATGATATATATACAAGTTCTAACAGAATAAGAAATATAGTAGCACAAAATAAATGGAAGAAACTTTATATGTCCGACAAGAAAGCCTGTGCTTATGAAATTTGGAAATATGTAATAAAGGCTATAAAATACGAACTAGATAAGTCAGAGGATTGGAGATATAGTCCTACTACACTAGCATATGAGAAAGGTGATTGTGAAGACGGAACCATACTATTTCTAGACCTTGCTAAAGAAGCCGGTTTTAAGGCGGATGAAGTTTTTAATGGACTGGGGTGGGTAAAAACCAATAGTGGAAACTTTGGACACTCCTTTCCAATATTAAACTATGGAGAAGGCTGGTTTATTTATGAAACTACCATTGACTATGTGCCAAGCTCTCCTATGAAGTTCGACGGAAGTAACTATGACGCTTCTTTTGGAGTAGTGAATTGGAGATTTGCTGGAAAGATAAACAATTCCAAGCAACAAATATAGGTGAGAAGAATGGTTAAAGAAAAGATACACCGTGGAAAGGCTAAACAATCTGCTATAAACGAATTGTGGAAAGAACACGAAAAGAAAGAGAAAGAGAAACAACGAAAAATAAAGCGATTTAAAGCATATAAAATTTTAGACTAGTATTTATACTAGAAAGAAAAAATAATTGAGTTTTGGTATGTTTACCTGCTCCCAGTGGCAAAATTATGAAACAGTTGATTACCAATGAGAAAAACACACCATTTAATAAACATCTTTAATAATATATGTATGTTGTTAATAGTAGTTATAACAGTATTAAGAATGTTTTAACAACCTATATATGTTTTAAGACTAGTTATATATTTTTAACGAACAGTTATATAACATCGTTGATGGCGTTATTCGTCATATAACTAAGGGAGGCGATTCATTTTGGGAATACCGGAAACATTTGAAGTCATTTGGAGCGGCTGTAACCATACAGAGAAAGAACGTGGCTCTGTCTTTGATGGTGATTATAACCGTTTCTGTGCTAAATGTGGCAATCTATTGACAGGCACTTGGCAGTGTATTTTGTGTAATGTAAAGCCAATTAAGATAGACATAGATGTCGAAAAGATAAAAGCACAACTAGAGATTTGTCCTAAGTGTGGAGAATTTTTTAATTATCAACTTAGATAGGACAATGGACGAGATTTTAACATTAGAGGAAACAGTACGGCTTCTTCTAGAAGAGAAAATAGAGTTTGTTGATTTTCTTAGCGGACCGCCCCAAATAAGACTTTTTGAGCACAATACGTGCCACTATTATAGACTTAATCTGGACAGGAGACCATTGGTTTATGAACATTATGCTTCCCATTATGTAGGTGAGATGAATGAAAAAACAGGAAAGAATAAATCAGGCTATGAGATTATTGAATAGTTCTTTTAGGACCGACTTTAATTCTATTAGATTAAACACACACAACACTTTAGAACACGAAATAAGTAAACTTATAGAAGCTTATAGACTTATTAAAGATGATAAGAAGAAAGTTATTACAGAGGCGATATTCCATAATGGAACTAGAGCGGACATATTTATTCCAGAGGACTTTAGAGTGATAGAAATTCTACACTCTGAAAAGGAAGCAGAGGCTCTAGAAAAGACTGGAACATATCCTGAACAACTTGATATTACTCTTAAGACAAGTGAAGAGGTTTTAAAAAATGCCGGAAATTTATTTTACCAATGATAGAAGCATAATTGATACTTTTTATGACTTTTATTTAACGGACAATATTTCTTCTCAAGAAACAGCTGAAACTGATAATATTTTAAGTAAATTAACAGAGAAATACGGGCTTGCAAACATATATATAGATTTTGATTTAACACAAGAGATAATCAATATTACTTGCGTATCAAAAGAGAATACCGCTTATAAGACTGGGATAACAATGCGATTATATAATGAGGCGATGGACAAGATACATTTAATTGAGAACAGTATTAAAAAAGCTGTGCATTTTTTAGACATTTCTAAAAAAATCTCTTGGAGAGAAATAATAGAGAGGCGATGAAAAGTGAAAGAAATACAATGTAAACACTATAAGGGAGATGGTTATGGATATGAAATAAGTAAGGAAGAAAAGTTATTTCTATGTAATCAATGCCACTTAAATCTAGTAAAGGAACTGTTTGGACAGGTGGCTATAGAATATTTCATATCAGATTTCTTTAAAAACAAAGAGGTGAGAGAAAATTCTGATTAGTTTTTTATTTAAACAAGATATAGAAAAGATATTAAACTGTGGATTTGTAAGATTTGAGGGGGACTTAGACTCGTCGAAGGGATTAACATTCGTTCTCGGTCAGTCCAAACCAATAAACCTTATAAATCTAGACGCTTTACAATGGAAAGGTCTTCTAACTCTTGGAGAAGATGTTTTTATTAACTCATTATCAAATACCATTATCCACGAGAACTGTCACGGAATAATAAAAACAAGTGAAATAGAGGGCAGAGTGACGTCGGATGGAGAAGAGAGAGTTTGTAGACTACTTGCAGAACAGGAAGAGATTAATGGGAACAAGGGCTCCGCCCATATAAAAGCGAAACATTTAAATAGTAGAAGTAACATTTAGTTCTATATTATATTGGGTTTAGGGCAATGAAAGTCATATTAAACGAAAGTGATGTAAGAGACCTTATCGAGAAGAGTTTCGAGGGCGTCAAGAAAGTAGAGTTTAAATTTTCTGATAAAGATTTTGAAGTACATTTAGAAGTGGAAAAAGAAAAATTCTCAACAATTTCCACTAAAACGGGAGTTATAGTAGATAAAACCGTGAATGTGTTAACGGTTCCACAATTAAAAACAGTTAAAAAACAAATGACTTCTAAAGAACAAGACGCAGCCTTGGATAGGGCTGAGCGAGCTAATTTAGCCCAAAAAAGAAAGAAGAACGTTATGGTGAGCCGAGGCGAGGATAGACCATTGATTAATGTGGGGTAAAATGGGTAGAAAACAAAAGCCAAGTACAAGAAAGAAGATTTCAAAGGCACTTATGGGTAAGAAGAATCCGGCTTATAAAGACGGTAGACGAAGCTATAGAAAGATAGCGAAAGCAAAACCCGGAGAGGCAGTACATCATAAAGACGGCGATAGACGAAATAATTCTCCGAGTAATTTGAAAAAATATAAAATAAAAGGAAAAAGCAGGTCTGAACACGAGAAGAAACATAACAGAGCCGCCAATTTTAGAGCTTCTGGCGGACGAAAAAAGAAACCCAGTGCATATAAAGCGAAACGTTTGAAGAAAAGGTGAGAATTAATTTTCTCAACTCAGTATATTACGGAAAAACATTTTAAATTATTTACAGTTCTACCCTCCGTATAAGCGTGGCTCTAGAAGTACTAATCTTCTGGGGTCACGTTTTTTTAGAGGTGGTAAGATAATGGCAACAGATGAAGAAATTGAAAAACTAATAGAAGAGGAAATAAGATTGGCAAACGAAAAAGATATAACACAAGAAGATAGTATAGCAAAAGATATAGTAGAAGAACAGCTAGGTGGAATGGGATTTCTATGGGATACTGTTAATTCTAAACTAAAAAAAGACAGTATTTGTTACTCTTGTAAGAAGCAAATAGACTTCTCAGGCAGTAAAGCCCATGTGAGAGAAGCCAGCGGAGTAGATAAAGGAGTTGTGGCATTTGTAAGCTTATGCGACGACTGTCTAAAGAAATTGGAAAAAGGTGAGAAATAAAATGGCAGATGAACAAGAAGTTAATCCAACTTTAGTCTTTAAGGATTTGCCCTTGATGGGAGACCCAATAAAGATTAGATTAGATTGTTTCGAGCCCGTAAAGACCGGAGAAAATAAATTTGGTAACTGGTATTTATGGTTTGGATATGTGGAGAACGCAACTGTATGGAAAGGACGCAGACCACATCAGGAAAAAATAGAGAATTACAGTGGAAAGGTAATATTTTTTCCATCAGAGAAACTGAATGAAGAATTGATTGCGGCGGCTAATGGAAAGCTAGATGTAGAAGTTACAGTACAAAGACGAGCAGAAGAGGGCAGAAGGGGTTTAATAACTAAATACAAAGTAGAAAAGTTATCAAATGGAAGAGAGCCGATGAGTAGTTTAACTCCGGGCGAAGTCAAGTTATTAGAGAGTGTACAAAATCTTATAAATAGTGGAGTAGTAATAACAGAAGAAGACTTCATTAAAGCGGCTCAAGAACCAGAGTACGGCGGAAATATTAGTATACTGAGAAGCAAGCAACTATATGAGTACTTAATGAGTGACTCAACCAGCTAAGGTTGATACTATGGGATATCTCGATGAGCTTAAGAAGAAATACGAGAGTGAACCCAAGACTGTTCCTCTGGAAAAAATCCTTAGAAAGGAGGGCTATATATGGGTTAATATGCTCATAAGATATGACCTCACCGGTAAAGCAGAAATTGTGAGAGTCTTCTCACAACCAGCAAAACAGTCAATGATTAAAACTGTTAAAAAAGAGAAAAAAACATCTAAAGTAATTAAAATTGAGAAACCAGAGGAGACAAAATCATTATTTTAAAATGAAAATTTACACAAGAACCGGAGATAGAGGAGTTACATCAACATTGAGTGGACAGCGAATACCGAAAGATGATTGTCTAATAAAAGTAAACGGCGAACTAGACGAACTACAAACACAAATAGATAAAGTTATTTCTTATATGAAGAGGTCAGTTTCTTTTGCTGAAACATTAGTTCAGCTTGAAAGAATACGAACTCTTCTCTGGCAATTGGGTGGAGAGATTTCTTTTGGTGAGAGAAACAACCTAGTTAAGCAGCCGATAATGAAATACGATGTCAAAGATTTAGAAAACTGGATAGATAACTTTAATCTAGAAATTAAGGGTTTTCAGAGGTTCTATAATCCTATTGCAATAGAAATAAACGAAGCTAGAGTGCGTACAAGGCGTTTAGAACGCACACTCACCAAGTATCTTAGAAAGAGAATTCTAAGAATAGAAGTTTATATGTATCTAAATAGACTTAGTGACTATTTCTTTACACTGGCTGTAGCAATAGAAAACATAACAAAATAAGAGGTGAGACAATGGACGAATTAGAATTTATCTTTCATAACGACTGTATGGCTAAATTTAATCAGAGATTGTATTCCGGCATATTTACTGATGAAAATATAGTCAGCCCCAAGAAAGCAATTAAAGTAAATGGAAGCAAATATTACGGTTATTTTCTTGAAAAAGGTAAAGAGAAATTTTTTGCTTTAAGTGAATTGGTTGAACGCCTTCCATTTAGAGTTATGAATTCTGTAGAGACAGATTATAGAAATGACGTATTTAAAATAATTTCAAAAGTTGACCCCATTTCAATTCCATCCGAAAAGAGAATGGAATTTAGAAAACTAATAGATGTTATGCCCAAATTTAGACACACTAACCCTACTCACTGGACTCTGTATAAAATAGTATCTACTGCGGCATATGTAGACAGAATAAACACAAGAATTTCTACTGATGCGGGATTTGGAAAAGATTCTGTAATAGCAATAATAGGGGGACTCGTTGATTCGACGGCTAACTTATATGGTGCAACCTTTGCAAAATTAGAATATGTGCTTACCAATAAGTTAATAGTTCTAAACGAGTTAGGTAATCTAAAGAAGGACGAACTTATAAATATGCAGGAATTTCTGTTAGCTACTGGAGCTTTCTTTAATACTTATTTAAAGCGGTCTAGAAAAACGAATACGACGCAAGAACAATACGATATTAGTAATTTAAGTTTGTTGCTTTTTTATAATCTTCCTAGTTATTATGTTAACAAGGCACAAGAATATTTTGACCAGATGTTTACAAAAGCAGTTATCAATCGTTTCATTCCTTTTACTTTTGAAGGGCAACTAACTACTAAATTTGAGACATTATTAGATATCGACTATCTTGTAGAAAAATATGAGTCTTTATATAAAGACTGTATTGCAACACTAAATTACTTTAGAGAGAACAAAGTTAAAGAAATAAAATATAATGTGGATAGGTCGACCATCTATTTTCCAAAAGAGTTAATGAGATATTCAAGAACTTTCAATGTAATACTTAAATACATATCTGAGTATTCTAAAGACCAAAAGGAATTTGATGTCTTGTCTAAAGAACTTTACAAATGTTATCTAAAATATAATACTCTAATAGAGGATAAAACACAAATAGATAAACTTGTTACAGCCTTAGAAAAGGGGGCGGAGATTGAAATAAAATGACAAAGAAAACAACATACAGCCAAGTGGTCAAGGATATTAAGTCAGCAAAAGAGTTTTGTGATTTAAACAAGATAACGCCAGAGATGGTAATAGTTGTGTGGAATGAATGACAAAAAAAGAACTTAACGGAGTTGGGGTTAGAATGAACCTGAGACCTACGAGCATAACAGATTCAAACGGATTGGCGTATTTTGAAAGGTGCAAGAGTAATATATTCAAAGAAAGATGGCTGTAACTGATAAGAAAGAAAAATGACAGAACTAAAAACATTGAAAGATTTGTATCTTGGCGCTATTGGTATAAATTTAAAAGAAGCAATAAGAAAAGAATTAAAACAAGAAGCGATAAAGTGGATAAAATATTATAGAGAAAGAAGCAAGAGGCACGATTTGCCTGTTTTTGAAAGACCCATTTGTAAAAGGGTTGCAGATGTTTTTGAAACTTTTTTCAACATAACAGAGGAAGATTTGAAATGAATGAACTATTAGAATTAAAAGGGTTGGGCGAGGCAACCTTAAAAAAACTCGATGACGCTGGCATATCTACTCTTATGGCTCTAGCAGTAAGTAATCCAGCAGAGGTTGCAGTAACTGCAGGCATTAGTGAGAGTATAGCTAGAAAACTTATACGACAAGCTAGGGATGGACTTAAGTTAGGTTTTGAGAAGGCAAAAGAATTTGCAAAGAAACGAGATTTAATTAAGAAGATTGGAATTGGCTGTTCTGGCTTCGACAATATTTTAGATGGGGGATTTGAGTCGGGAGCAATTACTGAAGTTTCTGGAAGAGACGGAACAGGTAAGACACAACTAGCACATTTACTTGTAGTAAGGGCATTAAAAGAGAGTCCAGAGAACAAAGCTATTTTTTTGGATACTGAAAATACTTTTAGAGGCGACAGAATAGCAGATTTTGCAATAGCTAACGAACTAGACCCAAATGAAGTAATGGAACGCATTTATGTGGCTAGAGCATACAATTCAGACCATCAGATATTATTAGTAGACGAGATAGAAAAAATGTTGCAAAAAGACGACACATTCAGAGTTTTGGTGGTAGACTCACTTACTTCTCACTTCAGAGCAGAATATATAGGGAGAGGCACATTAGCAGGACGACAGCAACTTCTTAATAAGCACATGCACCATTTACTTAGACTAGCAGACTTGTATAATTTAGTAGTGCTCTGTACTAATCAGGTCATGAGTGACCCAGGACAATTTTATGGAGACCCAATTAAGCCTATAGGTGGAAATATTGTAGGCCATAACGCAACATTCAGAATTTATCTAAGACCCGGAAAGGCTGGAAGCACTTACGCTAAACTTGTGGAAAGTCCAAATCTGCCACAGGCCGATTGTAATTTTTTAATTACTAAAAACGGCTTTGAGAACGTGAAATAAAATGGAACTTGATTATAAATTTTGGAAAGAATATTATGAATCTGATTTAATAGGAAGACTTAATAAAATAAAACCTATAGTAGAGAACATAGAGAAAGCTTTATACATTAAAGACAAGATACTCAGAAAAAACGCTTTAACTACAATACTAAATGGTTACTTTGAAGATTTAGTAAACTTTATGTTGGGCGAGGCAAGAAGAGAAACAAAATGAAATGTAAAGTAAGAGGAGATGCGTAATGAAAATAAAAAGAGAAATATTAGAAGCCTTCTTAACGAAAGCTAGTCTAAATAAAAGAATAAAAACAATAAACTTAGACTTTACTGAAGAGGGAGTAAAGTCAGCAGTAATGGACACCTCTCAGATAGCAGTAACCTTTACCAGTCTTTCTAAAGAGGCTTTTGAAGAATATAAGGCTTTTGGAGAGATATATATTAAGAACTCAGAGCAACTATTAAATTACGTTAAGAGTTTCGGTGATATAATAGCGATAGAGAGAATAGGAGATTATAAACTTAAGTTATCTGGAAACGGAAGAGAAGTGTTTCTTATGCTTGGAGCAAAGATAGTATGTGATAACAAGTATGAGAAACCAGAACCCAAACTAGACTGGAAGACAACATTAGCAATAGATAAGCAAGTGCTCTATCGGCCTATACAAGATATGAGAGTTCTGGAAACGAATTGGATTAACATAACTGTAAAAGATAAAGAACTAATCTTACAGGTTGGAGACATTGATGAAGCAGATTACACTAAACAAACTACTGAGGCTCCAGAAGGAGAAGGACAAATTAAACTTGGTGAGCTAATAGTAGATTTTTACAATTCTGTAGAAGACAAATTCACTATGAGTATAGGAAACAATATACCTGTATTGTTAAAAGAATCAACTGAATTTATAGACTTCACTTGTGTGATTGCACCGATAGTATCGGTGGAGTAAAAATGAACATTCCGTGGATTGAAAAATATAGACCTAGAGAATTTAATGAGGTTGTGGGCTTAAACACCGAAATTCTCAAGTTCAATGAGATAATCAAGAAGCCTATGGAAATGCCAAACTTGATGTTTGTCGGTCCCCAAGGAACTGGAAAGACTAGTGTAGTAAAGATTATACTAGATAAACTAGCTCCTATAGACGTGAAGCGAATTAACGGCAGTGATACAACTGGAGTAGACACGATTAGAAATGTAGTCTACAACTTTATAACTTCGATGTCTACAGAGCCAGATAAGCCCAAAATAGTTTGGATAGAAGAGTTTGACTTTATGAGCGATTCGGCATTTGCGGCACTGAGAGCTATGATGGAACAGTACATCAAGAATGCAAGATTTATAGTGACTTGCAACTATCCAGATAAGATTCCTGAACCTATAAGGTCTAGATTTGCAGAATTTAAATTCAATCCAGTAGCTAGTCAAGATATGTATTTCAAACTTGAAGAAATAAAGAATGCAGAAAGGGTGACTATTAGCCACGAAGCTTTGCTGAAACTGGTTCAGAAAAGTAGAGGAGATTTAAGAAGAGCGATTAATACTCTTCAAGAGCTGTCAGCTAATGAATTAAATATTGTAAGCGATAAAGCAGTAGAGGAACTAGAAAGTCTTGCTACAAGAATCTATAATCTTATACTAAATCATGACTGGAGTAAAATAAGGTACGAAATACCACAAGAGTATCCAGATTATGATAATTTACTTGTGGAACTAGATGAATTATTTTTTCAATCAGACCTTCCAACATATGTTAAGGCAAACATTAATGAAATCATAGCAGAAGGACAGTTTGAAATGGCATTTAGTTTTAATAAAGATATTTGCTTTGCGGCTATAGCAAGTAGATTAATAAAAGAGTTAGGAAGAATGAAAAATGCTTAAAGACTTAGAGAAAAGAATAATTGAAATGCTAGAGGATGACACTTGTAACTTTAGAGCACAGTGTGTAGCACAAGAATATGTTACAGAAACGGGGTGTAAAATATACCATCCAACTTGTCCACTATTTAAAGAATATATAAACAGGTATATACAATCCCAGATGGATAATTACATACGGAGAATAACTAAGAATGGGGAGAAATAAAAAATGATTAACGGAGATAATGGAGTAGACAAGATATTTTTTAAGCTAAAGGATAGCTTTATAGAGAATTACAAAGACAAACAACCAGAATGGGGATATGGTGGTCTGGGCTATACGGTTTACAAACGTACATATGCTCGTCGCTTGAATGGTTCTACAGAAGAGTTCTGGCAAACTCTTAGAAGAGTAGTAGAGGGAGTTTTTACTATTCAAAAAAGACACTGTATTAGGAATTTAGTTCCTTGGTCAGAGCTTAAAGCCCAAAATTCGGCACAGAAAATGTTTAAGCTTATGTGGGAATTTAAATTCTTACCGCCGGGAAGAGGATTGTGGATGATGGGAACAGACTATGTATACAAACGAGGCGGAATGTCATTAAATAATTGTGGATTTGTAAGCACGCAGAACATTACTACTAACTTTGCTGAGCCATTCTGTTTTCTAATGGACGCTTGTATGCTTGGAGTGGGAGTTGGAGCAGATACAAAAGGAGCCGGAAAGATGACTGTTAGAGAGCCAAAGATTTCAAATGAAGCATTTCTCATTCCAGACACAAGAGAAGGGTGGGTAGAGGCTCTACGAAAAGTACTAAATGCTTTCTCTGGAGAAGGAGAGCTGCCAGCTAGTTTTGATAGTTCTTTAATTAGACCATATGGAGAGCCCATAAATGGTTTTGGAGGAACAGCCTCTGGACCGGGACCACTGCTTGAGATGTTAGCAGATGTAGAGAAAGTACTCAGAAAAAGAATTGGAGAAAAGATAACATCAACTGATATTGTAGATATTTTTAATTTAATAGGGAGATGTGTAGTTGCCGGAAATGTAAGGAGAACTGCAGAAATAATGTTTGGTGAACAAGATGATGAAGAGTTTCTTAATCTTAAAAATCCAGAGATGTTTAAAACTGAACTTCTGCACCATCGTTGGGCCAGCAACAATTCCATTTTTGCAAAAGTTGGGATGGACTACTCAAAAGTTGCAGAACTTACTGCAAAGAATGGAGAACCCGGATATGAATGGTTAGACAATGCTAGAGCATTTTCAAGGATGGGAAAAGAACCAGATAATAAAGATTATAGAGCCGGTGGAGGCAATCCATGTTTGGAACAAACGCTTGAACCATATGAACTTTGCTGCGTAACTGGTGATACCAGAATTCAAACACGGTCAGGTTTACCGAAAATTAAAGATGTCGTCGGCAAAACAGTTGAAGTGTGGAATGGCGTATGCTGGTCAAAGGTAAAACCATTTAAAGCCGGTAAAAACAAAAAAATACTGAGGGTATACATATCAGATGGTTCATACTTGGATTGTGATAAAAAGCACGAATTTTTAGTAAGAGAAAGAACAAAGAGAAGATACGTTAAAAAATATGCTAAAAATTTAAAGCCCGGAGACACGTTACCAGAATATTCTTTAGAACCAGACATGGGGGGAAAACACGTTGAAAACGCATATGAATATGGTTTATTTGCCGGAGATGGATGTGTAGATAAAAATAATCCAATATTATGTATTGGAGGAGATAAAAACAAGTTAAAGAACAAAATTAAAGGAAAGTGGTATAAACCAAGAACCAACGAATATAATAAACCAATGTACAGAGTCTCTATGAAAAATATTCTAGATTTAGAAATGTGTAGACAATTAAGACAAAAAGAATTACCAGAGGATATTTTTAGTTGGGATTCCAATTCAATAATGGAGTTTATAGCGGGTTACATTGATTCTGATGGAAGTGTTGGAAAATATGGTAATACACATAATTATAGAATATTTGGCCTAGAACAAAAGATGCGAGACCTTCAAATTTTGTGTAGAAGAATAGGTATAAACCATGCTACAGTTAACTTAATGTCAAAAAAAGGGACTAAAACTAATTTTGGTACTAGAAACGAAGATTTGTGGTTCTTATATATACCAACATATGAATGTGCGGGAATTCCAACAAGATTAAAAATAGCAACTAAATTTGGAAGTGGTTTAAAAAATAATAACGCGCATGTTAATGGAAGGCAAATTTCTTATAAACGAAGACAAAAGATTGTTGGTATAACTGAAAAATTACAAAGAGAAGACACATATTGTTTTACAGAGCCAATGTATAATATGGGCGTGTTTGGTAACGTTTTAACATTTCAATGTCTTGTTGAAACTTTTCCAGTTAAGCACAATACACTTGAAGAGTGGATAGAGACACTTAAATACGCATATTTATATGCGAAAACTGTCACACTTATTCCTACACATAATAAGCTTACAAATGCTGTTATGTTAAGAAATAGGAGAATAGGTTGTTCAATATCTGGAATTACTCAAGCTTTCAAGAAGTTTGGCCGACGACATTTTTTTGAAAAAATAGACGAGGGCTATAAGAGAATCCAGGATTGGGACAAGACTTTTTCAGACTGGATGTGTATTCCCAGGAGCATCAAGATGACTTCTATAAAGCCGTCTGGCACCGTTTCGCTGTTGCCTGGTGTAACTCCTGGAATACATTATCCAATATCTGAATACTATATACGCAATGTGAGATTTATGAAAGGCAGTAAACTGCTTGAGAAACTAGAGAAAGCCGGATATCTAGTAGAGAAAGATAAATATACTGATAATACTTATGTAGTGAGCTTTCCAATAAAAGAAGAATACTTCGAAAGAAGTGTCAACGACGTTTCAATGTGGGAGCAATTAGAGAATGTAGCGCAAATTCAAGAGCATTGGGCAGACAATCAGGTAAGTGTCACTGTTAGCTTTAAAGATTACGAAGCTAAAGATATTAAATATGCTTTAGAACTTTACGAAACTAGACTGAAAGGTGTGAGTTTTTTGCCTATTAAAGACCATGGATATGAGCAAGCGCCTTATATACCCATAACAGAGAAGGAGTTTAAAAACTTAAGACGAAAAATAAAAGATAAAAATTTATTAGGCAAGATAACTAACTCAATACACGAAATAGATGATAAGTTTTGTGATAGTACAACTTGTGAAATTGAGGTGGAATTAACATGATATACTTTGAACTTCAAGAAGATGGAAGTGCATCTTTCGAATATACAATATTTATAGAAGAATGAAAATAAACAACTATGAAGAGTTTCAGAGAAAGTCTTATCATTTTAAGATAAACAAGAGTTTCAATACTAGAACTGAACTCTCTCCAAGAATTCTAGAGATATCTGAAGCCTTTGGATTGGGCGTCAGCGAGTTAAAAAAATTTTCAGTGTTTGAAGATTTCTATATTGGCTTTAATAAAGGTGAAATTATTTATATTACTGGAGATTCTGGAGGCGGTAAGAGTATACTGCTTAAGGAACTAAACAAGAGACTTATGATGGAAGGGAGTAGAATTTTTCTAAGTTCTATAATTCCTAATCCAGAAGATGTTATAGTAGAGTCAATAGGAAAGACTACTGAAGAGGCAGTCAGATTACTTTCTGTAATGGGACTTAATGATGCATTTATCTTTCTTAGAAAATATAAAGAACTTAGTGATGGTCAAAAATACAGATATAGGCTTGCTAAGATGTTAGAAACTGGCATGGACTTCTATTTCATCGATGAATTTTGTGCTAAACTAGACCGCATAACTGCCAAAGTAATAGCATACAACTTACAGAAAGTTGTCAGGCGAACCGGCGTCACTCTGTTTATCGCTACTACTCACTTGGATTTGATTACTGACCTAAATCCAGACATATTAGTTACAAAAAACTATATGGATAAAGTAAAGATTGAATATTTAACTCATGAAAAAAGAAAAATCAGCTTTTATAATAAAGTGAAAATCGAAAGAGGTGTTATAGATGACTATAAGAAACTGGCGAAATTTCATTACAAGAATCCCAGTACAGACTTCCCGTACTCGAGAATATATTGTGCAAGAATGGGAACGGAACTTGTTGGAACTTGCGTCTATAGTCCTCCCTTTTTACAAACAAAAGGAAGAACAATTAAATTTGATGGAAAATATAGCTTAATGAAGAAAGAAGTGGTAGCTGAAATCAATAAGCTTTTTATTAGATGTTCTAGAATAGTAATTTCTCCAAAGTTCAGAGGCTGTGGACTTGGACAGAAATTGCTGCTTGAGTCTATGAAACTACAGAAAGATAAAAAATATGTAGAACTTATCAATATTATGGGAAAATATAATCCATTTGCGGACAGAGTCGGCATGGAGAAAATAGAGATTAGCGAGGAGACAGACGCACCCACAATTGCTCTGGATAAATGGTTATGTGAAAAAGGTCTTAAGACCGATGAAATTCACAATCCAGTCTACTGGAGACAGTTTGTGGAATCTCTATCTCCTGCCGACAAAATCACTCTAACTAGAATGACTGGCAAAGTACTTCACCATCCTAAGATAGGTCTATCGAGCAAGGAAGGCAAGAGGGCTGAAGTCGTTAGAAAAGAAAAGATTTATAAAGAGGTAGATTTTAATACGGTAAAAGAAGAAATTATAGACTATGTTCCAAAACTATATTCGGGACATACTCTATATTATATCTGGATAAATCCAGATTACCAAGAGAAAAAAATGAAAACAATTGAAGAGTGGTTTTAAAAATGAATCATGAAAACGGTGACAGCCAAAATGAGTAATCTAACAGATGAGTTTAAGAAATTAGTATTTAAGAAAGAAATGCCAGATACTAATTTATTAGTTCCATTGATGATTTGGTTATCTGGAGACTACCTTAATATAGAAAACACGCAACTGGTGAATTTGAGATTTAAAAATATAGCGAAAAATATAAATATGAGAAGTTTATTACTAAAGAATAGAGTAAAACGCTTCCTTCGATACCCAAAGGTGAAGAAAGATAAAGACAGACTTAAATTCTTTTATGACGACGTGTGTAAATACTTTGGGTGGTCAAGTCGTGAACTGCAGAAAAACAATCGTGTTTTGGAGTGGAACGAAGTTAAGATAGCAGTTTCCAAAGCGTTTGGATATGATAAAAAAGAACTGAAAATACTGGAGGGGTACAATGGGAAAAGATTTGGAAACAAGAGTAATAAAACTTCTAAAACAACGACGATGGACAAAAAAAGAGCTAGCCACAACATTAGAAATACCGCAAACGAAGATACTAGCAATATTAAGAATATTAGATAAAAAAGGAGTCGATATATCAAAATTTGGAAAAGGAAAAGACAAAGAATTTTATTTATCTACCTCACCAGAAAGCTCGCAACCACAGTATGTGGTACTATCTGGTGTTAAATCGTCTCCACAAAAAATTAAATTTGCGTTAACATCAGATTGGCATGTGGGAAGTATACAACACAACAGAAGCGGACTTGAGGACTGCATTCAAAGAGCAGTTGATGAGGGAGCTAAATTTGTCTTACATGCTGGAGATGTTCATGATGGATATAAAGTATATCGAGGACAACTTAACAATTTAACCGTGTGGAGAGCAGAAGACCAAACAGACTTAAGTGCGGATATTATAGATAGATTCCCTATACCAGTATACGGAATTGCAGGAAATCATGACTACAGTTATACTAAATTAGCAGGAATTAGACCTACCAAACTATTGGCATCTAAAACAGACAACTTTAAAGACCTTGGAGATGCCAGAGCAGATTTAGTAATTGGAGGAATTGAATTGAGATTATTACATGGAGCTGGAGGCAATGCTTATGCAATAAGTTATCCGGCACAAAAATATCTTAGAAATATTGCAAGAGGTGACCCATCTGCAATACCTGAGATGTTGGGATTAGGACATTATCATACTAACACTCAATTTGAAAGCCATGATTGTGTAGTAATTCATCCAGGTAACTTTCAGGGACCAAATGAGTTTACTGAAAGAAGAGGACTATTAGGTCCCATGGGATTATATGTTGTAGAACTTACAACACAAGATGGAACTATTCTAAATTATAAAACTAAATTTTTAAAAGCAAGAAGTTGAAATATATGATATGTTGGTGAGACAATGGTTTTTTTAGTGGAATCTATTCAAAGAGACAAGTATACAGAACTAATTCTCTTTCAAAGAGATAAAGACGGCAAGAAGTCTTATAAGATAGTAAAGGACTTCAGACCTAGATTCTTTGTTCCAGAAAGTGACCCAGTACCAGAAGATAGGAGAATAACTGGTGTAAAGAGCGGCTATAAAGACATAGATAATAATCCAGTAAAAAAAATCTATACGCAAAAGTCAGTACATGTGCCAGAACTAAGAGACAGATTTTCCAAACACTATGAGGCTGATATTTTGTTCACTCATAGATATATAATAAATCGTATAGGTCCTATAGAGCCGTATCCACTGAAAATTCTCTATATAGATATTGAATTGAATACTGTGGATAGTTTTCCAGATATGTTTGACCCAGACCAAGAGATAGTAACTATTTCTATGGTTGATAGTTTTGATAACAGAGAGATTCTTCTTTATTATGAAAGTCCAGAATGTAAAAAACCAATTAAAGAAACTGAAACTATTAAGAAATTTAAAACAGAAGAAGATTTACTCAATGCATTTATAGTCCAGATGCAGAAATATGACCCAGATGTGATAACAGGATGGAACATAGAGAAATTTGACCTGACTTATTTGATTAGAAGAATGGAGAAACTTGGATTAAATTATAGAAAACTTTCTCCACTATATTCAGTTAGAATAGATGAAAAGTGGGGCGACGTAATGATTAAAGGAAGAGTAATTCTGGACATGATGAAGGGCTACAAATATTTTAGAAAGATTTCAAATCAAGGACGAGCTGAAAGTTATTCATTAGAATACACTGCTCAAGAAGTATTAAAAAAGGGAAAGATACCACATAAAGATAATTTTCACGACATGTGGATAAATAGTCCAGAAAAACTCATAGAATATAACAAAAGAGATACATTATTAGTTAAAGAAATAAATGATACTTTAAACATAATTGATTTCTTTAATTCTATTCGCTGTAAAGCATGCGCTCAGCTCAGAGATATATATTCAACTTCTAAACTTACAGACGGTTTTCTTCTCAGAAAATGTAGAGATAAATATGTTCTTCCAAGTGGAAATAGAAACATATCTGATATAGAAAAATACTCTGGAGCGATAGTAATCAAACCAACTCCGGGAATTTATAAAAATGTAATTGGATTGGATATTAGCAGTATGTATCCAAATTTGATGAAAACTTTTAACATAGGTTATGAGACCTTTAATCCAGATGGAGAAATACAATTAGCCGACGGAATAGGTTTTAATAACGGCATAGGTCTTATTTCTGAGACTCTTAGAGAACTTGAGCAAGAGAGAAACTACTGGAAGAAAAAAATGAGAAAGGCTGCTATAGAGAAAGACGAAGACAAAAGACAGCTTTATTATTTTAATCAATATGCTGTCAAGGTAATAACAAATGCAATATACGGATATCTTGGATATCCAAGGTCTAGATTATACAAGAAAGAAGTAGCAGGGGCCGTTACTACTGCCGGAAGAGAATTAATTATGTACACGAAACGAAAAGTCGAAGAACTTGGTTATAAAGTTTTATATGGAGATACGGATAGTGTATATGTTCAGGCAAAGAGTAATGGACTAATTCCACTTTTAACTGAAGGAAAGAAATTGTGTGACATATTGAATAAAAGTTATAAAGATTTTGCAAAAGAAAGGGGTGCAAAAATATGTACATTAAGTATGAAATTTGAAAAAGCCTTAAAAAGTATTATGTTTGTTTCAAAACGTGGAGAGAATGTTGGAGCAAAAAAGAAATATGCTTATTTACCTCTTTGGATAGATGGTAAAAACGTTGAAGATAAAGTAGAGTTTACGGGATTTGAAACGATTCGTTCAGATACTCCTAGAATAGGAAGACTAGTTCAGAAGAAAGTAGTAGATATGGTTCTACACGGAGTTGAGAAAGAAAAAGTACTGGAGTACTTGAGAGACCTAGATAGAAAAATTAGAAACAAAGAAATTCCAGATGAAGAAATAGGTTTTCCAAAAGGCATTTCAAGTCCATTAAGAACTTACGGAAAACAAAAACGACACGGTAAGACTAATATAAGAATCGGCATTCCTCCAGTAGTAAAAGGCGCTCTATATGCAAATAAATACTTAGGAAAACGATATGGACAGGGAAGTAAACCTAAGTGGATTTATGTGAAAAGAGTTTCTCCGGGATTTCCAGAAACAGATGTAATTACTTATGATGAATTTATTCCAGAAGGTTTCATACCAGATTATGACGCAATAAATAAAAGAATTTTCGATTTTAAATTATCTGAAATATTTAGAGCTGCGGGGTGGGGAGATTTTCCAGAATTAAATCAAAATACTTTAAACAAGTGGGGGATGTAAAGGTGATACAATTAAAAACAATTCAAGATTTTTGCAAAAACGCATCATATATTATGGTTAGATTTGAAAAAACAGAAAATGAAGAATTTGGAAAGATACTTACTAATAAGGAAATAATGAATTTAGACCTATCAAAGAATGAAATAAGAAGAAGTATAACTAATGTTAATGATGACAGACTTTTCGTGTTTGACCTTCTTCCAGAAGAGGGAGGAGTAACACATAATAGTCCACTACAATTAGTAAAGAGCAATCTAAAAGATGCAAGAATTATAGAGAAAGTTTATCCACAAATATTCTCTTGGGCATTCGATGGAGTGAGTATTAGATGTTATGCGATAATTCCTTCTGGAAATCCAAAGGCACATTCAACTATAAGTCGTTATGGTGGAACAGATATGTTTTATAAGATTTTAAGACAACATCTTAAAAATATTGCAAACATGAGCAGGGGCAAGACACCAGATTATAATTTTCTACAATGTCAAGAGAGAGTTCCAGAGACAGAAATAGCAATAGGCTCTATAAATAGATTTAATAACATGTATGCAATAGGAATAGGCTTGAAAAGTTCATATATAGACATAATTAGTAACAGTATAAATAATAAAAATGCCTTGAGACCTTTAAAAACTTTAAATATGAAATATTGGGCTAGAGAAATTAATCCAGACTTCATAGTAGAAGCAAAATATGTGAAACTGAAAGAGCCGTTAGAGCTAGATTTAAAGGAAGCATACGAGCTTTATCCTAAAGCTATAAAAAATCTTATGGCTTTGCCTCACAAGGGCAACTATCAGAGATTTCTATTAACTCGGTTTCTTCTTTCAGTTCATAAACCAAGTGACGCAAAATTTATTTATTATTCAGTACTTGGCGATGAAGACTTAAAGCATGTAAAATATGGAAATTGTAAAACACAATGGAACTATATACTTAACAATATGTATAGATATAGTTGTCCAACGTTTCAAGAATTAAGCCAATATGCGGACCCAGAGGATGAGGGTCTTTCTCATCCTCTTGAAAAAATTCAAAAATACATGGACGAGAAGAAAAATGGTGAGAACTCGAAAGATAAACTATAAATATGAGACATATAAACTCAGAAAACATACAAAAGTTTTAAATGACATTATAAAAAAATTAAATAACCAAACAAAAGTTATGCACGACAATATGATTTTTTTGAAAAAATATGCAGAAGAACAAGGTACAAAGACATTTGAATACAAAAAAGAGAGAATAAAACTTTTGGAAAAAATAAAAGAATTAGAAACAGAACTTAAAAACTTAAAGGAGTTGAGAAAAAGTGAACGAAAAACCGTTAAGCGAAAGCCAGTTAAAAGTGCTTCTAACACTAGAAGAAAATGATGCACTAACTTACGAAGAATTGGCTATGGAATCTGGTCTTTCTTATGATGGGGTACGTGGAAGAGTATCTGAATTAAGACAGAGGGGATTCAATATAGAAAGAGTTAAGGAAGGAAAAAATACTCTACTCTCTTTTTCTGGAAAATTAGAAAAAGAAAGAGATAAACTTTTACGACCACATACATATGGAGACATGATAAGTAGAAGAACAAGAAGTTTAGAAGACTTCTATGGAATTACTGACTTTTTAAATGAGATTAGAAAATCTAATCCAAAAGTAAAAAAGAAGGCAATTCATTTAAAAAATAAATGTGGACTACTAATGTTATCAGATATACATTTTGGTAGTATAGTGAGAGATGGAGAAAAGAAAATATACGATACAGAAATTGCACTCTCAAGAATGAGAGAACTTACAGAAAAAGTCATAGATAAAATAAAAGAAGAAAAACTAGATAGCATATATATTGCTGTTCTTGGAGATATAGTAGATGGAGACGCAGTTTATAGAAACCAGACTTACAATATTGAAAAGGCTGCTGTAGAACAAGTCAAAGATGCAGTAACTGCAATATCTAATATGATAAAATCTTTAATTAATGCTGGCGTTAAAGTTGTTGTTGGCTGTGTTCGTGGAAATCATGGAGTAACTAACTATAAAAATCTAGAACAGGATAATTGGGACAATGTGGTTTATGATATGTTAAATCTGGTTTTCACAGATAATAAGAATGTAATTATAAATCATTATGCAAACAGAGAGGCAAAAGTAAAAATACTAGATAAACAAGTAGTAATAACGCATGGAGACATTCTTGGAAATCAAATAAGAACCGCATCTGGAGCACAGGCATTTAGAGGACTGATTGGAAAACATAAACTCTTTGATAATGACTTAATCTTAATTGGACATCTACATACATTTGAATTTATGGTAGACCAGAGCAAGATGTTAGTTAGAAATGGCGCTATGCAATCAACTTCAGATTATGCTCTAAGTAATAACTTTTATAATGTTCCAGAACAAACATTTATGGTATTGGAAGAGGGAATAGTATATCCCAAAATATTTCCAATAGAATTTAGTGGGTGAAAAAAAATGACAATAGATAAATATATTGGTTATCTTGGAGCATTGGTTCTGGGAGCATATGGCACCTATCTTTATATGCTCATAGATAAAATAAGAATTGAAACTAGAGATAAATTATTTCTATTAGAACGCACTATAAGAAGTGAGTTGGAGAATAGACTTCTATCTTTAGATGCCCAGATTAAAAAAATAGATGAACTAATTGCAGAATTTCCCACAGTTGAAGAAATTGCAAGAGAAGTGATGTCAATGAAAATTCCAATATCAAGTCTTCCTAAAAGTACACAAGATGCAATAGGAAGAGCACTTGGAGAAATGAAAAGACAAGATACTAAAAAAAATAAGAAAGACTCAGACCTTCCATTTACTACTAAAACAGATGAGGACACATATATAGGATAGAGGTGAAAAAATGGAGAGAGAAAAGTTAGTATCTAGTTGGGACGAGCTAGTGAAATTTGTAGATAACATAAACTATTTTCAAAAAACACTAGTTTTAACTGGATGGATTAGAGAGCCCAATAACGGGGATTTTTTTATTAGAAAACTGTCTTTTTCAACTATACCAGTTAAAATTATAAAAGAGCTGAAAAAAGATGTCGACAGTACAAAGCAGAAAACAAAAAGCAAGAAGACTACAACAAGAAGTCGTAAGAAAAATACTTGAACTATTTCCAGAAGAACTTACAGAACGAGATGTACGTTCAGCTCCTATGGGAACAACTGGAGAGGATGTAGTGCTTTCAGAAAAGGGAACAAAGAAATTTCCATTTGCTGTGGAATGTAAGAATAGGGAAAAATTGAATATTTGGGCAGCACTTGAACAAGCAGAGTTAAGAGATGGAAATCTGACTCCGTTAGTAGTATTTAAGAGAAATTTCTCTGAAATCTACTGTACTCTTAAATTTGATGATTTTCTGAAAATTTTAAAAAAATAGGCTAGAAATAATGATTTTTTTAATAAAATTTGTGTTTTTAATATACTGAGGTATGTTTTACACAAAAAACAAGCTATAAAAGCGAAAAGTTTAAATATGAGAAGTGACTTAATTATTATTAACCCGCTAATGAGGGTAAAATTTTAATACATTTTCTACAATTTTAACTAGATAGTATTGGATTGTAGAAGATGTCATTTAAAAAATAGAGAGGTGTATACAACATGGCTAAGAAAACAGATGCATCTGCAGAAAAACTAAAAGCAGTCAAAAAGTACGGCCCTATGGCTTTGGCTTTGATTTTGGCAGCATTAGTATTGTTTTTTGCTGGTGCGAACTCCGGTCTGAAAAACGACTTGGAAGTTGCTGAAGTAGAGATAGCTAATCTTGCAGAAGAGAGAGCAGCTCTAGTAGAAGTAAATGAAGAGTTGGATAGTAGGGTTGGAGCGTTGGAAGAGCAAGTGTCAGACCTTGAGTCCGTAAATGAAGCTCTAGAAACAGAGAAAAGTGAACTCGAGGAAATACGTACAGAACTTGAACAGGAACTGGCACAGATAGAACTTGGAGAGGTGGTTGAAGGGTATTTAATAGATGAAATAGACTTCGGAAGCGACCTTGAAGAAGTTATCGACGACGGAGAATACGATGTTCTACAGGATGGAAAAATCGAATTCGATGGAGATAAGTATGATGTCCACGAAGAGATATTACTATCTAGTGATGTAGTCTTAATGACAAGTGGATTCGGGTATGACGAAGAGTTGGCAGAAGCACCCTACCTAGGATTTTTATCCAAAGGTGCAATAGCTTATAGATTTGTCTTTGATGATGATTTTGATATGACAGAAGTCAGTGAAGATGAACCATTAAAGATGGACTTCCTTGGAAGGCGCTTAGAGATTATAAGCATCGATGCCGACGAAATGGTAGTCAGAGATGCTAACAAGTATACATTACTTGAGAGCGAAGAGCAACTAGTAGAGGGATTATCAATAACTCTAATCGATGTTGGGTTAAACGAGGATGTAGCTATTCTAGAGATAGATGGTGAATTGTTCTATGTTGACCTAAATGAAGACATATCAGTTGGTGATAAAGAACTAATAGTTGACGAAATTATAGCGACCAACTCAGAAGATAAAATAGATGTAGCTATAGTATATGTCGGTGACGGTGTTGCAGATGAATACGAGAATGGCGACTATTTACTAGAGAAACCAGATTGGTATTTTTATTGGGATACTGCGAGCGACAATTTGAATTTCTTTGAACTATCGTACGAAGAAAAATCCGACGAATTAGATGACGACTATTCTCCACTGGCTATTGGAGAGAGTTTAATGTTCCCCTGGGAGTCATTTAAACTTGAATTCATGGGCTATGAGAGTGAAGTAAGTTACATGGACGTTGAAATGTTTTTCGATTGTGAAGACGCCAAAGACGATTTAACATCAGATACTTGTGGTGTCTGGTTAGAAACAAACGAAGAAATATTTTTAGTAGATGATGAAGAAGTGGACTCAGTATTCCTAGTGAGAACTGGTTCATTTAATTGGGATATCTACTATGAAAACGATGACGGCGATTTCACTGAAGCTGGTTCTGATTTAGATATCAAATTCGAAGATACTGAATTAGAAGTAGAACTAGAAACAAGTGGAGACGGAGATATCGTCATAGACGATGGATTTGGTGAAATAAGATTCGATGTGAGGCCGCTAGATGAAAAACTGGGGGACATCCAAGACGAATCTGAAGCTGATGAAATTAAATACGGTGGCAACTCATTTGGTACAAGTGAATTTGACGTATTAACTGGATATGGAATTATTCTAGTGAGTCCAGATTCACATGGAGAAGATGACGAGGCATTGTTCAGAATTCCGTCAGAACAAGTACAAGGAAGAGTAAGAGTTATTTAACTCTTCCATTTTTTATTTTTTTTAAATATAATATAGAGAGGTAAAATATGAATTTTGATTTAGAGATGCATAAAGCTGTTTGTTCAGAATGTGGTAAAGAATGTGAAGTTCCTTTTAAACCAGATGCAGATAGACCAGTTTATTGTCAAGAATGCTATAGAAATAAACGAAGATACTAGTTCTTAGTTGAATTTTTAGAAACATTTATATATTAGAAGTAGCTTTAGCTATAATATGAGCCTAAATAAATCTCTAAAAACTGCTCTAAGAAAGCAATATAATTTACCAGAGAAAGCTCTAGAATTAATAGTAGAGCTTGAATATGACGAGTTTAGAAGAGAAATAGAAAATGTAGTAGATATGCATCTTTTAAAAATAGATGAGCATCAAAGCTCTATCGTATATGCAAAAAGAGCGTTTTACAGAGCTACCGATTATAGAAAAACTCATTTAGTAAAATATTATAAATTACCAGACGGCACTGTGGGATTTGTAGTTATTAGAAGAAAACCTAAAATTGGATACGAGTCTAAAAATGGAACAGAATGAGATGCCCGAATATCTAGAAGATTTAGTAAACACTCTTATAGATAAATATGTAGCATATATGTTTAAAAGAGGGACTAGTAAAAAAGAGGGCTGTGGCTGCAGAAGCTGTTATAATGATGCTGTTTCTATAGCAAACTGGTATTTAAGAAAAGAAAAAAGAGTTGCACAATTAGAAATTGATGACTTAGAATATGCTACTATAAAAGATTATTATAGGCACCATCCCGAAGAATTTCATGACGATGATGATTTTAGAACAAGGGGCTTATACTCAAATTCTACTTGACGCAGGTAAATGCATCAAAAATCGATTATTTTCTGAACCATATTTTTATACTAGTTAGAAAAAAAGATTGAACCTATAGCCATTTACCGAACTCAGGTGGCAAATTTATACTATATTTCTATTATACTATCAGACTTTTAATAAAGTCTACTACTTTCTTAATTTTATAAACAAGTTCTCCAAATGTTCCTGGAGATGTATTTCCAGAAACAGTCACACTCCAAGGATTTCCAGCACCACCAGCATCAGATAATGCCTTTCCAGTTGAACCGGCTGTGGTATGGTCTGAAGTAGGTTCGTCCCAAACAGCATCTGTAATATTGCTTGGATTAACTACGTTTTCACTAATTATTGTTGCTCCCATTGAATTATCATTTAAACCTGCTACTCCTCTTATGTAAATAGTTCCAGCTGTAACAGTACTATCTATAGTTACTTCGCCCGCATTCATATCTATTGTTGCTTTTTCTGTTCCTGTTTTGTTTATTAACTTAATATGACCATTATGTCCACTCAGACTGAGTTTCTGTCCACTTCCACCAAAATCTATAATTGGAGGATTAGAATCAACTGCAGTCCAACAATTTAAAATATTAGCATCAGCACCATTTCCCAACTGTATTGTTCCCGGTTCAAATAAACAGTTACATATAAATCCATCAAAATATATAATATCGGCAAGTCTGCTATTCGTAATTATATTACCACCGTCTAGAGTTCCAGTAAGTCTGCAATTTTGAAATATGGTATCTGTAACATTTGCTCCTGTCTCTACTGTAACAGTGGTATGTACTTGGTCTTGTCCATGAATATTCATTCCAGATACGTTGTCTCCCGTGGTTAGAGTAATATCGTCTTTTATATATAAGTTATAAAAACCGCGCTCTGCTGCTATACTCATAGCATCAGAAATATTATTCACCGGCTGTAACGGCGTCCCTACTGGAAAGTCTGTTCCTGAATATGGACTTGAAATTTCCACAGTTACTCCATCATTAAATGAGGAGTGTTGTATAGAAGATAATTCTTGTAATGTTGCACTTGAAGAAGCAGTTAATGTAACTGTAACATAACTTGCTGGCTCTATGGGATTACCATAAGTCTCTGCTACTGTATCATATCTTACTAAGTTCCCTCCAGTAACATTACAAAGAGTATAACTTGGTCCCGCACGGTCTTGAAACTTTAGTTTCCAATCTAATAAAGTTACAGTAATACCAACCAAGACTCCCCCACCAAGGTCTTGTTTTCCAGAAGCATCAAGAACTTTATACATTTCCATATTATCTAATTCATCTTCCCAGTCTCTCACTAGGTTGACCAGTTCTTGCATAGTTATCTCTGTATCTGGTGCTAATACTGTAATTATCTTATTGGGCTTGTCAAAACTAAGTGAAACCATTTATCTTCCTCGCTTCTTATTTGCTTCCCTCCCAAAAATAAAGAAGGAAAAAAAATAAAAAATTTAAGACACAATACTGTCGGCTGTTCTAATTGCTGCTACAGACAATCCACTAGTATTAATTGTACCAGATGTTTCGAAAGGTAAGATACCTTTTAAACGCACTCTAATTAATACTGCTCTGTTAGAACTGTAAATAACAGTTTCTTCTGCAGATGTACCAGTTGCTGTAGTATCAATAAACGGTATATATATCGTATCAGTACTACCATAACCACCACTATGTGCAGTAGATAAGTTAATTGCACTTCCAGACCAAGAGTCATAAAATATTCTCTCTTCAGTCTCTGCAGATGTATCAACAATTCTGACATATCCCGAGTCTGGTGTATCGCTATCTAAAGCTGTTGCAATCCACAGTGTAGTTCCAGCACCGGAATTATCGTCTGTTAGAGCATACATAGCCTTATCTATACTTCCAGAACTTGTTCTAAATACAGAAACTCTATCTCCAGCCTGTATAGATGAAATTTTAACTGTAACACTAACAGGCGGCGTTCTTGTATTTCCATTAGAATCTATTAACTGGAAATTTTGACTGTCAGCACTAGCCATGTTTTGTAACCAGACACCCTGTGCACCGAATAATACTCCACCAGCGAATGTTCCAAGCGGACTCGCTTTTTTAGGCGTATAACTATTAGCCGGAGTGTCTTCATCGATGTAGGCTCTGATATATTCTTCACCATCTAAGGTATTGAATGTTAAAGACGCACCAGAAAGTTTTAAACTATACATACTAAATGTACTGTCTTCTCTAGTTACATACTTAAAATATTCATACACTTGTGCCAAAGTTCTTCCTCTACATTCAACAACCACATCATAATCGTAAGCTGATTGCTGAGAGAAATTCTTTTGTACTGTGTGGTCAAGAGTTAATGCACTGTTTGTTGTAGCATATTCGCTTCCATCATCATTGAGCATTGTTTCGCCAGATTCCCATGTACCAGTAACGTTTCCTAAGAACACGGAACCACCACTTACTCCTGGGTCGTATAATACTACTCCAGTAGCTCCAGAATTTTGTCCAGTGACATTCATGCCCACATCTAGTGTATTATTAGAGTCTACTCCAATATGTCCATTCATAAACCAGATTCCAATATCGTCATATCCTGCTACTGCTCTTAAGTTTGTAACTCCATCTAAAGTGACTTTTCCTTCTGTAGAGCCATTAACTATTTCAGAAGACTGAAAAGCGGTATAATAACTTGAATCAGCTTGATAGTCTCCATTTGTATCCATAAGAAGTAATCCATCATTAGATAAATTAGACACGCCTCTAAGAATACCCTTAGCTCCAGATGCGCTGCCCACCATAACTTGTCCTAAAGTTGTGGGTTCTACTGTTTCTGTATCATAACTAACTAATATGCTTCCATCTGTACCATTAGTACTTCCATATGCACTCGATGTGTGTCCCCAAAATGTATCATTGTCACTTATAGTACCCTTTAATCCTCCAATTCCTACATATCCTGTGGAACCATTGTCCTGAACTGAAACTACTTCTGCGCTCCATGTTCCATTTAATTCTTGAACAATTTCTCCAGCTGAGAAAGTTAAGTCTGTACTATCAAATAACAAATATTTTTCTGGACTATCGTTATCGAGGTCAGTTGCTGTAGACAACGGTACCGCATTACGTCCACCATCTGTAAGGTCAATCTCAAAGTTATCATACAGGTCTCCATATTGTCGTGCGAAAACTGTAATGACTGCATTATCTATCTCTGTACCAGCCTCTTTGACTTGAATAAGCACATCTATATGTCCCCTTTCCCAATTTGTTAGGTCGCTCCACTCGCTTATAGCGGAACCGTTTTGGAATATATAGATTTGTGGTGATGGAGAACTCTCAATTGTACCAAGAGTATAAACGTTAGCAAACAGTTCTTCTCCAGAAGCAGATGCTCCATCTGCAGTTCCATCAGCTGAAGACCCTGTTATAGTCATAGCTGAAGAGTCAGCTATCTGTGCCGGGGTTTCTCTCTCATCCCTAACCCACCACGTTTGAGTTGTTCCAGACTTAGTAATAAAACCAAGTAACGGTCCTACCGTAGTACCATCATCTTTTACGTCTTTACCAACATCAGATGACTGTGCCTGAGTTGATTGTGAATCAACCTCTAACTTTTGGATGACCCAATTAGCATATCCACTAGTTTCGATTGCACCACCACTAAGATATTTGTGGGCATAGCTATCTTCACTAATGTCAAGCCACCAGCCATTAATCATGGTATAAGCGGTAGGAGTCTGTGCACTCATAGGTACTTCATCGTCCATTTGATTTAATTCATCAAAAGTGTCTTGCAACCAAGAGTACAGAGCATTTACTGTATACACTGTGTCCCCTGTATTATGATAGATTCTCTTGTTTGTATAATCTATTGCAAAGTCGTCTCCTATTGCCATTTTTCCCTCCTTTATATTTTATATTAATTATCTCTCACCCTATGGATTATAATTAGGGTCTGCCTGCCAAATTGCTTTGATAGTCAAGTCCCCTGTAATAGTAGCACTTGTTTCAAAAGGTAAATAACCTTTATATCTAGCCTTAACTGTAACTGGTTGTGGATTTGTATAACTAAACTGTTGAGTCGCCTTATACTTTCCACCATCTGAAACACTTGCATAACTATTCATAAGTGTGTCTCCTTCTGCTAAATCTCCACCAGCTGCTGCCTCTATATAACATCTTACATAAGCAGTGGGCTCGTCTCCACTTACAACACTACCAATTGTAAGAGTAACTGTAACTGGAGGAGTATAGGTTGTTCCATAATCATCTGTCATATAGTCTATACTTCCGCCGCCTCTATTTGCTAAAAACACGCCTTCATTTAAATTCACGTTTCTTTCTGTATAATAGCCTTCGGGACCAGAATATATTAACTGAGACTGTTCATCTTCTCCCCATTCCAAAACATTAATATATGTTCCGGTTGGAGATGTACTAGACATTCTTGCAGCTAAATAATCGTAAGTAATAGCCATTGACTTATTACGACAATCAACCCACCAAGAGTACGAACGTTCGGTATTATCTGTATAAACTCCAGACCATGTAAACTCTGGATTAATAAGTGTTTCTCCATTACTAAATGTACTTGCGTTTCTATTCTTTAAAAATATTTTTCCATCACTTGCATCTCCTTCTTCAAAACTAACTACCACTCCCTCCGCTTTCGATGTTGTACCTCTTACCGTACTTCCAATACTTAAAGTTCCACTTCCAGTACCAAATTCAATTAACGTCGCTGGATTTGTTTCTTTCCAAGTAATAATACCGCTTCCATTACTATATGCTGTATTCCAATCTGTTTGGGTAATTGCAGAATCTGGAACTAGTGTAATAGTAGATACTATACCGGCATTCACCGTTTGTGCAGCAACATATGGTGAATAAGTATATTTATAAACTTTAAGAGCAAAATCTCCATAAGCAGTTACTAATAATGAACCGCCAACATCACTGCTTGTATATTCTCTAGCTAATATGTTTGAACTTGCTACTCCACTTGAGTCAGTACTCTGTCTATTTGCACTTGGTAAATTTTGTCCAGTTGAGCCTTCATAAATATATGTTTGCGCAGTTCCTATGGCTGTTCCATCAGATTGCTGAACTGTTAAATCTAGCGAGTATTTCTCATTAACTATATTTCCACTAGTTCCTACAAAATTTAATTCTGTTGTTCCAGTGGGGTCTATAGTCCACGACGGATTAACAACATTCCATGTCTCATTATCTTCTAATGTAATATATGGAGTTGTAAAGTTATTAAAATTATAATCTTTAAGTTCTATAGCCGCAGTTCCAGTACTACTTGACTGAAATCCTGGACCTTGAATAATATTCCATTCAGATGAATCCATATTAGCCATATCTTTAATGTCTATAGATTTAACACTATCTTTAGCAAAAGTAACTTGATTTCTTAAATAAAGAGGCGCATATGAACTGTCATCAACATCTAGTTCTACATAATTCATATCGTTAAAAGTGCAATCAACTATTTTACAAGCAGTGCCAAGGACAGCAGCGCCCCCAATAACTGCTGCACTCCCCGCCGATAATGTAACTGAATATAAGTTAAAAACATCAATATCTTTATCTGAAACTTCCAATGTCCACGGTTTTCCAATGCTCTTTATAATGGATGGATTGGAGCCCAAAGTATTAGACCCGGTACCAACACTATCTCCAAGTTGGAAACTTGTAGTTCCTGCTGAAGAGCCCACAACACTAATCTTATAATGAGTACTTGACACTTTCATGTCATCAAATATTACAATTTGGTCTTTATCTTCAAAAAATAAATTATCATTTCCAGTAGTTCCAAACTGTACAGGTCCCACAAGAAAATAACTTCCTCCTCTTTTTCTAATAAAACCCGCTACAACTGCATCATCTGCTGTAACCAATGCATCAAAATCATCTGGAGCACCAAGTGTGCCGCCAGTAACAGTCATTGGGTCATTTCCATATCTAATATAATCTACATAACAGTTGTCTGCAAGCTTGCTTTTTGCCGTACATTTAAAACCTACTCCAATATTTGTAATTGAAGATAAATTTGCATTTGTTCCATTGTTTGAATCTGGAGCCGCGCCCGTATGAATGGAAAAACACTGCCAGCCGCCCTTGTATGTATCACTTCCTCCCACATACCAATAGCTTTCATTTCCAGAATTATCTCTGAGACATATTTGCATACCACCAGCAGCTCTAGTATCCAATGTTGGAGCTGTCATAACCATCAACCAAGCGTATATGGCAGTATTACTGAGATTTGTAGCAGTTTGTGATGCACCAAATACTCTTAAAGTCTCTATATCAACATCAAAGGCAATTGAGCCAGAGCCTTCTACATAAAAGTCTGTATCAACACCAAGTGTTGCATCACCAGTCCAATTATCTGTTTCACAGTAATCCCATACAGTTGTTTTATCTAATGCTGTCAGTGCCATATTTTGTAAACCTATCGTATAATATTATAGGGACCACTAAAACGTCCCACAATAAACCTTTTCTAGTTGTTGGAATATATACGTATTCACATTTTTTCAAGTTGTCAGTCTTTAAGTCTGTATAGTTGGGTCCTATAACATAAAAAACATTGTCTTTAGGATGTTTAAAATCTTTGAGTTTTGTCTTTTTAAAGTTCTTAGGAATGTTATGCTCTTGCATCAATATAACAAATTTGTAATTCTCGTATTTTTTCATAACCTCTTCCAAAGAATTAAACTTTTGGAAATTGATTTCGGCGTCCCCATAATATGGGTCAGTATTATCTAAATCTATAAGTATAAAATTTTTTACATTGAAAGACTTGAGTGCATAAGACCACATTCTTAGAATGTGCTTTTGAGCATATCCCGAAATCTTATCATTCTTATAAATCCAATCTGGGTTTTCCCAATGTCCGACTACTCCTATCATAGTTCCACCTCTGGATTCTCTTTTTTAAAATCTTCAAGAGGTATCCATTTCTTCCAGTTCCAGTTTTTCCCTATTACCATAATTTCTACATATTCTTCGTCTACTATGTTTCCATAAATATCTGGAACTTGATGAATTATTTCTTTAACATATTCTACCTTTCTTTCTTTTCCATCATCATTTATTTTCAATCTTCTCACCTCTAATTTAGCACTGCGTCTACAGTGAATGATTTATACAACGAATATGAAAGAGAAGTTCTATTGTCCCATATATTGTTGTATTTAGTGTCTCCATCGGCAAATACTACTGAAATTAAGTTGCCATCTGAATCATAAAAATATTTTCTAATTTGCCATACAGCCTCTGAAGTAGCTGAGCCCGCCACAGCAATTCCATAATATTCTAAATCTCCATCTGAATTGTAAGCAAATCTGGACGTATACTTAGCAGTAGCAGTATTTATACTACCATCTGCATTGACACCCATTTTATTCGACGGGTTGTTCCTATCTTCAATTTGAGCCATCTTGCTCTATTCCTTCTTTCTGTATGTCTACATTGGCCTTCTCATCACTCATTCTAATAGCCGGTAAAGGCGGGTTTATTGAAGTTGGCACCACTATTGTAGAGATATTTGTTGGCTCTGGTAATCTAAATGTCAATTGGATTGCTCCAATAAACGCTATATCGTCAAAGAATCTTTCTAAATTCTCTATCTGGTCTCTAAAAACAGTTGTCTTTACTATGAGACCTTCTGATAAAAAATGTAGTTCCAGATAATTTTCTCCTTCATAGTAGTATATTCTTTTCTTGTTTTCTCTAGCCAACTTTAAAAAGTCGCTATAGTGTATTCCAATTATATTTCCTGCCATTTTATTCTACCACTATTTTCTCCCGAATGCTGTAAGTACTGTCTCTTTCCCGTAAACAATTATTGAACTCCATTTACGTAGCAAGTAAATTAAACCAGTAGATACCATAAAATCATACACATACGGAGCGTCATATCCAGTTCCATATTGTGCAAGACCACTTATGACACCAGCAGCTACTGCTACCAATAGTGTTGCTCCCATTTTTTTCCAATCAAAAGGAGCATCTGCATCTTCTTTTCTTTTCTCAACCCAGTACTTCCAATAGCCTGAAAGTGTATAGGCCAGACCACTAACTACAGACCTTCCTATTGTTTGTAATACGGGAACTAAAGCGTTCCAGTCTACCATTTTATTTCAACCTCCTTATCCAAAAAATTTTTTAAAATATGATATTACACCTATGAAACCACCAATGAAACCAGATACAAAACCTATAAGTCCAGACTTTACCTCAACTTTAGTAACTCTATTTTCCATTTCTTTAACATAATTATAATTTAACTTGATTTGCTTCTCTATTAAGTTCTTGACTTCATCTAACTTTTTATAGTTTTGCTCAACTTTTTTTTCAACTGAAGCTATATAGCTTTCCTGGTCTTCCAGTTTAGCTCTAGTCCATCCCCAACGTTCCGCTTGAGTGGCTTTCCACGTGCCATTATTGTTGTTATTTGACATTCTATCCCTCAATTTACTTTTTTGTCTCCCTGTATATATTAAATATATTAACTTCCTATATATAAATGTTTCTATTTAAATAACACACAAATAGCACCAAATTCCGGTGATATGTCGTCTGAAGTTGCTAAATTAATTCTTACTCTTAATTTTTTTCCACTTGAACTAAATGTATGTAACGTTCCAGGAGTAACAGTCTCCCACGTATTACCATCATTGTTACTAACTTCATATGTACAGTTTGTGTAATTATTTGCATCAATTCTGAGTTCACATTTAGTTATATTTTCATCTGCTTGTCCATCTGTAACTGTAGACACAATTCTACTTTCACATACTCCACTTGCCTGTCCAGAAGACAGTCTTAATATGCCTTCACTCAATTCACAATTTGAAAGCACTAATAAAGAGCCTTCATCATCATCAAAATCAAAATTCAAGCTATTACTCATATTGTTTAAGTTATTATAAGGAGTAAGTGCTTTTTCAATATCGTAAGCATCCTGAAACAAATCAGAAACTCTGTCTGTTTTTTTAGATACATTTACGGTTGTAAAACTTCCGCTATTTCTCCCATATTCTGTAGTAAAACTTGAAATCTTATAGTTTCCATCAATATCACAGTACGGAACTGTAATTCTAATAACTTCTCCGGGATTGAGAGTAGACAATACCAGTGAAGTTAATCTGCCTTTTTGTGTTGAAGTAGAGCTCTGTGATAATTCTGAAAGAGCCCTATTTGTTAACTCACTTACTTCACTAAGCGAGCTATCTGTGATTACCTTTGTTTTAATCCAAAAATTTGCTTGCGATGTGGCGTCCTCTTTGGTTTTTATTCTAATAATATTATTATTGTTCTGTCCATAGACTATTATTTTATTCTTTACTTCATTATTATTATAGCCGAACTCACCCACAGTACTGAGATTTTCTCCATAAGATATATATTCGTCTGAATTTATTATACTTTCTTCCTCAAATACTCTGATTAACCAATCATTTCCATCATAATGTATGTAAAAATCTAATCCTGCCTGTTTACAAATATCTCTCATAATTTCAAGATAACTTCTATTCTGATATGCCTGAGTTATAGTTGTGTCAACATCTCCTACAGTGATTGTGTTAGCTGGGTCCCATTTTAGTCCTGTTCCATAAAGTATTCCGTCATCCCAATTTCCTTGTGAATCTATAAGAGTGCCCCCAGAACTGCTTCCTTTTAGCGCATATATTGCGTTTTTATTTGAAAACTGAATTATAGTGACATCGTCAGCTATTTCTGGATAATCTCTTCCATCAAGATACACTACCCAGCCTTCTGCAAATGTAAGTCCATATGTTACATTATCAACCTTTCCTCTAAATACTCTGGTAGTAGCATCTGTGAAATCTAAAAAAATATCTACTATTTCCCCTCCATTGAACTTTCTAAGAAACTGCCCATCTAAATTTGATAAAGTAATTCTAAAACTACCTAAACTATCTGTAGCAGTTCTTGTAAACTGTGCTGATAATGTTCGTGCTTCGTCTACTGCTCCACTATATGAGTTTAAAACAGTATGTGTCGTATTTAAATCGTCTATAATCTGTATTTTCCATAGAGGTTCATATCTAGATAAGGGAATAAATATTCCGCCTCTGCTAACAAATGTTGTTGGTCGTGGCATTTTTAACTACAATAGTCGCTCGTATTCACACAATCTGTACATAATGAACTTATTAAAAATACTGGCTCATAATAAGCTAAACTGCTGGGGTCACACGAAGTTAAATTTACAAACCAATAAAGTTCTATTTGTTCATCTCTAAATAACTGGTCTTCTATCTCAGTACAAGTATCTGATACACTAACTCTACTAGGAACATACGGAATGTTCCACCAAATTGCCTCCTCATATAGTTTTCCAGAATGGGCATCGGAAGAACCATCATAAACTGTTTCCCACCCAGTAGAGTTTTTACAATACCAGGCTCCATAAGAGTTTGATACTGGAGTATTGGATATCTCTCTCAATTCTATTGGGTCTTGTGCAAAACAAGAACTTGAAATTGTCCAGTTGTTTCTGTCAGATGGATACCCCCCTCTTTTAACCTCCCATTTAGCTCCAGTAGCTCTAGACGGTTTACTATAGTTTAAATAAATATAGCTTGGGTTGCCACCAACTTCGTCCATAGAGTAAGTGCTCCAAATTCCATCATAACCATTTGAACATGGATATGACCCATCGAAAGTTCCTGAACAGACAGTGCTGTTTGCATTCTCCTGATAAGTCCAGTCTACACTATCTGTCGAATATTTATCATATGCTATATTAAGACATGCCGGAACACTTGAATTCATTCTTATATTTATCTTTGCATTTTGATTAGGTCTTTGTAACATTGTAATAGTATGGAATGGTACTCCGGTTTTATTATCTTGACCAAATGGTTCTAAATTCTTTGAATTAACAGTTGTTGGAAAAATCCAAAAATCGTCAACATTGGGTGGTAATGTTACATTGAATGGACTATATTTTGTATATATATATGTATTTACATTAGATGGAGTAATATTTATCTCTATTGTATCATTTCCATAGTGATTCAATTCCATATTATCTATAGTCACACTTTGGTCACCAGTACCAGACCAAGATATGTTAATATCTATCTGGCAAGGATCCTTATCGCACTCGCTTGTAAATTTACTTATATTTAAATCTCGTTTATGGGCGTTAATGTTAAATGCTGTTATATTTATACTAAAATTTAATAATCCTGTAGAATCTGAATATATTCTAAAAGGCACCGGACAGCTATCTACATAACTAAAATCACAATTATTATCTATATATATATTATATAGGCTCTTCCCAGTATCTTCATTGGTAGTGTTTTCAGATATGTCATATTTTCTCTCCGTATCAATTTGAGTATTATTAATCCAATCTAATATGCCATCATCTCCTATATCTATAGATATGTTGATAGGAAAAGAACTGGTAAAGCCTTTTATTATTGAAGTATTTATTATAGGAGTTATTTGCATATCACCAGTTTTAAGTCTCCATTTTAATTTTATTTTATTTCCAGTACTACTGAAATTATGCTGGTATTCGATATTATCATATATTATATTTTCCCAATTACTTCCATCGTCGGCACTAATATATGTGTCAGTTTCTCCATCTGTTCTATTGTCTAGTGTCACTTTAACTGTAACATTTGTAATTGTGTAGTTTGTCTCCAACAGTGTTTTGGTAATAGTGTCTTGCCACTCATCTGTTATAAATGCGTCAAATTCTACTTGTCCAGTTTCGTTGGGTTCAACTGTTCCGTGTAATATTACTTTAGCGTTGGGCTCAATACTATATCCGCCAGAAGAATATCCATATACATTTACATTAAGTACAACAAATTTTGAACTATTAACATAATCTGCTCTATTTGTATCATTTATTTTAAAATTTGAGTTAAGCGAATCGCAGCTCTCATCATTATCTGTATTATCATAACAAGAATCTATAATATCATATGTGTTGGTATTCCAATTATATACTGTTATATTTGAGTTAGCTATATCTCCGTCGTCATATATTTCAGCACTTACACGATAGTTTATAGTCATATTTCTAGAGGAAGTTATATTAGGTATTTCCAAAGTATAGTATCCTTGGAATGTCTCTCCCGGGCTCATATCACCATATATACGTATTCTTGTTTCACTATTAAAATCTTCATCAAAAGAATACCAAAAACGGTCCGTATATTTACCATCCGGTGCATCAGAATACAATGAATCAATATATACGCCAGGACATGTGGTAGTTTGTGAACAAAAGTCATACTTATGGAACCATGTAGTGGGCTCCATTTCTAGTACTTCTGATTGAACATTCCAATTTGACTCTGTGTTGTCAGAATCTTTATATAGAGTATTTGAAAAATCTATAGTAATATTGTCTTCTAATGTTTCACCAGACAGTGTAAGTGTAGTATAAAAATTAAAATCTTCCCCAATAGGGAAATTTACATATCTTAAAACTGAGGAGTCTTGTGTATAATACGGCAATTTCTCTGAAAATAAGCCGTTAGACAGTCTCTTCAATTTTAATTCGTTGTTTCCCAAAAAACCAGGTAACATATAATCTATCACACCATCGTTTCCCACATCTAAAGTTACATTTTCTGGTTCGTTTTCTCCAGAAAGGGTTAAAGACATATTAATAAACTTCGAATAGTTGCTAGCTTCTATTGAAACAATTGACCCCTTGGAAGTAATAGTTTTGTTGTCAGTCAAATCATTAAATTTCCAGATAAATGGTATTACGCTAAAATTATAATAAAACGGTGCATTGGCACAATAATAGTTTTTCTTGTTATTAATGTCAAGACAAGTATATGTTGTTCCATTTACATAAAGTTCTGCATTTGTCTCTACTTCGTATGTTCTGTTTTCAGATAAATTGTTTAAAAAGATTGTGGACAGATATTTCTCGTCTAATGTATATATTGTATAACTAGTAATTTCAGGACTTATTCCTCCCGTATCATTAATTCGAATTTTATAATATAAGGGACTTCCACTTAAATTAACTACATTTGTCCCGTCT